CTCTCGTTTTCATAGGTCAAAGATACAACAATTTTTCAAACTGCCAAAATTTTTTTGTAGTCAAGGTCGGACTCGAACCGAATACCGTTCAAGACGGATTAGACAACCTTATAACTTCTCTCGTCCAAATGGTTATGGACAGTAGTGTTTTTCGGACTTGGGTACCATCCCGCATTACGTCCACTTGACTATCTACCCCACTTCACCAGGTTAATGGACTGGCTGCCATATGGGAGTGGGGGTTTCCTGTTATTTCAGGACTCCGTGGTATGAGCAAGAATCGAACTTGCGGCACATGGATTTTCAGTCCATTGCTCTACCTACTGAGCTATCACACCAAATTTGAGGGTGAGAACCCCTCCGTGTTGTGCAAATGTGTATATACCCCATTGTAAAGTTTATATACCCATCAGACTATTTCATTCCTTTCTCAAGGGAACAACACAAATTAGAGATAGTGAAGGAGTACCCATCTCGCTCCAATCTTAACTGCTTAATCGTAGTTTTACGAGGCCTCGGCAGAAAGGGTGATGAATTCCGATTCCACCCTGGATTGTCGACATCCATTGGGTGGGGAAAACCACTATCAATGTTTTACAAAGATAAGTAGATTATTTCAATCTACCAAATCTTTTTTTGTAGTCGGTACGGGATTCGAACCCGTGTGGCAAGGATGAAAACCTTGAATCCTGACCCCTAGATGAACCGACCATTTATGTAGTCCCTGTAGGATTCGAACCTACGACCGCTTGCATGTAAGGCAAGAACTCTACCGCTGAGTTAAAGGACTATTTTGGTTTCCAACATGTCAAAGAACACTCTCATTCTGTTTGATGGTACAAAGATAAAAACTTTTTTCTAATCTTGCACTATCGGGTAAAAAAAAACCCCAAACTTTTTTTAGAAGTTCGGGGTTTAACCTTATTGTTATTTCTAACTTGTTATTTTACCTTATTTTCCGAACTACAATTTTCCACATAGCGATACCAGCTACAAATCTCTTGTTGCTTAAACGACGAAATATGGACCATTGTTGTTCTCATTGTATTATAATTATACTGAAGTATAGTAAAAGTTTATTTTTTGTCAAATATTTTTATTGAAAAAACTGAATCTATTTGATTTATACTATCTTTTGATGGTGTTTGATATGTATTTGATTTGTGTATTGCAAATACAGAAAACGAAAAATTCACCAAAAGAATAATAACCGCATAAATGTTTATTTTCATTGTACCCTAGGAGGGACTCGAACCCTCACGTCATAAGACATATGTTCCTAAGACATACGTGTCTACCATTCCACCACCAAGGCATATATATCACATCAGACAGGCATTCTACTCCCCGCTTTTACATAAATGTAACACGAAATTGTATCTTACTTAACCCTACGTTTGCGGTACGGGTACCTGAAGATATGATATATTGTATCCCCGACAGGATTCGAACCTGTGACCTACTGCTTAGAAGGCAGTTGCTCTATCCAGCTGAGCTACGAAGACATATTTTGGTACTCGGAGCGGGAATCGAACCCGCACGGGCGTAAAGCCCACAAGATTTTAAGTCTGGCGTGTCTACCTATTCCACCACCCGAGCATTTATTTTACTATGGTACAAATATAATTGATTTTACTTAAAGATACAACTTACTTGTCAAAACTTTCTTCATAAAGAGTATCGGTCTGATTTTCTTCTGTATTGTATGTGTGTTCCAAAGTAACAGTTGAATCGTTGAAATTGAATATGAAAACCCCATCGGAACCTTCATTTATTTCCCAACCACCAAAATGACTTTCAAGTTCACTATAACACCAATTTTCAATACTTGCAGGTACTGCATCACCAGTTGGTTCAAAAGAACTTTCAATATATCCCGAATCACCACCACCATTGTAAGGTAAAGTTAAAATACCGTCAGAAGGCACTTCAACATCTTCTAAATCTTCGTCAATCCATCGGTTAAATCTTTCTATATCATCTTCAGAATCGTATTCAACCATATGACCATCATCTCGACTGTAATAATAAAGTTCATGTCTAACTGTAATCTCCTTATCTTCACCATTAATATTGATTTCAATTCTTTGGTGACTGATGTCATCAATAATATCATTATTTAAATTATCTAATGAATCGACATATTCAAGTACTTTTTTTAAAATGGGTTTCAATCCTTCAGGAATATCTGCACTATAGTTGTTTTCAAATTTAGTTACATGACGCCAATTAACGTCTTTAGAGTTAATTCGGTCATCATCTTGTTCCATTTCAATATCAATGTATCCATTTCTCATTCCTAAAGAACCAAGATAATTTGCAGTTCTTCTTAAGTATTGTTTTTCTTCTGGTGTTAGTATTCCTTTCATACTATTAAATATCAGTCTTCTATGTTCATGGTCCTCAACATCCATTGAGGTCGTTTATTTTCTGAAATATTGGTAATCCATTCCTTTGCACATGGAATATAATTATTACAATCTTCCTTAACATGTTGTTCTCCAACATATCGAGTATAAACTATTTTCCCATCGCTATTTGTAAATTCAGGACCAAATCGTTTTTCCATTTCAAAGATTCCTTCACTATGGTGTCGGAACATTCTATGTAATGAATCACCCAACCAACTTTTGGTTTCATCCATCCACTCATGTAGATGAATATAATCCTCAGGTTTTCCACCGAATTTTTTTGCCGAACTTTTTGCGTGTAAATTTGGATGTGCCATAATTTCTATTTTGTGGAGCTAGTGGGAATCGAACCCACCTCAGAAACATTGCAAGTGTTTCTCGCCAAGCCTTGGTACATGTAACCCCCTGTTTTAACTAGTCTTGTCAACTTGTTGTGTTGTTATTTGACCGTAAGCATCACAATCAACGTGTTGTGATGTCGAACATGAACTCATCATCCAAATAACAAATCCAACAATTATGAGACCAAAACCAATACGTAATTTTCGTTCAAATCTGTGTTCATTTTCTGTCATCTTATTTATGTTTTTAAGTTTATACAAATATAACGTATTAATTTGGTAATCGTGTTGTTTTTTATTAAAAACTTTTGAGCCTCCTGTCGGAATCGAACCAACGACCTGCTGATTACAAATCAGCCGCTCTAACCTGCTGAGCTAAGGAGGCAATTTTGGCGGACGTAGACTCATCACCTACTCATGGGCTTCCACCGAGCCCCTGGCGGTCCTGACGGGAGTCGAACCCGCTCCATACTCCGTGACAGGGAGATATCTTAACCGTTTGACCTCAGGACCAAAATTGTCAGTCTTTCCTGACCGTCACCTCTAATCCACAGGTATTAACCCGTATCATAGTAAGCTTGGTTGGCTCGGTTGGAAAAGTCACGGCTACCTCTGTTTCCAAACCAATATTGTGATTAACGGCTAGATGTAGCTCGACCGATTACTCTCACATTTCCCACCCTGAGATTACAGGGAGTAGATATTCATAGTTTTTCTATTCAAAACCCATCGCGTCTTACCGCTTAAAAGTCAACCATATACTCGGAGGTCAAGATGGTGTTCTTGCCTTTCTTCCGACGACCTCCTCCATAAAGCCGTGTGAGGCGACGACTATACCATTTATCAGTAACGGTACCAAAACTACTGAGTATCTCTTACTCATTGAGCGGGAAACCAGGTTCGAACTGGCGACTTATAGCTTGGAAGGCTATCGCTCTACCAACTGAGCTACTCCCGCAATGGAGCGAGAAACGAGATTCGAACTCGCGACTCCAACCTTGGCAAGGTTGTACTCTACCAACTGAGCTACTCTCGCATTACACCTAATTGTACATTCCGTCATGAATTTCAGAATGACAATTTGAACATACTAACATACATTTATCAACCTCACCCTTTAATTTTTCAAAACTAAGACTTTTACCTGAAATAGAAAAATCTTTTTCATTTGGATTTTTATGATGAAAACTCAAAGCTCTCATACATTTATCATATCCACATATTTCACATCTACCTCCCTTATATTCTATAAGTTTTATCTTAGTTCTTTTTCTCCACAAAATTACCGACTCAGAGTTAGTTGTTGTTTTTTGTCTTTCAGTCGTTTTAACATATTTTTTAATAGTTTCAAATGACCTATTTGTTTTTTTCATAACCTTCTTTACTGAACCTAAAGTATCATAAAGTATTTGAAAACTTTTAATTTCATCTTCAGAAATTTTTTGGTTATTATCTCCAAGTTTATGAATCTTACAATGGTAAGAAACTGTTGACAATGCACAACCAAGTAAGTTTACAATCTCTTTGTACGTTTTCCCTTCTTTTCGTAGAGTGATTATTTCTTTAGAATATCGTTCCATAACATTAACATTTTATATTAATAAATATTTGATAGTTCTAAAAAATTGCTGACACGGTAGGATTCGAACCTACGGTGTGGTTTCCCAGTCAGGTTAACAGCCTGATGCTCTCGGCCTCTGAGCGACGTGCCAATTTTCAGTCGGGGTGGCAGGATTCGAACCTACGACCTCTTGGTCCCAAACCAAGCGCGATACCTGGCTACGCTACACCCCGATTATATTTTTCCCATAAGTCAAAGAACACTACAAAGATAATAAAAAACTCATATAAAACAAAAAACCCCGAACATTTTGTGTTCAGGGTCAATCATTTTGGCTTCTTATTACCTTTGATTAAATCTGAACACGTGAGCATAAATCTCTCCCTCCGCCATTCGTCGGTGCTAAAGTTGCTAAAAGTGTATTCAAATTTTTCATTGTTGTAATTATAGTATAAATAGTACTAAAAGTCAAAAAATCAATCCTAAACGTATTTTAAAAATAAGTTTTTTAAAGTTTCTTCATCATCAGGTGATAAGTTGTAGTATTTTGATTTGAGTTTGTCAAGTTTTTCATGGAACTCTTGTTCCATTAAACTAATTTTCTCTTTGTCAATTAAACTATCACTTTTGTTAATGTAACCGTGAATAACTAATTCTTCAATCAGTTCTTTAATATCACTTTTTGAACACTCGTCAACATATTCTGACGGTTCGATGTCGATGTATGTACTAAACTCTGGCATGTTGTTTATTTTGTTAAGTTTGTGGACCCTCACGGGCTCGAACCGTGCACCTACTGATTATGAGTCAGTTGCTCTAACCTACTGAGCTAAGGGTCCTGAAGTTTTAGAAGTGGAAAATATCTCCGTGGATATTATCCCACTCATCTTCGACTGGAGTTAGAATTGGAAGTAATTCAACTTCCTCTTCTTGAGTTTGGATAATTGGTTCTGTTATCATGATATGAGGGTTTTTTATATCTTAAATACATACACCAACAAATTTATACGGTGTGTTCCCAAATAACTCTAACACAATTTTGGGGTAATCTGTTAATATGACGGTAATTGTTGATATAACCCATCATATTAGCACTACCAATTGCGTTTGCAGAGTGTACAACAACATCAACAACAGGTTCACCATCCATCCACTTCTCAACCAACCATTTGGTACAATCCATACCTGTTTTTTCGGTAATGTTATCGTAGTTGATTTCATAGTTTTTAACAACACCATGCAACCACTCTTTCATTGCACTATCACCCAAGTCGTGGTCCAAAGAAATCAATTCAATATTCTCCAAACCAATTGAGTTTATCTTCTGTACGAACTCATCGTAAGAACGGACAACAGTCCATTCAGGTACATTATCAACCCATTCGTTATTAGGGCTCACAGGAGTTCTTACGTCGTCCAAATATATTCTAAATTTTTCCATACCACAAAGATATTAATTAACTTCCAACTTTCCAAGCCGCTTGAACAATTTTACGTTTTTTAGTTGAGTCCTCAAGATTCCCAATTACAATACCATCCTTAATTGTGAATGCGTGTTGTTTAACGGTAAGGATGTAAGTACCTTTTGGGTATTTGGTTGCAAATGTCCCAACTGTCATTTGACGAGTAACTTTTTGACCCTTAACCTTAACCTCATAACTAAGAGTGTTAAATGAAGAATTTTGACTCATAGGTTTACCCATCATCTTGCAACACTTACGTCCAATACGTGTACGGTCTTTGGCGATTCTATTCATCCCGTACACAAAACCACGAGTACCCTCTTTTGGTTTACGACCAAATGTGTCAGCAACAGTTTGGTGAGCATAATCGTAATGAATTTCAAATGCTGACGCAATTGCACGGACAACACAATCATTGTTCTCACTTTTTGCAATTACAGAATTATCGTAACCTTTAATTGCTTCAGATGTTTTGCAGTATGGGAGTTGATTTTTCATATAACAAAGATAATATAAAAAGTTGAATCTGCAATGACTTTTGCCTATATTTATAGGTAAGACAAAATAAAGGTGTCTTTTGGATAAACCAAAAATGAGAACAGGTCGCGATGAGAAGTGGAAAATCTCGAACCATAAACCGTAAATAAGTCTACTTTATAATAAAGGGGTGAAATTTTCATCCCTTTTTTTGTTTTGTAAAGAAAATAAACTATCCTTATAAAAAATTGAAAAAATGAGTAACGTATTGGTATTAAACTACGACTACACTCCTTTGAATTTAACTTCAACAAGGAGGGGGTTTATCCTTGTAGATAAGGGTAAAGCCGAAATTATAAAATCAGATGACAATCCGATTAACGCAAATTTTACAGCTTATGTTAGACCATTAATCATTCGATTGTTGAGTTATATCAAATTCAGTAGAAAGACTTCAAAGGTGAATCGAAATCGAATCTATAAACGGGATAATCACGAATGTGTATATTGTGGTTCAGTTAAACAATTAACTTTGGACCATGTTATTCCTAAATCTCGTGGTGGAAAAAACGAATGGACTAACTTGGTCACTTGTTGTTTTAAATGTAATCTTAGAAAGGGTAATAGAACTCCAGAGGAAGCAAAAATGGTAATGAAACATAAACCTTATGTTCCATCCATTATGAATGATAATGCGACACTAAACAAGGCTTGGACTGAGTATCAGGAATCCTTTGTTTATTAAAATAAATTATTAAACTTATAAAAAACAAATAATATATAAAAATGGAAAATTACACAAACCCAGAACAAACAGGTGAAAACCAACAAGATTTGATTAACGCATCATTAATCTTCGCAAGAGCATTAGGACTTATCTTCAGAGACGATGAAGGTATTGTCGTTGATATTAACGGAGATGTTAAATTAGGTGAAGGAGTTAAGAAAGTTATCGTATTTAAACAAAACAACCAAGTACACATTTACAAATGTGATGAAGATGTTGAAGAAGGTACTGCAGTAAACTTAGGTATGCCTGAAGGTGAAATGACTGAATCACCTAACGAAAGTGAAACTCCAAATACTGAAGAATAATCCAAATTGATTTTGAGGTTTGTTTTATTTTAACTATATTTGTACCACACTAAAATACTAAACATGGATTACGGAAAAGAATTTCAAGCTTATTACACAAAACACTTAGGGAAACCATCTTCACATTTAGATTATTTCTCACAACAAATCGAATCATCAATGACACCATACATTTTGGAAGAAAGAGAGATGAGAGCAACTCAAATGGACATCTTCTCAAGATTAATGAGAGACAGATTGTTATGGGTTGCAGGTCCAGTCAATGACCGCATGTCAACAATCGTGCAAGCACAATTGATGTTCTTAGATTCAAGTGATAAATCTGACATTACAATGCACATTGACTCACCAGGAGGAAGTGTTAAATCAGGTCTATCCATGGTTGATGTTATGGAATACATCTCTTGTGATATTCGTACCGTAAATACAGGTATGGCGGCATCAATGGGTTCAGTTCTGTTAGGAGCGGGAACAAAGGGTAAACGTTCATCATTACGTTTCTCCAGAACAATGTTACATCAATCATCAGGTGGGGCTTATGGTAATATCCAAGACGCTCGTATCAATATGATTGAATGGGAAAAAACAAATAAAATTCTTTTTGATTTGTTGGGTTCTTATTGTGGTAAAACTACAGAACAAGTTACTTTAGACGCCACTCGTGATTTGTGGTTAAGTGCGGACGACGCTCTTGAATACGGAATCATTGACGAGATTGTTAAAACAAAAAAGAAGGGTAATTAACCCTTCTTTTTTTGAGATTTGGAACACCCCCTTTTGTTTTAGTTCTCATTTATATTCAAGGGTCTTCACCCTGTGAATCTCTTTTTCTAAATTAAGATGTTTTTAATTTAGATTTAACTTTTTCAGCATTGTCTGCAAATTTTCCAAAAAGACTACAGATTGTATTAGAGATACTGTTTTCAATACCTGAAACAAATCCTGTTCCTTTGATGACATCACCAAGAGTGTTTCTTAAAAATGAATACCCAGGAGCATCAAACCCTTTTTGTCTTTGCAATGACATAATCATACCTTCAACAACACTTTCAGCGACTAATTTTGTCATTAATTTACAATCTGACATTGCCCTAATTACTTCTGACGGTCTTGATGTTAAGTATGAAATGATAAAATTAGAAAGGAATCCTTGACCAAACAACGGATAAATTAATTTACCAATTAAAGGTTCAAATACTGTTTGAGTTACATTACCAAACAATCCTCCGAATAAAGACTTAAACACTCCACTCAAATTTTGTTCTGATAATAATCCACTCGACTCTAAATAAGAAAGTTCTTGTAAAATATTAAAAGATAATTGTATTCTTTTACTTTCAGATAAATTATTAAAATCTTCTTCAGATTGAATGTGTTCAACAAGAACAGAAAGTCTACTCTTGACTAAATGAGTTTCAATCAATTGTCTTTCTTTTTGTTCTTTAGCCTCAATAATTGACCTTCTTATTTTTTTCTCTAACATATCAAATATTATTTAAGTCTCCATTTTGAATCTTCACCATATGAAGATGGTCCACCTGACGCTTTACCACTTAACATGTTTAAGTAACCATCAATAGTTTTTCCACCTCCAAATGCCCCCCATGAACCGTAAAATTCATTTTTACATGCCTGTACTTTTTCTTTCATCGAACTAAGTACATCATCAGTAAATACTTTTTTCTTCTTAAACGCCATATAGTATGCCTCAATTGCTTTCTTACAATCTTCAGGACTTTCAGGTGTTTGGTCTCTAACTGCATCTTCAAATGCTGTTGTTATATCAGTATTTGAAATTGTGTTTGGTGGGAAATACATAAATAAATCTTCAGAGAATAATCCATCAGATTTAGGACTAACTAATTTTCTTGTCCAAGCCTTTGCCTCTAATGCCGTTACCTCATTTTCTAATTTAGCACCTTTAGCCTTAAATTGAGATATAACTTCTTGTTGTCTTTTATCTAAACCACTAGTTATTCCTCTACCTGAAGTTCTTCTATATAAAGTAACACCATCAACAATTTTCTTTTCATACATCGCAGGGTTGTTAATATTTTCCTTTGTTTCGGTAGCAATTAACTCATCGTAAGTTTTCCAACCACCTTCTTTTTTCAAATTTTCTATATTAGCATCTGTTGCCGCTTTTTGACTTTCAGACCCTGCTTTATCTTTAGCTTGTTTTTCTTTGTCAGATTTAATTCTATTAGAATTACATTCCCATTTTTCAGTTCCGTATTTAAATTTACCGTCAACTACAGTTCCGTAAGTATTATCAATAAAGAAATATCTAGATTTGTTAGGATTTAATGTACTTTGTTGTTTGATTGCATATTGCTTATTAGGATTTGTTGAACCCATTTGAACTACAACACCATTCTTAACACAACCATCATCAATCAATGCTTGTAGTTTTTCTTGAAGAGTTAATTCAGGTTCTCCTGTGTTTGTCCCATATGACTGAGTACCTGTGTTGGTATTAGTTGGACTTCCTGCGTTTGTATTAGTTGATTGACCTGTACTTGTTGCAAGTTTGCCTGCCAATTTATCATCAACTATTTTTTTCTGAAGTGCACTTAATCCATTATAACTCGTATCAAATGCCAATTTGCTACCTCTTCTCATGTTAGCTAACTCAACACCACTCATATTGGCTAAATTAGTAACTTGCTCAGAAATAACTTTATTATCTTCTTTTACCTTAGAGTGCATCTCTAAGATATTTTTAACTTCTCCTTCTGTTAAATTAAATTTCATTTTTTTTAAATATTAAAAGTCGGTATTCGACGGGTCAATTTTTATAATTTCACCACTTACTTCTGGTGCTGGTATATTACAAATTTTATCAACATCAGAATCAGTAAATGATGCGAATCCCATACCACTAAGTTTAGTATGTGTGTTATTTCCGTATTTACCGTCAGCTGTCAATCCTAAACATCCTTGTACTTTTGCAATTACATCAGATTTACATCCTTTTTTATATGTTCCAGTACAGTTACGATATGCAGGTGCTGGTCTTGTTCCTCCACCACCTCCGCCTCCACCTGTTGGAGTTGGGGTTTTAACTCTAATCCCACTGTCATCAAAATCTTCAGTTAAGCTTTTTTTTTCTTGTGATTCAACAACAACTTGTCTTCCATTACAATTTAACGATTTACCACTATCAACCCATTTTGTACCATTCCAATCTTTTAACGCTCCATCATAGAATAATTGATAAACTCTACCTGAATTACCTCTAACTTTAATGAAAGTATATCTGTTTTGATTTAAATATACTTTTTGGTCAACATTAGAGTCTGAGTCAAACACACAACGGAATTTAGCCTTAAATTCATTAATATTTTTTTGTTCAGTACTATCAACTCTCAAGTTACTTTCTTTTTTAGTTTTGTAATTCATCGCTGCGAATGCTTCCATTAATTCTGCCAATTCTTCATCGTCTAATTCATCAACTAATTTTTGAGCAAAATCACCATAACCTAAATCTTCAAACTCTTTTTTGATATTACATAGGTCATCCATGTTACCTTTTTTCATTTTTGCCGCCTGTGCTCTCCACAAAGAATCGTCCGTACCTCCAAACATATAAGCGGTTTGATAATTAAATGACTTATTAAATGCACTTGCGATAGATGCGGCATCTAACGTACCTTCACCAACACTTCTTGAATTACAAGAATCCAAAACTTTTTTAACTGATTTTTCAGTATCGGTATCAATATCATCTTCTTTAATTAAAGTCTTAATTGATTTTTCATTTTCAGTTAAAGTTTTTGTTGGGTCGTATCCCATCATTAATTTAACTCTGTTTAAAGCTTCTATTGGGCTATAAGTTGGTAGTTTCATAATCTTTTTTCTAATAAATATATTATTATATTGATAAATATGCTCTATCACCAAATTTGATTAGCGGAGCCTCTAGCTAAACCTGTATTCCATTTTTCGCCAGCTCTACCTAACATATTGGCCTTACCTCTTTTTGTCTGATAACTATCAGCCCATTTTGGAACAGAACCTCCACCACCTGTTGATGGTGCGGGTGATGAAGCAGCTGCCTCACCTTCTTGTTCTCCAATCTCACCATCTAATTCTTCATCATTACTTGATTCGGAATTTTTGGTAAAAAAGTCAATTAAATAATCTACATCTAAATTCATATCAATAAATATTTTTATAATCGGAAAAATGTATTTATCTTTGTCCTATGAAAAGAATAGTTGGTATCTTGATGTTTTTGGTTCTCATTACGGGTTGTGAGAAATATGTTGTTGAACGAAGCGATGTTACTTTAAGTGGTATGTATAATATTACTAAAATTGTCACTACAACTGACGAGGGTATCGATAGTATCTATACTGACGGAGTTTGTGTAAATGACTTGTTACCAAAACCATTTGATTCTATACCTGTTAACAATTTTTTTATGGAATTTAGCTATGTGGATGTAAGATTTGTTTTGTTAAATATAACTCAAGCGGGTGAATATAAATGGGAATACGGTGGTAACGAAGATTCAACTCAAATATGGACAAACATATACGGTAATACTGCATATTTTAGCGGTATACTTAAATTTTCATATAAACCAAAAGGTTCTAATCAATTTCAACCATTAACATTTACAATAGTTAATGATGGTATAATGTCATTAACTTTAAGACACGAAGGGACTTACACTAACAGTAAGAAACACATAACACTATATTTGTCAAGACAATAGTTAATAGTATTCAGGTTTTGGTAATAACTTTGGATTAACCTCGTAATACTCATTCAAAAATGATATGAGAACATCCTCATCTAATTCGAGTTCTAAATTCATATAATCATTTTCTTCATCATCATCTTCAAAAAAATTGAAGTAATCTGACTCCAAAACATACCCGTATTCTTCTGATATTGAATAATCAATATTATCGGTTCTAAGAACATCATCACTATCCGCGATAGTTCTGAACGTCACTTCTAAAATGTTTGACTCAGCATTTAAGAAGTATGAAACAATTTCCTTAATTTCCATGACATTTATTTTAATAAGAAATATACGGAAAAAGTGCAAAATTCTACAGAGAATAAAAAAACCCCTCGTTTGAGGGGTTTTATATTAATTAAATTTATTAAATCTGTTAAACATTTCCATAATTTTGTTTCGTTGATTTACAAAGGATTCTTTTAAATCTTCATCAACCTCTTCAAAATCATCTTCGGTTGAGGTAAACTCCTCATCTTCATCTAATTCACTTTCGTAAGAAAATTCTTGGTATGGTCCACCCTTACCTGGTCCATCACTATCAAAGTCATACGCTCTGTCCATTGCTCCGTATATCCCTTGAACTCCTGAGATGTCTGGTTGCTCTTCCAATTCTTCGTCAGCCCAAGCAGATTCCATATCATCAAATTCGTACATTTTTTCAGGGTCGTATGAATACATATCGTCTTCATCCAATTCGTTTACAGGATAAACATCACCAGGTCCATTAGAATCAAAATTATATGCTGGTTGAACATCGTCATCATCCATGTCATCAACATTTCCACCTTGTTCTTCAATTGAACCGAATTCTTCGTCATCTAAATGACTTACATAATCTTTCACCTGTTTTCCTGGTATAGCATATCCCGTTTTTCCACTTCTAAAACTATACATGTCTTCACCTTCAGGATATTTGTGTTCACTATCAAATTCAAATTCATCAGCATGTAATGGGTGATTATATTTGTATCTTTTACCTTTAACTAAATCAGCAATATCAAGTTCATCTAATTCACCATCAGTAACTTCTGATGCGTTAAGGTCTTCATATCCATCATCTTCGTTATCAGGGTCTTCAACACCATCTTCAGTATAAGAAGATTCGTAATCTTGGAAATCGTCATCGTCTTCCATGTTTTCATCGTAATTGACAAATTCGTCTTGTTCTTTATAAAGTTTTTTGTGCATTCCTTCAAAAGTGTCTACGTCATTTGATGAACCTTCAATGTAATCAAAACCAGCACTTGGATTCAAATCTTCCTCATCATAGATATCATCTAAATGACCAACACCTTCTTCCATGTTACATTGTTCACAAACATCTTCTTTCATAGTACCACCACATTGTTCACACATTTTAGAACCTTCCATGTATTCTTCCTCCATGTGTCCGTAATTACATTCAGTACACATTCCATCCATAATCATTGCACCACAATCATCACAAACTTCATTTGTTTCAACTTGTTCGTTGATTCCCATGTTTGTGTATTTTTTAACCTCACCTTTATTATTAACAACCAATCCTTCTTTGTCTCCAGCAAAATCATAAACTGTTAATGGTTGAGTGTTTGATACCTGTGGTTGCATTGTTTGGTATCCGTTATACACACTTTTATGTTGGTCTAAAATATCTGACTTTTCAGCCGCAGATAATTGACCTAATCCGAAATATCCTCTCATAGTTTTTTATTTATAAATACCATAAAAATCCCAATTTGTTTGACATACCCAAAAATAAGGGTTATGTTTCCATTATGGGAACTATTGAAGATTATTATATTGACGAAATTGCCGAAGGAGCAATATTATTGGATGGTTTGGAGGATGCGATTATTGGTGTGGTTGAAGAGTTTGGTAATGGTCGTAGAGTACTTTACTCTAAATCCAAAATAATTGACATATTAATAGGTCGTGACGGTATGACATATTCTGAAGCTTTTGAGTTTTATGACTTTAATATTTTGGGATTACACGCAGGAGAGCAGAATCCAGTTTTTTTGGTAACAGAATAATTTGTATATTTGTTGAATAATTAAAAATTCAACTATGAACATCTTTTTCCTTGACGACGATATTAAAAAATGTGCTCAATATCATTGTGATAAGCACGTGGTAAAAATGATTTTGGAAACGGCTCAACTTTTATGTGGGGTTCATCATATGACCCCCCAAGTCGCCCCCCAAGTCGCCCCCCAAGTCGCCCCCCAAGTCCCATACAAATTGTCTCACAAAAATCACCCTTGTGCAATTTGGGCTCGTGAGTCATTAACCAATTATTTGGTGTTATGTGAACTTGGTTTGGAGTTGTGTTATGAATACACCTATCGTTATGGAAAGAGACATAAATCTCAGGATGTAATCGAATGGTGTGTGACCAATAAACCAAGTATTCAAGACATTGGTTACACCGAACCTCCGAAGGCAATGCCTGACGAATATAAAGTAGATTCTGTGGTGGAATCTTATAGAAATTACTACCGTGGAGCAAAAGCTTCGTTCGCAGTTTGGAAAAATAGAGAAAAACCTTTTTGGTTTGAAGAAAAAATATTAGATTTGTGTTATGATTAAGATTGATAAAGATTTCAAAGGTAATGTGTGGATTTTCTCGGACCCACATTATAACCATAAGAACATCTGTCGTGGTACGACAAACTGGCGTATGCCAGATGGTTCAATTCCAATTGGGCAAACTCGTAATTTCCAAACTTTGGATGGGATGAACGCCACAATTGTTAATAATATAAACGAGAAGGTGATGCAAGACGACATCTTGATTTGTCTTGGTGACTGGTCATTTGGTGGGTTTGAATCCATCAAAGAGTTTTGGGACCGAATCGTTTGTAAAAACATTCACTTGGTTCTTGGAAACCACGACCACCACATCGAGAACAACCGACAAGGATGTCAGGGTTATTTCAAAAGTGTTTCTCACTACAACACTTTAAAAATTGCTGACCACACATTCCGTTTGATGCACTACCCAATCAGTTCTTGGGACGGATTAAACAAGGGTGTAATGCACCTTCACGGACACTGTCACTTACCAACAAACTTACGTTTTGGTAAAGGACAACGAATGGATGTTGGTATGGATGGACATCCTGAGTTTCGTCCATACAACATTATTCGTGAAGTGGTTCCAATGTTAATTAAACGTGAGCGTCTTTCAGAAATGGAAAACGACCACCACACAGACGAAATTGAAAACAAAGACCAAGGATGATTAAGATTGAATATTATTATAAACAACCAAAACAAGAATACTTCGATGAGTTGAAAGGAGTATGTATTAAAGCTTGGGGTTTATTTGACGACCAATTTGGATACGCAACTGAAAAGATTAATCAAATCAAAGATTTGGAGAACAATTATTCAAATTACATGATGATGGTTAAAATGTTTCATGTATTAAATTGGGAAATTCTTGCGGAAATGTTATCTTTGGAGACAAGAAACGACATCAGCATTCGATTGAATGCTGGTGTTGAACATTGTGAATCAGATTTTTTTGATATTTGGGGTATAAACGAAGCAAAAGAAAAATATGGACAACTTGAAAAATATGACGAGCTGTAAAGAATGTCCTTGGGTGGTAAAAAATAAACACAACGATACAATCGTGGGGTTTTCCAAAAGAACGGATAAACCTCACAATTGTCACATGGTTAACGGAGGAAAAGAACTCTGGAACATAACCGAAAAAACAAAATGTAAAGGAAGACAAAATTATGAAAAATCTATACATAGTTAGAGGATTACCTGGTTCAGGTAAATCTACATTTGCAAGGTCAATTGCCAAATCATATCAAGTATTTGAGGCTGACCAGTATTTTATGAAAAGGGGAAAATATAACTTTGACCCAACAAAATTAAAAGACGCTCACAATGATTGCAAACAAAGAGTTGCAAATAGAATGAGAGAAAATTTGTTTAATTCAATTTTCTTTAATAATATTGTAGTGTCAAACACATTCACACAAGATTGGGAGATGAAATTCTATCGTAATATCGCAAGACGATACGGATATAAAGTTCATACCATTATTGTTGAAAACAGACACGGGGGAACCAACGTCCATGGGGTTCCTGCAGATAAAGTACAAATCATGGAAGACCGATTTGAAATAAAATTAAAATAACATATATGCAAACACTTACATTCAACACAACAACAAAAATTGTTAAACTATTAGACGGTCCAAGAGGAAATTCCCAAGTATTAGAAACATTTCACAATGTATCAACCGTAAAATGTAGCGAACTTGGTTTTTACGAAGTCATGCAAAAACAGGACATGGATACCAATTCGGCAATTCCTGTGATGAGACTTGGAATCCCAACCACAAACATGATTATCGAAAAATAATCAAATTTAATTACTGAATTCCCCATCTTTTTTACAGGTGGGGATTTTTTTTATGCAAAAAATTCGTATCTTTGTCCCATGAACGAATTCTTATACACTTTGGAGCAATACAGTAGAACTGGTCACCTGTTTAAACAGACCCACCGAACTTTGCCATTGTCTATATGGAATTATTCTCCTGACGTTCAATACAATCAAAAATGGGATGAAGTAACTTTACAATGTCGTGGTTTGGTAACTGACAACGAAGGTAATATAGTTGCATACCCATTCAAGAAATTCTTCAACATAGAGGAAAACCGACACACCCCAACTGAAAAATTTGAGGTTTACGAAAAGATGGATGGTTCTTTGGGTATCTTGTTTTTCTATGAGGGTAAATGGGTTGTTGCTACAAGAGGTTCATTCACTTCAACTCAAGCCGTTAAAGCAAGAGAGATGTTGGATACCAAATACAACTTGGAGTCAATACCAAAAGGTTATGCCACTTTATTTGAAATCATATATCCTGAGAACCGTATCGTAGTTGATTATGGTGATGAGGAAAAATTGGTTGTGTTAGGTATGACCAGTCGTGTATCAGGTAAAGAGTTGGATTATGAGGCGGTTGTTAATATGCACAGCGTGTCAGGTATCCCTGTTGTTAAAAGATATGACGGTATAAAAGATTACACCACTTTGAAAGGTATGGTTGAGAGCAATGCCGAAGGATTTGTTGTGAAGTTTTCAAATGGAGACCGAATGAAAATCAAAGGTGAAGAATACCTACGACTTCATAAGATAATGACCAACGTATCAACTACTGGTATATGGGATTTCATATCTAATGGTGGTGATGTTAACGAATTTTTGAAAGATGTTCCTGACGAATTTTACAAAAAAGTTAAGGACTATGCCGATACATTAAAGTATGGTTTTTACCAAGTTTCTGAACACTGCGGTAAAGCTCACGATTACTTCCGTTATGGAAAATACGGTGACCGTGAAACTGAACCAACTAAAAAAGAATTTGCGGAGCATGTGATGACAAATTCACATCCACCATATCGTTCTGTTATGTTTGCAATGTGGGACGAAAAACCATACGATAAATTAATATGGAATATACTTAAACCTGAATTTAAAAAACTTTAAAACAACTTACTATGACAAATGAAGAAAGAATCGAAGAACGATTGATTCACGCACATGAAAGAGGATATTACTATAAGGTTATGGAAAGAGTGAAAGATATCTTTAAAATAAACCCAAAGGCAGACCACTACAAAGTGTATGAAGAGGTTTGCGAAGAATATAAACAAGAATGGTTAAAAGAAACGAATGATGGAATTACTGAACACGCACCCAATTAAGAAATCTGATTTAGGATTTCACGGAAACTTATTTGGTGGAAAATTATTGGCATGGATTGACGCTGCAGCTGCAGGATACTCAATGCAATTATGCGATAACCCAAGAATGGTTACCGTATCTATAGATAAATGTTATTTTGAGAAACCAGCAAGAGAAGGTCAATTGTTAAAAATTTATGGACATCCAAGCAAATTAGGTAATACCTCAATTACATTATACATGGAAGCAAGAGCTCACAATGTTTATACTGGAAATCAGGTTGTGGTCTTGAAAACTAACATAAGATTTGTTAGAATTGATGAAGAAGGAAACCCAATTCCGATTGGTGAAAAGGGAAGAGTTCGAATTGAAAGATTAATAAATGAATTTAAAACAAACCATGAAGGGTAAATTAACATATTCTGAATCTGACCCAACCTTCATCAACTCGGTTGAAGGTTGGTTTATTCATTCGGATTACTCATATAGAGTATCTGAATCATCTGTCAAAAAAATTAATAGTGGGAAATATAACCTAAAAGATGGTGATGAGGTTGAATTTGAAATTGAACCTGATTGTTATGTAACAGATAAAAACATTGTTAGTCATTCTGCAGTTGCAAGAATATTGGTGGACGATAAACAATTCACCAAAGTATTCATGATTGACATTGATGGGACAATCTGTGACGACATTAAGAATGAAGATAGTCATTTGTACTCAACAGCTCAATTGTACCTTTCAGCGTTAGAGATAATCAACAAGTGGTACGATGAGGGTCATGTTATCACATTCTTCACCGCACGTGAAAGTAAGGACAAAGAAGTTACTGAAACTTGGTTAAAAAATAATGGGTTCAAATACCATGGACTTGTTATGGACAAACCAAGAATAAAAGATAATCAAGAATATGTTTGGATTGATAACCGAAAAGTTAGAGCAGTAACTTATTTGGGTACATGGTCTGAACTTAAAGAGGTTGATGCCAAAATACAAATATTTGAATAATATGACTGACATTGAAAAATCAGCTCTAATATCAAAATTAGATTATGAAATAACCAAAGCAGTTTTAAATGGACACAAATCTGTTATGGGAGATAAATTCCAAGAACATAGAGATACTATATTAAAATTAAGAAAAGAGTTATTCCCAAACTCGGTTTGGGCTTTAGGAACAAAACAAGATTAACAAATGAATAAATTAGACAAACAATATCAAGATTTACTTCAGTCAATTTTAGATTATGGAGTTGAAAAACAAGACCGTACAGGAACAGGAACCAAATCAATCTTTGGTTATACAATCCGTCATAATATGTCAGAGGGGTTTCCATTACTTACAACCAAGAAGATGGCTTGGAAAACTATGGTAACTGAATTACTGTGGTTCCTACGTGGTGATACAAACATCAAGTATTTGGTTGATAATAGATGTCATATTTGGGATGGTGATGCCTACCAAGCCTATATTAAAAGATATAATAAAGGTGAATATGTTGGTAAAACCAAATTATTAGAGAATTCTAAGAAAAATAGAACATTAACTGAACCATTTACAATAGAAGAATTCATTGACAAAATCAAAACCGATGATGAGTTTGCTAAGAAATGGGGTGAATTAGGGTCAATTTATGGTAAACAATGGAGAAGTTGGGAAAAGTGGTATATTGATGAAAACCGAAGATACCTTACTTTTACAAAAAAAATAGACCAAATCACAAACCTAATCAACGACCTTAAGACAAATCCAGACTCAAGACGATTAATGGTTAATGCTTGGAATGTAGGTGAATTAGACCAAATGGTACTTCCTCCTTGTCATTATGGCTTTCAAGTTTATACAAGAGAGTTGAGCGAAAGTGAAAGATTTAATTGGTATGGAAACAAAATAGGTTCTCACATGCATCATGACCACATTGAACAAGAAATGAATGAGAATAATGTTCCTAAACGAGCAATCTCTTTAATGTGGAATCAACGTTCAGTAGATACGTTTTTAGGTTTACCATTCAACATTGCATCATACGGACTTTTATTAACAATTTTAGCGAAAGAAGTTAATATGGTTCCTGACCAGTTAATTGGAAACTTGGGAGATACACACCTTTACCTTAACCACATTGAACAAGCAAAAGAACAGATTACAAGAGAACCATTTGAGTTACCGACTTTAAATCAATTCCCAACTTATTCAGGAACAAGACCAGGTTTTGAATCGTACGTTGTTGGTGATTTTACTTTAAAGGATTATCAATCCCATCAGTCAATTAAAGCTCCTTTATCCAATTAAGCGAATGCTATATATAGTTGGACGATTTTGTCGGCAAGTCTTTTCAATAGTGAATTAACTCTACTCATATCGTCTAACTCCATATTTTTGGATTCCATATATTTCATGAGACCTTGAATCATTTTATTTCTACATTCTTCAGCCATGTCTAAAAGTTCTTGAAATGATTCATTGTCTTCCTCATTTTCACCATAATATCTGTCAATCCACTCTCTACCTGAATATAAAAATGCCGCAGATTGAAACATATTAATAACCCCAGACTTTCTAAGTTTATACAAATATTTCACTAAAAACTTATAATCAAAGTTTTCAAATATTTCAGGGTTTTTCGAAAAGAAATCATATTCTCTTGAACCTGTCTGTTCTTCAATTTGTTCTTTGGGCTCTTTAACCCAACTATCTGTAAGTGATAATAAACTTAAAGAACTACCATTATCCCACGTAACATTAATAATCTCTGCATCGTCCTCAAAAGGGTCTCTAACAACATTTCTAACGGTTCCTAATGTCATTGGGGGTATGGATATCTCACCATCCATGTGTAAACACATAACTCTATCACCATTTGTTACTTTCGGATTTAATTCTCTTCTTGGTTTACTCATAACATTAAATATCTTTGATATATTTATAAGTATATGGATTTTTTAATTAACGAATCTCAATTGAGATTAATACTTCAGGAACAAGACCAATCTAAGATGAGTGATTACATGAAAGAGATGTATTCATATACTTCTAATCTTGTTGATAGAGCTAAGTCAATTTATGGGTTAAACCTTAAATTACTTTTGACTTGGGGTGCGTCAGTTGGTGGTTTTGTATTACCATTAGACAAATTCATTAGGACAGGTAGATTTGAATTAAATGAGACAGAACAAACATTAATATTGGTTGGAATTGCATGTTCAGTTTTTTATGATAATTCAAGAGCATTAAAACTAATTTATAAAAAAATTAAAGAACAGGGTCTTGAAGACACGTTTAAAGAAGTTCTAATCAAATCTAAAAATTTAAAAAATTCATTTTCAAAATTCTTATCTTCAGCTAACGTAACAATAAGTTCAAGTTTGGATTTGGTTGCATACTCATTTTTAATTCCAATTATTACGGATATTTTAAATGGTGTAATGAATGGTGGTGACGCCACAACAATTGCAAAAACAATTGCAAAAAGATTAATCGCTTCAGGTGTTGTAATTGTTAGTCAGGCAGTTTTAACTGACACAATCAAGAAATTAGTCAAGAAATTTACTCGATAAACATATTCCATTTAAATCCCATTTCAGGAGATGTAGGATTGTACTCTTCACCATTAATTCTTTTAAGGAAATAATTCGCATTAAAATAAACTTCAAGATTTTCTATCTTAGTACTAGGTTCTAAAACCATATAGATATTATCGACTATTTTGTCCCTAAATTGGTCATTATCTTGTAATCTATCATTAAGTGTCGATGCGAATTCATTAATTTTAGTTGGGTTAACATTTAATTCACCATTATTCACAACAACATCGGATACGTTATAATAAAAATAGAAATCAATCTCTTCATTAACTTGATAAAATCTTTTGTTTGGTTTTTCCCAAGTTAAACTACCTCTAACTCTATAAGTGTCATAATTGGTGTTCATATTCATAATTGAGAAATTTGACATGTTACCATTCAATGAATTTATTATTTCATCTTGGTCTTCTTCATTAATATAAACACCTTTTTCAGGTACTGGTTTACCATCAACTAATATTTTTTCATTATACGATATTCCAGAACCAAAGTAATCTCCAAACCTTTTAATAATGTAGTGGATATCATAACTAAATTTTTCTGTGACAAATGATTGACCTTTTTTTGGTAAAACAACATTAACCACAATATCTATCGCCCAATCTTCATGGGGTTCTACCGATATAAATTGATATTCAAAACCCTCAACAAAGAATGGTTCATGCATTAAAAATTTTTTGGCAACTTTAGCAGTAACAAACATTATTCAGACCCAAGTAATTTATTTATCACAATTTCAGTTTGTTTTGGATTTAAATTGTGTTTTAACTGATTTCGTTTAAACCAACTTCTAACTACATCCTCATAAGGTTTTTGTTCTTTTTTTGCTCTTCGTTTAAAACCAGTAATTTGAGCTTCTATTTCATGAGGTTGAGTATAATACTTCAAAGATTTTTTTGTTTCTCTTTTTGGAAACTTATATCCTTCATCATTTTGAACTAAATGTTGTAATTCATGAGCAACTAATTCATTTAATTCATAATAAAGTTCTTGCAAAGTTTCTCGGTCTAAATTTGGATTTGACTCTATTCTAACGTCTATTGAATCATCGTCTCCATAGTATTCAGCATCAACGTCTATAGTGTCTATGTCATCATTTAAACTCATTATTAAATTAACGGTAAAACTAGAACCTAATTCAGGAAAATCATAAACCATGTCATTTTCATCAGTTGAAATATCCTCAGGTAATTGATAATCACCTTCTTTTTGATATTTAAAAACTGACATAATATCCCTAACCACTTGTCTAATGGCATTATCATATTTATCTTCAGTGATTATACTTTCGGTCATATATTTTGGGTCAATGTTTGTTGCTTTGTCAATAATTCTAGTACAAGTCACATAGTTGTCGATGTTAAAATATCTTAGAAAATTACGTAATAATCCATTAACTTGTGATGTAATCAGGTAAAATGTTGTATCGGTATTCGCAATAGCATAATCTTGTGTTTTAACTGCGGCAAATAAATGACCAAAAATTCCTTTAAGATAAGAATCATCAATATCCTCTATTATTATTGTATATTCAATAAAATCTTTCCAATCACCAACTGAAATCATTGGTTTAATTCCCGTTAATTTAACCTTGACTGTTACGTTACCTCCAATTTCTATGTTTTCGCCCAACGGCTTTGTAACCACAAATGAATGGTTACTTAAAAATTCATTAAGACGTTCTATAGGGAAATCAATTATGTTCATTACTTATAAATACTCCAATATGGAATAGATAATCCAATTCCTAGTCTAAATCCGTTCATATAATTTACGCCTACAGCAAAATCAAGATTGGATTTATCTCCAGTCAACATTCTAATCGGGTAAATTTTAACCCAAATATCAGGTGTCATCTCTACACGGTCAAAGTAAGTTTTAAGATATGCACCACCCATAACACTAAACGTATTGTTTTTATTTACAAACGTTAATCCAACACGGTTTACAATAGACAAAGGTGTTGTGTAGATAAATGGTTGTGGAAAAGTCGTCACATAATACCCTCCAACATATAAACCAATTTGTTTATAATTGTATGAAGCAACCAAACTTTTTTGACTTGGGACATATAAAACATCACACTGTTGGGACTTGACAGTCAATGATAAAAGAAGTAATATTGTTGTGAGTATCGTTTTCATATAACAAAGATACAAAAAAAGTTTGAACTTAAATTTTTATTTTACTATAATTAAAAAAACAAAAGAAAATATGTCACGAATTAATGAACTTAAAAAACAAAACCCGTTCTTAACCATCGATGGTATTGAAATCATCAACGATTTTGTGGGTAAAAGTAAATACACAGAGATGTTGGTTAATTTAATTAAAAATGACCGAATGAAAGAACACGATAATGATAATCGTCGAAACGATTATGTATATGAGTTGAGAGAATTTGGTTATGATGAAGAGGTACTCAAAAATATGGATACCGCAGAATTAATGAAACTAACATTATTCATGGGTCATTTTATTGGGTATAATAATTACAGAATGTTTAAAGAGTTTATAGATTTAAATGAACGAAACTTAATTACTCAAAATGACGTAACCAAATACAAAACTTTTAGGGATATCGAATTACAAATTTCTTTGTCAGAACTTAAGAATATGGATAAAGAATTATCTAAACAAACTCATAAGTTATATGAAGATAATGAGTGGTTGGTTATTAAACCTATGTCATACCAAGCATCTTTAAAATATGGTGCAAGCACCAAATGGTGTACCGCCTCAAAAGAAAATCCCGATTATTACTTGAGATATTCGAGAAGAGGTATTTTGATTTATTGTATTAACAAAATTACGGGTGATAAAGTTGGGGCATTTAAAAGCCTTGACCAACATGAAAAAGAGACATCATTTTGGGATATTGTAGACCAAAGAATCGATTCAATGGACAGTGGATTACCTATTGTTGTAATGGATGTAATTAGAAAAGAATTTAAAGAACAAGTTAAAGCTAACTTTGAATTATTATCTGATGAAGAAAGAAACCGACAACTTATAGAATTGGAGGGTCGAAAAAACAAATATTCTGAGGAAGCAATTCCAACTGACGAAGTGGAAGTGAGACCTAGATTACGAAATATTAGAAGATTAATACCTATGAGAGCTCGTGATATCGAACAAGGACTTACAGCTGAGGAGGAATTAACTGAAATTATGAACCACGAACTTAATCGTGAATTTATTAATGAACTTCATAGATTGGTTGATGTGGAAAGTCAAGATGAGGAAGTTGTTGGTTACGATTATCCCGACCAAGCAGGTTAATCAAATTCTTTAATCTCGACTATTAAGTTACCCGAACCTTTTAGAACACGATGCCAAGCAAGTTTCGGAATGAATATTTGTTTGGCATCTTCTAATTTGATTGGCAATTCATTTTCCATTTGAAATAACCATCCATTACCTTCAACTACGGTAACTTCTCGGTCTTTTAAATCTTGATGCCATTGAAGTTCGTCCTCATCCACATCAGGACTGAATGTTCTAACTAACTTACCTTCTTTTTCTATTTGTTCAAATGGGAAATCCATATTAATGTAAAGGTCTTTTATTCCAATAAACGTGTAGATTTTTTTCTATACCTAACATATTAGCAAATCTTGATAACTCAAGATTTATTCTATTGGTGATACTCCCTTTTGAATAATCAGGGTCCATATCTAAAAAGAAATTCATCCTATTAGGATTTGCATCACCAAAAGTTATTTTATATATCGTAAGTTTAATTGGTTCATCGTCTTCACCAACCAACTCACTATTAATTTCAGGTGAGATTACTTCATCCAAATAAGTCTGTAAATATTTTTCAATCTTATCGATATCCATTACCAAGAATTTGAAGATGATAAACCTAATTGTTTTGCATAACGACCAACATTACAAGACCAATATCCTGCGGTTGTTCTATCTTTTTTATCTTTACAATTATGTCTTGCTCTAAAAGATTTTGCAGCTTTTTTATTTGCATTTTTAACTCGTAAACCTGGGTCACCAAAAGTAACTTTTTTAACACCACCATTTTTACTTTTAACATATACTGCAAATTTTTTGGGTCCACCTGGTGTTCTAAATGGTTTTCCGATATTCACATTTTTTCCTCTGTGTTTGGCTTCGGCTAAAATATCTTCTTCAGTTTCCGTCTCATAGATATAAGGGGCATCAAGATATACAATTTCATTACCAATCTTAACCCTTTTACCTAAATCAGACTCAACCATGAGTTTGTCTTCTTCATTTAAGTCAATCACACCTTCGTTATATAATCCTCTAACCTCATTAACTAAATCAAAATAACTTTCAGAATAAACTCTGAATACATTATCAGTTAATGATAAATCATTATCAATGTGATATTGTAGAGCTTCTGAAATTTCAACATTCTCTTTTAATATTAAAGTTTGGTCAAGGTGTCGTTCTAAAGATTCTCTGATTAATTTTTTTAAATTCATATTATAGGTATTTTATTATAAATACTTCGATTATACTTGTTTATAGTATTTATGATAAACAATAATATGGAAGAATCTGAACCATTATTTTACGAGAGTGAATTTTTACCAAATGTCCAAATTGCCGTGGTGTCTGAAGACAATCAACAATACCAAGATTTAAAACCACTTTTTGATGAGTATGGTTATGGATTTATGGTTCCTGGTAAAAATCTTATTGTTATTGATGGCGAACAAGTCGAAAATTTCGATGTTTTAAAGTTCATTGAAGCTCATGAAGTATCTCATATTATCATGGGTCATGATGGTCCAAGAAATGAGGATGATGAGATAGATGCCGATTTAGGTGCATATATTTTATTAAAACAATCAGATAAAAACGAATCCCTCAAACAATTATTAAAATATTTTAAAACTCGTCACGGTATCAAGTTTAACGAAAATTTATTAGAAAGAGTAAAAAATTACTTTTCTTAATACCAATAAGTAGGTTTTTTTTAAAAATTGACTATATTTATTTATTACATCGCTCCATAGGGAGTGTTCTCATATATACCTTTTCCAAAAGACCCGTGAATTTATTTTGACGGGTCTTATTTTTTTATTACATTTGTAGAAATATAAAAACTATGGGAGCACAAAGTAATCATTACGGGGATATTTCAACTTGGATTGAAAAAGTTATTGAATCTTGCGAAACAAGACAACAAACAAGAACTGCCGATAAACTATTAAGGAATTTCGAGGATACATTAATTAGTAAATATCCTGCTGATTATTGGCCAAATTACTTTTACGATGTTATCCGACCATTGAAATTACAATTAGATGACAAACGTGACGAACTTTTAAAAAATCAATTATCATGAAGATACAATTTGCAGACACTTTTACAGATAGTCTAAGAACACTAATACGTCATCAAACTTGGTGGTATCAAACATACTCCTTGTTTCGTCACGACCTACCTCGATTTTTCAAAAATGTTTGGACATTTAGAAAGGCATTATGGAACCATTATTGGTTTGACCATCACGGAACTTTAATGTTTCTTGAAACAGGTTTAACCAATATTTCAGATACCGTTGAAAAATATGGTAACGAAGTTGATGGTCCGCGTTTAAAGAAAGTTGCCAAAATGCGTAGAGCAATTGAACTAATTAAAAACTATAATGAGGACAAATACATCGAAATGGCGGAGTCTGAATTGGGTCCGTTAGCTCTTCATGAATGGGAATTTGAACCTGTTCCTGATAAACCTGAATATTCAAGAATAATCGATAGAGATACTGAGGAAGAAAAAATCCACAACCGTAAAGTATTTGACCGAGCTCGTGAGATTGAAGAAAAAGAATGGAAAGAATTATTTGAAATCTTGAAAGGTCAAAGTCCTACCGAATATCAAATGTTTCTTGACAAATCTGAAGATAAAGGAAGTGCTTGGGATAATTGGTTTGATGGTTCTGGAATAAAAGGTTGGTGGGATTGATAAAAAGTTGTATATTTGTATTCTAATATTTTAAGTCATGAAAATAGTATTCATCAGCGACACACACGGAAAACATGAAGTTTTAACAACCAAGGCATATAACAACATCTTGGGTGAGGGAGATATCCTTGTCCATGCGGGAGATTGTACCAACGTAGGAAAAACTCACGAAGTTAAAGAGTTTTTGGATTGGTTTTCTAACACACCGTTTACTCATAAGGTATTCATTGCAGGTAACCATGATTGGGGATTTGTGAAAAACCACGACATTGCACCTGAATACAAAGAAAAGGGTGTTCACTACCTTTTTGATAGTATGGTTGAAGTCGATGGAGTTAAAATCTACGGAAGTCCGTGGCAACCTGAATTCTACGATTGGGCATTCAACCTACCAAGAGGAGAAAAACTCGCTGAGAAGTGGTCAAAAATCCCTGAGGGTCTTGATATCTTGGTTACTCATGGTCCAGCACATAAAATGGTCGACCACACAATTCAAGGTCTAAATGTTGGGTGTGAAGATTTGTTCGATAGAATAATGGAAGTTCAACCAAAAATCCATGTTTGTGGTCATATCCATTGGGCGTATGGTCAGAAGTCATTTCATGGTGTTGAGTTCTTAAATGCCAGTGTTCTAAATGAAAGATATCAGTACCAAAACAAACCAATTGTGATGGAGTATAATCCTGAAACAAAAGAAATTGAGTATGTCTAAAGATTTGTGTGATTGCGGAAAAGTTGCAATTTGGAGTTATGGTCCTGGGTTTTCAGGCGGGGATAATCCAAACTTTTGTGATGATTGTGTTCCTCGTGGATGCGATTGCAATTACAGATACGTTGATGTCAATTCATACCATCCACCATTAGAACACCCCGATTTACCTGAAGGTGATGAGGGAAAAGATTGGAAATGGTTGGATGAAAGTAAAACTCATTGGTGTCATATTGATGAACAAGGAAGAGAATATCCTTGTGCCGAATATTGGTACGAAGAGGACGGTTGGGATTCTGAAGAAGAATAAATTAAAGGTGATAAGAAATTATCACCTTTTTTTATATTTATTGTTATGGCAGAACAAAGTCAATTTTCAAAATTACCAAAAAAACAATTAGTACTAATTGCAGAAAAATTAGTTGATGAGGATTTTCCACAAGGAAATCCTTACGGTAGTTATGATTTTTCTAATTCTTATAATAAGTTAGAAAATATTGGCAAATATTTTAGTATTTCGGTAGTTCATGAAGATGTTGAGTTCTTCTCAAAATTTCTTGAGATGAATGATGACGTTCTTGCTAACATATTTGAGACAGGAGACAAAACTTTATATGACAAACTTATAATTCCTGTTGCACAAACATATGAATTAACTTATAGTGTTTGGGGACATTGTACTTATGATGATTATATGAGCCAAAAATTTGATTCTTATGATATGGATTGGGTTCAAGATTCTGCCGAACAACAAAGAAATGATGGTAATTGGGATTTATACAATGGAAACAATTTAAGAGACACGACATACGATAATTTTGAAGAATCAGATTATAATTTTGACAATGTTCAACCTGTTAGTGAATCATCTCTTAAGGAATCTTTATTAGATAGATTGGTTATTGAAAATACAAGTGAAGTTGTTTCGTCTTTAGACAGACAAACATTATTAAAATTAAAATCAATTATTGATTCAAGACTTAGGTCCCTTTGATTTCTTTTTTGGATTAGATTCACTAACCAAATCACCCAAAGTTTTCTTTTTTGTATTGGGTGCATCAAACCCCTTTTTCCATTTGTGCTCTACAGACACAGGACCTGACGTAGTTTTGGAATAATCATATTTCCAAATAGAGGTACAATACTCGTCCTCATATACTCTTTCGAATTTAGTTACTTTTTCTGGTTTTTGTGACATAATACAAAGATATTAAAATATTTTTAATCTTCAATGTCTTCGTAGTCGTTTCTTTCACATTGAAAATTTAAAAAGTCTTCGTCAAATGAACCTTGATTTTTTAAACCTCTATTCGATTTAATATAAATCCAATTACCACACTGCATTTTTTTCGGAGCGGGATATACCGCAATACCACCAATATCAAATTTATGTATTTGAGAAGTTGCAGCAGAACTTTCAGTACTTTTTACTTGAATTGGCACCCATTTATTATTTAATTTCGCCATCAAATCAACAGAAAATGTAATATCAACAACATTACCAAATGATGAAAAATTTCTAATTTCAGTGACTCCGTTTTCTTCTAACCAAGAAATAAATTCTCTTTCAACCGATTCACCACTTTCAGTTGTGGACCTAATTCTGTTTTTAATTTTTTCTAATTGAGTACTTTTTAAATTTTCATCAACTTCGTGAAAAGCTTCAGCCAAATCAAATTCGGCAAAACTCATTGTTGGGAATCTATTAATAGTTCTACTTGATAAATTATTCGTGTCAATTATATCAGTAATCGGTTGTTGTTCAAAATACTTTTCAATTTTTGATGTGTCGTCACCATATCCCAAATATCCATCCCTTTCTCTAATTCCAATCATTTTTGCCCAATTTGACCAGTTACTTCCAAGTCTATTTAATATTGACCATTCACCCTTTTCAATAAACCCTGAAAAATCATTTATTTCCAATAAATAAAATAAGTAATAAATTTCATCAGTTATAGTAACTGACTTTTCTCTATCAGGAAATTTGAATCTTTTACCTGAATCAACAATATGAGTTTTAAAAAAATCTAAATCGTTCTCATTTCTATCAATCCATTCTGAACTTGGTTTACCTACAACAGTTTTATCTTCACTATCAATAGTTTGCGTGAAAAAAAATTTCTTTTCACTTCTAATCATTCTATTGTAAGTTTCAATACCTAATTTTATTACTAAACTTTTTAGATGTTTGTACTCATATAACCCAATTTTAGAGGCTATTGTACCTGACCAATGTTCTCTCTTGAAAGTTTTAATTGCCGCTTGAATTTGTTTATCCGTTAAACTACCCTTAATTTTTAATTTCCTCCTTAAATCATTAAGAAAGTCATTACTACCTGAATAATCTCTAATCATTTCAAGTGTGTCGTAATTTTCTTCTTGTTCCTTAAGAATTCGTCTGATTAAATCCCTCATATATATTAAATACCCCAATTATAGAGTATCTTCAGTTTTTTTCTCTTTTTGAATTTGATTTACAATATATCCTGCAATTGCAAACTCAACACCAGCCCAAAGAGCTATGTCAGATGTTGTCAATTTATCAATATTGATAACTAAAAAGTAAATCATACCCCATTGACCAACAAGAAATGCAATTCCCGACTCAATTCTTTTTTTAGAGAAATAAGAGCTTGTATTACTATATAAATTAATTAATTCCTTAATTAACCATTTAATGTTTGTCCAACCAAAAAACCATTTATTTTTCATATAATAAATTAGTCAATAATAATATCAATTTTATCACCAGCCAATATTGCAAGTCCTCCACAATTAAACGTTGGGTTTATACTGATAAATATCACTAAAGTTGTTAACTTACCACAACATTGATTGGAATTCCAAAGACAAACGATGTTGATGCCGATTGAATCATTTGTGTTGACCCAGTTACATTAAGGTTTATCCAACTCGAACCTGGATTATAATTTTCAGAAGTTCCTGAGTATATTGCGGTACTACCTCCTTGACTTATGGTTATTGTTCCACCTGTCGTATTCAATCCTGAGAATTGTGATAAGTAACTTATTGGTTCACTACTATTATTGTTAAAATATATGTTAAATGTTCCACCCGTATAGTTTGGATTATACGTACCTATTGCAGGTGCGGTTCCATAAGTAAATAACGCATTACCGTTGTTTACTGGTGCTGGTGCAGGTTCATTATCAGGTGAATAGAAGAACCAAGTACCAACTGGTGTTGCCCCTGATGTTGGTGTTGGTGTTGGAGTCTCAGTTGGTGTTTCCGTATTTGTTGGAGTGTTTGTTGGTGTCTCCGTTACTGTAGGTGTAGGAGTCTCAGTTGGTGTTTCCGTATTTGTTGGTGTTACCGCTGGTGTTCCTGTCGGAGTAGGTGTTGGTGTTTCCGTCTCTGTTGGAGTATTTGTTTGTGTTACCTCAGGAGTTCCTGTTGGAGTCTCAGTTGGTGTTGGAGTAGGAGTTTCCGTTTCAGTAGGTGTCGCTCCAATTGTTCCTGTCGGAGTTGGTGTTGGTGTTTCCGTCTCTGTTGGAGTATTAGTTGGTGTTTCCGTCACTGTCGGTGTAGGAGTCTCAGTTGGAGTTTCTGTCACCGATGGAGTTCCTGTCGGAGTTTCTGTTACCGTAGGTGTAGGAGTCTCAGTTGGTGTTTCAGTATTTGTTGGTGTTGCCGTAGGTGTTGGTGTTACCAATGAAGCCTCACAATCATCACAATTTAAATAGAAAGTTAGTGGTGCTCCTGTATCTGTTGGGGTAGCAACAATCTTATTGACAATTCTGTAACATCCACTTGGAGTTGCTCCTGTAAATGTCATGTTGAATATATCACCAGCACCGAATGCTCCTGGTCCTAAATCAGCGACTAATACATTCAAAGTAGTACATCCTGAAATTGTGTAAGTTGTGGTTGTTCCGTCAATACAATCGGCACAATTAGGATAGGAAGATATTGGGTTACCACCATCTGTAGGTGTTGCGTTGATTTTATTGATAATTGTGTAACATTCAGTTGCAGTCGCTCCTGTAAAGTCCAAATAGAATGTATCACCAGGGAAAAATGCTCCTGGTCCTAAATCAGCGACAATAACATTTGAACTACTACATCCTGAGATGGTGTAAGTGGTAATCGTACTTAAATCAGTTGAAGTTGGTGTTTGTGTTAATGTTGGTGTAACTGTTGGTGTTTCAGTCGGAGTCTCGGTATTTGTTGGAGTTGTTGTAGGTTCTGGTGTAGGAGTTTCTGTTGGTGTTTCAGTCGGTGTTTGGGTGTTAGTATTAGTAGGAGTTGGGGTTATTGGGTTATTAATTTCAACACTAACATACACAGGAATGCCAATTGTCCATTGAGTTGTTGCTGATTGAATTAAAATTGCGTTACCTGTTAATCCTGATGGTCCAGTGGTAATACCTTCACCAAATACAAATCCAGTAACTCCTGATGACGACCAAGTTTGTAATGAGTTAGTATCACCCGAATAGATAGATGTACTTCCTGTTTGATTAAATGTTATTGTAATACTTTGTCCTGTAAATCCTGAGAAATAATTAGTTCTATCAACACCTGTATTGTCAATTGGGTTAAAGTAGAATCCTTGAGGATTTGGTACTCCATTTGCGAATACGTTAGGATTAGTGTCACCACTATTTATTGGTGCAACATTATTTATAATACTTGTTCCTGATATTGTTGGTGTATTGTAAGGTGTTGCCACTAAATTAAATCCATATCCTGTAACAGGTATTGGTGTTACAGAAGGTGTTGGAGTATTAGTTGGTGTTTCAGTAGGAGTTTCGGTATTAGTTGTCGTAGTTGTAGGTTCTGGTGTTGGAGTTTCTGTAGGGGTTTCGGTCGGAGTTTCGGTATTAGTTGGTGTAGTTGTAGGTTCTGGTGTTGGAGTTTCTGTAGGGGTTTCGGTCGGAGTTTCGGTATTAGTTGGTGTAGTTGTAGGTTCTGGTGTTGGTGTATTAGTTGGAGTTTCAGTAGGAGTTGGAGTTTCTGTTTCAGTAGGAGTTGGAGTTGTTGTTGATTCAGGCGTTGGTGTTGGAGTTTCTGTTTCAGTAGGTGTTGGTGTCAGTGTGGTTTCAGGTGTTACTGTTGGTGTTTGTGTTGAAGTCACAGTTGGAGTTTGAGTTACTCCAAGAGTTGCCGTTGGCGTTGGGGTTATGGATACCCATGAATTCCAATAACCATTAGTTGTTAACCATGTTGATGCATCATTACCATTTGTAAAATTTTGATTAAATGAATTATTAACCAATTCAACAAATGTTGATTCGTTAAATGGGTTTGCCATGTTTTTGGTACCTAAAAAACCAATAAATGCTGTTTCACCAGGAACAGGTGTTGGATGGTCTCCAGCGGGAACAGGATATACAATAACATATCCCAAAGATTCATCTGGACCTGCCCACCATCGTAAATCACCCAAATTAGGACTATAATTTGTTATATCTTCAATTATGGCAACTAAGCCAACTTGAATTGTCCCTGAAATAGTGGAACCTGTATTGTATGCAAATAATTGTTGAATAATGGACATGGTATTTTCTTAATTATCTATAAATATATAGAAACAAAAAAAGGGGGACTAAATCCCCCTCCTTTTATTTAAGTATTCTATCGTCGTGAGTAAAAATCTCCAAAGTGGATGATTTACCACTGTTGTCTAACCAATCAACAATTTCAAGTTCTTCTCCTTTGTAGAAAACTTTATCAATAAAATCCCAATCTCCATTAGGTGTTTCAATACTCCCTGTGGTATAAGTAAAGTCATTGGGACTTGGGACTTCATCAGTTTCAAATTCCATGTAGTACAAACCACCTTTGTTTTCATCAACACTTAAGTAAACGTTTCTTGGTTCATCTTCTTTTGGAAACGCATCATATCCAACGTAATTGTTTTCTTCATAATAGTTTTCATCCAACTCACCAGTTTCGTCAATGTCAAAAGCCAAAACTTCTTTTTCCATATCATCTTCAACGGTGAAATACATGGTTCCATTATCGAAAGCTTTTGAAACATGGAATAAATCACCATCCCAAATTTCGATGTCCAACAATTCATCTAAGTCATGACGAACTTCCCAAAGTTCTTCATAACCAGCCTTTTTCATTAAGTCTTCAATTTTTTTAACTTGTTCATCTGTAAGTGATTTACCAATCGCTTCCAACGACCATCCATAACAATTTAATTTATACTTCGCCATAATGTTTCAAATGTAATCAAATATTTATGTTAAAACAAGCCCCCCAACTAAGTTGGGACTTTTAGGACCGTTACTGTTATGGTAACACGAAAAAGAGGGATTCGCTACCCCTCTTTTTTTATAATGTAATCCCGTCCAAATATTTCTTAATTGTTCTTCTTAATGTTGGTTCTCCTAAATGAACCCAATCACTTTCAAGATAATTAAACAATTTTCCGACCAAGTATTTTTTGTTGTGTTCCAACATATATGTCTTGTAATCAATTGAAATTTGTTTGAGTGGTTTTTCCATCCAATCTAATTTAATTTCAATAACGGGAAAATGTCTTTTTAAATGAGTCAATAATTCATCAGAAGTATTCCCATCGTACTTGGACATGATTTCTTTTTTCTCAGCTTCTGTGATTCTCATAATAATAAATATATGAATATTTAATAGTAAATAAAATTAAAGTTATGGCAAAAGCAACAAAATCTAAAGGTTCATCTACAACTTCGGTAAAGAAAGATAAAAGAAAAGTTTCAAGACCTGGAATTCATTCTAAATGTAAAACTTCGAAGTTAAAAAGCTCTAAGAACTACAAGAAGATTAGTCGAGGACAAGGTTAATTAAACTACATTTTTTTGTGATTTTGATTATATTATTATCATCATGGATAATAAGAGAAGAATCTATCGCCTAATCGAAGTATACCTAAATGAATTTAAGGGTGAGATGGTTGAATCTATCTATGGTAATAGGTCGAGGATTAAAGTTCACACCGTAACTTTCGGAGTTTCCGATAATAGTGTATTGATTGAACTTGTCGTTGTTTTGGGTGATACTATAAATGAAGATACTTTGGATTCGTCTTTGGCGGAAATCCTAATTCAAGAAGCTCTTGTTTATTTCTTTCCTGAGAAAAAAATCAAAACTTTAATTAGATGGGACGTTTAAGAGTTTTTCTTAATAATTGAGTTCATCAACTCAACGTTTTCTTTTTGTAGATATTCAACTTTAACCGTAAGTTGGGCAACTTTTTCTGTTAATTCTAAAATTGTTTGTCTCATATTATCTTTTTCCTGAGAACTTGCAATCAATAGGGCTTCTAATTTCGATATTCTATCTCTGCAGTCATGACGAATGAAATCTTCGTCTTTATCTCTCTGCATGGCTCTCTTTTCATAAAATCTCCAAGCTGCCGTGCTTCCTAATACTGTAATAAGTGTAACGATTACTGCCCAAAGTGATGATTGACTCTCCATATTTTAGTTTTTATAATAAATATGACTAACAAATAAAAAGTGTCGTTAAAAAAGTTTTTTGTCTTTTGGTCGGTGACGAAATAATTATTATTCTTATAGAATAATAATATAATATATAAAAATCTTAAAATATTATAAAAAATGAAAATACTAGTCTAGTACTAGTTCTAGGCAAAATCGAGTATACATTCAAAACCAAATGTACTTTCTAATAAGTTACAAATACCCAACTCTCTCATCGATTCAGGATTTTTATCTCTTAATGTCACACAAATAGAATACGAGTCAGGAACCCATTCACCTTTTTCATTATCATATACACTTGTAGGTAATGTTCTGAACTCAGTTATGACCATTCTATTGTTATATGAATCGTCCAACAATCTTTGGTACATTTTTCTTAATCGATTTTCGTCCATGTCATATCTGAATTTAATACCACAGAATAAACATGTTTCTTGTTCCACTCTGACGGTGAAATTATTGATAATGAATACCCACCATCTGAATCCTCATATAAGTGATATATTTCACCTATAATCGGTTCAAATTTATATTTGGACTCATATACCGTCTGAGTTATTAAAAACGTTTTTTGGAGGGTTTCTGCTTGTTCTACAATTTCTTTGTATCGTCGGTCAAAAACTTTGGTGACTTTGTCGAGACCGTTTTTCTTAAACGTCGTTAAATCGGTCGGTTTAATGGACGGTGCACTGACATTAGTACCGTATGGTAATAATCCAGGGTTGTCCGCAACGTTATCAGGTTTCTTAGTATCCATAAAAAAAAATGTCCCACAAGTGTGAGACATTAATATAGATATTTTTTATTTAAAAATCAAATTAATGACCTTTAATCATTCCCATTCCGTGTTTTAAAAATTCTTTAGCTCTTGCTGACACGTGATTCATTGAATATACTTTTTCGATGTCTTTAACAAGTTCTTCTCCGTGTTCGTTTTCTTTGTAAAGTTCGATAATCTTATCCATTGCAGAACCACACTCTTTTTTTGTTTCATCAAAATAGTTGTAAGGTTTAAAACCTTTTAAGTGATTCATAATCTCACTTGCCAAGTGTTCACCTCCATCAGAAACTTTTGGGTGTAATCTAAGAGTTTTTAATAACTCAAGTTTATCCACCAAACCGTTAACACCATTTGGTCTAATCTGAACACCTTCAATATAATCTTCGGCTTCGTCACCCCCAACAATTTCTTCAAGAGACTTTACGTTTCCGCCATGGCAGAATTTACGGTCATCTTCTTTTGTTTCGGACTGTTCTATAAGATAAAGTTTTTTAATTTGGTCTTTATCTGATTCTGTAAGTTGAAATCTTTTTCCCATATTAATAAATATGTTGTTTTTGTTTATTAGATTCAAATAAACCTAAATTAGATTAAAACAATTTTTGACTATCGTTGAAAAGTTTTTTCATTGATGATTCAATGATATTGATTTGTCTTTGGTCTTCATCAGAAACTTCGAAGTTTTTAGCCTTAATTTGTCTAACTTGTTCTTCAAGTCTTTGATACCTCATAATCATATCATCGTACAGTCTTGCCTTTTCTTGTTGTGTTAAATGTTGTGCTCCCATTGTATGTTTTTTTTATATTATAATTCTTATTTAAAGTATATCAAGAGATTTTATTTTTTCTGTGGTCATTCCACTCCATCCAAAATGCAAGACCAACAATAATATTCATCCCAACCGATGCGATAACTTCATAAATGTCCTCATAGATATTCATTGTTAGGTGAATGTGACCAACAATCCAAAATGGCATCGCCATATTAGAACCAATCCATCTTATCGAATATTGAAAAAATGACATGATTATGCCATCCCTGTTTGTCGGTAATATTGTTTCATATCACCAACAGTTAATGGTGATGAAGCAGGTTTACCCAATTTTTTATTAAATCCTGGATTAGCCTTAGCCACAGTTGATGCCGATAACCCTTTAGCTTGTAATACAAAATCATCAGGTTTTCCTGCAGCAACAGGGAAGAAATTATAAAGATACAAGTCTGCAGGTTGTTTTATTTTACCATTGTTATATCCTTTAGTCCAAAATTCTTTAATCGCATCCATCTGAGCTTCCAAGTCGTATCTTAATTCATCCAAAGTGTATGACTTACCATTAATTGTTTTTGGCATTCCTCCACCAGGACAAAACTGAATCAACCCAACACACCCAATACTATTTTTAATTTCAGGATTAAGACCTGATTCATGTTTCATTAATTTAATGATTGAGTTTTCATCAATATGAATTGCGTTTGATATTTCTTTTAATTTTTTCTTAAAAATTGGATTATTTAATAACGCTTGTCCTTTGGCAGATACCTTACCTATTGAAGTGTCTTTTGGAGTACCCTCAATATCGTCACCTGAATCCGTAGAGCTTGTACTACTTGTTGATGACGACTTACTTGGATTAAAAGCCATATTTATAATGTTCTGAAGTAATCCAGTTAATTCTTGTTCCGTAAGTCTTACTACTCTTGCCATATTCTATAAATACATTAATAAACAAAAAACCCCACCTTTTGAGTGGGGTTAGTTATTAAATCATTTCGATTGAATTGATTTTATCTCCTTGTTGGATTTGGTCGATGATGTCAAGACCTTCCATAACTTTACCAAAACATGTGTGGTTTCCGTCAAGGTGTTGTGTTCCTTGTCTGTTATGACAGATGAAGAACTGAGAACCACCTGTATTACGTCCAGCGTGAGCCATTGACAACACACCTTTTTCGTGAAATTGTTTTGGTGCGGTTACTTCACATGGGATGTTGTATCCTGGTCCACCATTACCCATTCCATTTGGACATCCACCTTGAACCACGAAGTTTGGAATAACTCTGTGGAAGTTCAATCCGTCATAGAATTTTTTACTAATCAAACTTTTAAAGTTGTCTGTGGTGATTGGTGTTTCGTTGTCATACAACTCGGCAATCATATCACCTTTACTTGTAGAAATTTTTACTTTACTCATATCTCGTATTTTTGATAATGATAGGTAAAAAAGATTAGGGTATCAATACTTTTTTGGTTGTACCGTTATCGTAAAGATAAATTATAATATCTTCTTTACGAACATTATGGACAGGACGACCCATCATATCATACATTCCAATCAATTTAGGTTCACCTTTAATAACTTCATTAACACTTGATGTTGGTTGACAAGTTACGGTTACAAAATTAGAATAAGCAGTATCACATCCACCACATTTATTTCTGCCTACAACATATAATTTATACTTACCAGTATCGGCAAATGTTTTAGTAAAAATTCTTGTTTTAAATGTATCGGTCCATTTTTGAGTTTTGAAATTGTAAATATAAGTTGTATAACTAATACAAGTATCAAGTGAACCTAATTCAAAAACATAAGTATTACATTTGTTATTATAGGCTAATTTCACTTTAGACCAATCACATTTAGGCTTTGTAGTTGTTCCACAAACATCTAACTTCCTAAACATGAATGTATCCTGACCAATACATTTATTATACCACTGAGCAATCATCAACACACGACCTGAGTTTTTAAAAGTATAATCTACAATTCGTGTTTCAGTATAATCTATAAAGTCAGCATCTGGAAAATCATACTCCATTCCGATTTGGTAATCAGTTAAATTATCCCACTCACTTTGAGTCATCTTAGCCATCCAAGGTCCTGAATAAAACACTAAATAGTAATCCATACAAGTGTCTTTAACTGAAAAACCTTTAATGTAACTCAACTCAAACTTATATTTTTTACAATTTAAAGTTGATGGGGTACTAGTTACTTTAGCACCTGGAAATTGAATAATGTTTACTTCACGGTAAAGGGTAGTGTCGCATTTTTCACATTTGTTCCATACCTTCAAATACATTTTGTATTTACCTTTAACATTAAATTGAACCTCACAAATGCCTTTGTTATCATACACAGTATCTGTTTTCTTGGTTTGAAAATCGTAAACCATAAACATCCAATCAACACAAGTGTCGTCAAGTGCTTGACCACTTACGTACCATTTATAAACATTACGATTGTTCCATTGTTGGAGTTTTAGTGAGCTCCAATCACATTTTGCATTCGCCGTTGCTAAGGAGACCAAAAGCATTAACAGCATTATTATTTTTTTCATGTATTATTCACCAATTAAAATCTCTATCTCTTCAATCTTTTGTGTTATCCTATCAACATGGAACTTACAATAGTTGATTACCTTTGTATCATCAGTTTTGTTAATGACCGCAATAGAAAAAATGTAACCCCCGTTAGTTCGACTAACGTATTCTAACTTACCTAAATCGAAAACTTTGTTCAATTTATTTTCTACTTGAGATGGTGGTAACCAACTGGTTACAAACCTTTCATTTTTTTTCTCAACAGTATATACAACAGTGTCTTTTAAAAACATTTTAACATGTCCCTTGATAATGTTTTTGGATGTTCCCTCACTATCAAAGTGAGTTGGTGTTTTTACATACTGTGATAACAGTTGTATTGGGAGTAATAAGGTTAGTAGTAATATTTTTTTCATTTACGAATACAAATATAGACAAGAAAAGTTGGAAAGTGTGTCTTGGAAATGTAAAAAAAAATTAACCCCAATATGTGATTAAATTCTTATCAGGACCATATACCGCAAAGTTAACAGTAGGTAAGTCTAATCCAAGATATTTTGAAAATTGTTTGATATGGTGTTCCGCCAAATAATGTGGGTCAAAATTTAATTCATACATATTGTCCTCATTAATTGATGGGTCATTTAAATAAATTTTAATGAACATTATATATCCTACATACAAAGGATGTTCATCGACACTATCAATATCAATATGGTCAATCATCGGATATATATTTTTAATAACATCCGAATTAATTAATTTTTCAAATCCTTTAATTAATTTTTCTTTCATTTTAGTACCTCCCTTGTAAAAAAACGTGAACTACTTCAGGTACTTTTGTGCAAGTATGTGGATTACCACTACCATCAACACAATCAATATGTGGTAAATCTTTAATGAATCTTTTTAGTTCCCTTGGACCTTGTTTTAATTTAAAAACAACATAATTACGACTGTAAAGTTTTTCAGGGTTATACTCCTCACTCAACACTTGTTTAATAAGAGACACCATTTCGGATTCACGTAATTTAATTGTTCTTTTCATTATAGAAATTTAATTCTATAATAAATATCATTCTTATTGTAATATTTTCCAAACTTTCTTGATTGGAGAACCAAGTAAGTCGTCAAAGTTACCAATAACAAATTCAGATTTTTCGTCTCGATAATTTCTAATCTCAAAAACTAACAATTCACCCGAATGAATTGTTTGTTCGTCAGTAATAGTATAGTCCTCACCCTCTATTGTGATGGTTTTTGTCATAATTCTTTAATTTACGGTTAAATTTTCAATAATCACAAATCCAATTAATCCCTCAATGTAGTTAACGACTTGTTCTTCTGAACATTCATTTAATGGTTTAAAAGTAATTTCACCAGGTATACTTGTGTCGGGAATTGTCTTTAAATTCTCTAAAATTGTTAAATTTTCGAGTTTTATGGCGTATTTGTCAACATTTTCGTCCAAAATGACATTAATACTGCCCATTAACACCTTTCTATGGTTGTCATAGTAATCTGGATGGAGTAATCCCTCAAGAGCTGGGTACATTGTGATAGTATCCACACCACCTCTTCGTGAATTTCGGTTAATTTGAGCAGAAATTTGGGTAAATTTCTCCAATAATGTCTTATTCCAGTTCAATTGAACACCAACATCAGGTGCGGTGGTTTCTTGCCAACCCATAAAATCCCATGTAACGATATTTTCACTCATATTTTAGTACTTTTTTAAAATATAGTGATTTTTTATCAAATAAAAAACCCCTTATTTAAGGGGTTTCTTTAATTTATTCAATAATTCATTAACTTTTTGGATTCTTTTAAGGTTTTTAGTCAAATTACCTCGATTCCTTTTCTTTTTACCTTCTTTTCGTGCTTTTGCCATGATTTATTTTATATATAAATACAATAATATTGCAATTACTCCTGATAGAAACAAACCCAAAGACGCAAAGGTTATTTTGTAAGATTTTTCAACTTGGTCTCGTCTTCGACCTTGATATTCATTTACATCCCACTCTTCCATAAGTCTTATTTTTTTTCAACTCGTAAGTTATTGGTGTTATATCCTAAACCTTGTAGATAACCTTTAATTTCCTCACTAATTCTATTTTCGGCAGTCCAACTGGCACTCCTTTTAAATGTTAAAAGTATTTTACTATATACACCATGATATGCTTGAATTTCTAATTTGACTGAGTGTAAATATGATTGAGTATATGGAAGTTTTTTAATTTCTTTTTTAAATGTTTTATTAAAAAACTTATTAATCCATTCTTCTTGCCCAACAAATCTTGGGGTTCCCATGTTAATATTTAATTTACCATGAGCGGTACTTCCACGTTCAAAACCTAAATAATTTTCAATAAATTTTACAAACTCTGTTCCAAATTTACTAATCTCATTCAAATTACCTTCATATTTCATTGCTGGTTCAAATTCAACCACCAAATACCCATACACGTTAAATGGTGAATTTTCCTCAAAATGCATTTTCACAAAATCAGGAAAATTATACTGAGAAAAGAAATGGTCAATAATTTTTTTAAATTTCTCAGTGAATAAAAACCCTTTGTTAAGTGATGGAAGTTCTTTAACGCCTTTTTGTGCCAAGGCAAAACCAACCTTAGCCATTTTACCTAACATATTACCATATCCTAAGTAACTATCGACACCATAATCTTGATTAAACTCTTCAAGGTATTTTTTAACCAATAATGACATAGGATACTTACCAATCTCATCACCATGAGTTTTTCTAATCCATGGTCTAAAGTATTCAACAAAAACTTCAATGAAGTCCTCGTCAGAGTATCCAGATAAATCCAATTCTTCGTTTAATATAGTATTATAATTCCTTACCATTGTTATCAATAAATACCTTAAAAATAAAAAAACCCCAAACTTTATGTTCAGGGTCTATCCTTTCGATTTAAATCGATGATACAGGTAAGTTACTGTGACAATCCATCCCCATAGTATAGCTGGGGTTAATAAAATTCCTAATAATATTTTCATTACAAAAAGGTTATTAGGGTTCCATAAAAACCAATACCTGCTAAAAAGTAGATTAGGTTATTAATCCATTTAGGGTAGTTATCCATTTTATTTAATTTAAAAGTTTACAATTACTTACAGAGACATCATGATAAAATCCGTCTCCTTTTACTCTATAATATTCCCCATAGAAATTACTCCATTTAGTGTCCACTTCATATTGTTCTCCAACCTTAAAATCTTTTTTAAGTTTACCCAAACCTGGCCTTGGATAGTTCATGATTTCGTGAAGGTAGTGTTCACATGTGCAGTTTTTTGTAATTTCTATTTTCATATTACCTAAAAATAGTTATAAGATTTATTTTTTCCAAATGTTTATAAAAAAATTTCCAATAATATTTATTAATATGACAATACAAGAAGCAAAACAAATTTTGGCTGAGAATGGAAGAAGTACCTGTTCTTGCAAATACGGTGGAGATGAAGGTAGAATGATTGAAGAAGCAATCAGAATCAAAGAATCTCAAGAAAAGAAATAAAAAAACCCATCCTTGTGAGATGGGTTATAATATTAGTTTGAACCTGTGTGTCTTTTTCTTGGTTCCATTTTTTCATAGTAACCTTCTTTTGAACCATTCCAATCCCAAGGTAAATCATGTTCCATATTATATCTAATTTGTTTTTCTGATACGCCCTTTAACTTCGCAATAATTCTTTTAAGGAAAGGTCTTGATTCCTCTTCCTGTTCATTTAAACCCCAGTTTTTCAAAATATCATCTTTTGAAATTGGTTTCATACCTTTTTTGTTTCTGTGAGCTTGTGCCTTAATACCTCTTAAAATATTTTCAAGAACATTTGCAACATCTTCATAATTAACATCATTATACTCATCATCAATTAAACTATTGATTGATGCGTATAAATCACCTGTTCTATCTTCTTGTTCGCTAATAACTTTATTTACAATTCGAGCGATATCACTCTCATTTAATTTTACCACTCGTTTCATATTATAAAATTGATTTACCGTTATAAGCTGCCGCTTCAGAGATTATTTCTAATATATTTGTTCCTTCAAATGAAAGGTATCTTTCAAACATTTCAGTAAAGAATCCTTTAACGCCACCCCAAACATTTCCAGCTGCATTTGCCGCACTGTTTGCGACGTTTTGAACTCCTGACTTAACTGCGGATGCCGCATTTTTCACACCTGATTTAACTGCTGATGCTGCGGTTTGTACACCCTGTTTGATTTGATTTAATTTACCTGATGCCCAATTGGCCGCTTGGTCCCAAGCAACACCAACTTTACTTGCAATGGTATTCCAACTTTGTTTTAGAAATCCTGCAAGAGCAGAACCCCATTCTTTAACTTGACTTGCAGCAACCAAAATCTTTGCCCAAGCAGCAGTACCAAATTGTTTAAATTGGTTAATCATCCATTTAACAAAAGAAACTGTAGAGTCTTTCATTTGACCTAATTGTTGTGCCACAAATTGAGCTCCTTTACCAATTGCAATCCCTGCCGCCTGTAAACCTCCAAGGGCTTTTTGACCAACTGCGGTTGCTGCTGATACGGTTGCCTTACCTGTCGCAGCTAAAAATTTAATAATTGCATTACCAACGGCAGCACCAACTTTATAAATTCCTTTACCAATCAAAAACACCACAACACCTGCAGTTATAACCGCATAAAATGTAACTTTACCAATAGTGATTGCAACTTGTTTTGCTCCTTGTAATGTTGCAACTCCAGCTTGTACCGCCGCAGTCCCAACTTTTTTAGCCCCTTGAGCAACATCTCCAGCAACTTTATTAACCGCCTGTCTTGCTTGTTGACCCGCTTGTTGACCCGATTGTACGCCTTGTTGGAAATTACCTCCAACAGTATCTTGTTCGGAAATTACTTTTTCAATGATTCTAACTAAATCTGATTCAGTTAATCTTACTAATTTTTTCATATTTTATTTTGTTTTATTTAAAATCCATTGTTATTGTAATATTTTTGTTTTGGACCTTTGTATTTAACTTTGGTACGACAACCTTTTTTCTTTACTTTGTATTTTCCACCATGATTCAAACCAACTTTTTTTGCTTCTTCAGCACTAATGTCAACAAAACACTTCATGTCTTCAGATTCAATTTTGGTTGAATCAACAACCACACCTGAGTCATCATCTTCCTCAGCTTCATTAACTAATGGTTTTGCATCACCAAGTTTGGCGTTTAACAATCTTGAGAAACTTTCGGTCATAACCTTCATTCCTCCAGTATGTTGTTCACGAATACTATTTTTTTCTTCGTTTGATAAATCGTTTAATATATGTTTCATAATTTCTTTTAATATAAATATAAGTTAATCGTTAAATGTGTTGTTAATATCATAATCAAATACAACCATTAATCCGCCTGTTGATTTTCTTAACATATGTTTTATATCATAAACCAAATCATCAAAATCAAATATTTTTTTTGCAGATGAAAAATTAATAATTAGTTTAATGTAAATACTAGGTGTTACATTATATAATTCTCCTGACATATCAGTTCTTGCACTTGACATAACATTAAGTTCGGCAACGGTTATACTATCAACCAAATCAACAGTGTCACAAGTACTAAATGAAATGTCATTTGGGAAAGTTACATCATCAGCATCGACACAACGTTTTTTAATATATTCCAACTTTTCATTTACCATGTCTTGGAATAGTTCTTTTTTACTCAACTTTTGTTCAGTTAGTGTTTCGTCAGTATTATCAATATCTTTTGGTAATAACTTTCTATTAAATGTTTTTGATGGAATTGGTGGGTCCAATAAAAATTTATCATTAATCCATTTTCTTAATTCATTCTCAACAAAATATTCAGGAACCTCCTCATCATCGGGTTTCTCATCCGCCAAATCTGCAACATAACGAGCGAATTTAACTTTATATTTATCATCCATCATGGTCATCAAACCATCTGAAATAAAAAATATTTTGGATAATGGGTCTTCAAGGTCAATATCGCCTTCAGCAATTTTAAACGCTCTTAATATGGATTTACCCCAAAATGTTTTATAACTTTCGGTCTCAGTAAGACCTGGTTTTAATATCTTATTGATTGCTCTTGCAGCTCCTGCAACAATACCAGGAATCATCAATTGCGGTAAAAAGAATGGAATTAATCTAATTGTTGCTTTAAATCCACCTTCACCCATATGTTTATACAAACGAGTTTTGGAAGCTGCTTTAACCAATTCTTTTAGTTGTCCAAAAGTAATTTTACCTTGAGCACTACAAAACTTTTTACTATCACAGATATTTTTTATTGCAGTTTTTGATGGTTCCACATGGTCATCCTCCCCAATCAATATTTTATATTGTGATTCTGTGATAATATACTTCATATTAATAAATACTTAACAAACAAAAAACCCCACCGATTAGATGGGGTTTATTTATATTAGGAGAGAATCTCTTTCCCCAAGATTAATGGGGATGCGGTCTCATGTTTTTTGACCGTGAAAAAATTCTCGTGTTCGTGGATAATCAAGTTATCCTCTTTTTTAAACATCAAGAAATACTTCTTTCTTACGTACTCCTCTACCTTCTCATAAATCGCTTGTGTCATTTGTATAAGTTTTTAATTGTTTAAACAAATGTACGAATAATTTTATAATAAACAAAAAACCCACCTAAAAAAAGATGGGTTTTTATCTTATTCAACCATTTTATTTAATGCTTGGTCCAAAGCGTGGTCTTCATCCCAATTGTCGTCCAACTGATATTCACCATGTTTCCACATTTTCCAAATATCAAAATCTTTCAACTCTTCCAAAGAATCTTTTCTAACCAAGACATAAGTACTTGGGGTTAATTCCTCATAGTTATTCAACATCCAAGTTTTAAAATCTCGGTCAGACAACAAATTAAATTGTTCGTATATAATCTCTGCAGGTGTTTTCATATTAAAATCGTAATTTATAAACTCGTTTATATTCCTGTAAATAGTTCTTAAGGTTAGTGATGCATGATTTATAATCGATTTCAGCATCCAATCTAAATCTTTCGTTTTCCATTTCAAGTTCAATTATTTCGTCAATGGAGTTTCTAATTTCAGACAAAAGTTGTTTGTATGCCAATTCTTTGTCATGACATTCTTTAAGTTTGAACTGAAGTTCAAAAATCTCACCTTCCAATCTTTGTATTTCGCTCTCTTGGAAATACTCATCCATCTCCTTCATTTTACGATAATTCTCGGTTATACAAGTTCGCCAAAATAATTCTCGCAAATCTAAAATCTTTGGCTCGATTTAGTTTCAATCCATAAGCAAGAGCGATTGGTTTTAAGTGTGGATATGCTTCACTAATTGTCATTTTTCCGATTTCCATAATACAAAGTTTTTACAAATATACAAATATAATATGAAACAAAAAACCCCACCTGTTAAAGATGGGGTTTAAAATTTTATAAGTTATTATTAATCTCGTGTGGGAATTTTATTAGTAATTGTTAATTTACCCGATGAACAAACCCAATTAATTTGTTGTATACTATTTTTAACTTCACCCTTATCGATGACACCACTACCTCTTGACCAATCACTCCCTGTCTTGAATAAGTATGTTTCAGACCCGTCACTATTCTCTTTAGTAAATACCTGACCCTCAAAATGTTTAGGGATTCTCATATAGTTTACTTTACCCCATTTATATCCTTTAAAACAAGGATTTGCTACTTTTGGTGGTTCAGCAACACGAATATTTTTAATTAACGGTATTGTTTTTTTTGTTACTTCTTCATCATTTAATCTAATCAACTCACCTTTCTCAGGGAAAACAAATGTTCTACTTACCGATACTGGAACTCCATTTTCTAAATTAATACCAATATCTAATGACATTTTCATGATATTACTTCCAGCTTTACTTGGATAAAATCTTCCCCTGAAACTCATATTAATAAATTTAATATCCTTCGTACTTTTAGCGTTAGTATCATAAGACATATATATGGGTTCTTCTTTAAGGGTATCTAAAAAATAACATTCGTAATTTGATGAGTCATCACCATCTTCGGCACAAATTTGTTTACCAATCAATTTAGCCGCAATATCTTTAGTAAATTTCGATACTTGAGGGTCAAATTTGCCAGTATTTTGTTCACTAATCACTCGTTTAACGATGCGTGTTAAATCGGCTTCAGTTAATCTTATAATTTTTTTCATTTTTAATTTCGTTTATTATAAATATATTGAAATTAAAAAACCCCACATTGTGAGTGGGGTTTAAGGTTATTTTATATTCAAAAATGTTCCTGAACTTCCCGCCACAGTTGTCGGGAGTTTTCCATCCCAAGCCTGAGCCTTTAAGAACTCAACGTATAGTGGAGTAAGTTCTCGTTGTTTAATCTTCATGGACATTGCCGATGCGTTCGCCTTGATGATTGTTTCTGCGGAGTCAGCTCGTGCCACAGCAACCTTACGTTTACCGTCAGCAAATGCTGTAAGTGCTTGTTGTTCGGCAGCTTCCGCTTGTTGAATTGCTTTGGTTTTAGCGATAATTGCTTCTTGTAGAGATTCAGGTGGAACGATGTTAGTTCTCAACTGACTCACATTAAACCATTTTGATAGTCGTTTATTACACTCAATAACAATTGAAGATTCGAATTGTTGACGGTGATTAAAGATACTATCTACCTCCCATGTATTCGCCACGTCATTAACCGCTCCGATGATTGCGTTTTTCAACCAGTTTTGTTCTACCTCACGAATGTCTTTACGTAAGTTAACGAACATCTCACCAATCGCATCTTCTTTCAAAGAATAGTTAAATGTTGGTTTGATACTTGCAGAGAATCCACCTTTAAGGATTACACCCTGATTCTCATACTCGATGTGTTGTTGGTATGTTGGAAACTCCAATACTTGTTCTGTCCATGTATTATAAACTACCCAACCTGTTTTGTATTGGTAACTTGACACACCACGTTGGTCACCAATCAAATTGATTTTCAAACCTTTGTGACCCGCATCGATTTTCTCAATTGAGTATGGTTGAACTGATGCAAGGATAATACCTGCTAAAAATAACCCGATAGGTTTTACTAACCACATAGGTTGAAAATCATTTTCGTCACCATATCGTGTTTGAGTGGTAACGAACATTTTGTCTTTTGTTTTAATTGCAACAAGAGCTGCGGCGATTAAAAATCCTAAAAAAATTAAAGTACTAATCATTTTGTTTTTCGTTTTGTTTTAAATTGTTTTGAATGAAATTAACTATGAGTTTTAATAAAAAAGCTGTACTGACCAAAACTCCCAACGTCAATACAAGCTGTAATTCTTTTGCTACTTCTCGATTCACAACATACTCAAAGTATATCGATAACACGTGTAAGTAGATAAATGTGAGACAGAATAATCCCCAACCACTAAAAATAAATTTCTTTAACATATCTTCTAATTTGATACAAAGATAATAGGTTTTTTTGAATCTACCAAATCCTTTCAACATCTTTTGTAGATAATTCCATCCCTGTAATAACAAAATACGCATTTTGTAATTGATGAACATATTTTATAGGTTTCATTATGCTCATCCCCTCAATACCATATAAACCCTCGTGAAAATGTGTTAATGATATCTCATCGTTCTCCCACCAACCATAATTACCAATACCAGGTGCATGGTCTTCCATATACTTGAATCCCATTTGTTCCAACAATACATCGGTAATTTTTACGGGTGTAAAGTCATCAACATGAATCGGATTACCTTGAGGAGTTCCAATATAAAACCCATTAAATGCGGTTGCACGAATAACCGTATAATCACCAAAGATTGGATGATGAACCAAATTTCCTACTCTTACTTCTTGTATTGTCATTTTTAATCTATTGGGTGTACATCTTTAGGGTGTAAATTATTTACTGCTCGGAATATATCAACCTCCATTATTTTTTGAGCTTTTTTGAGTTCCTCCCAATTCCATTCTTCAGTATGTAAACTACCTCCTGACATGGAAAACATTTCGTATAATGGATTATCATTCATAATTAATCGATTGGGTGAGCGTCTTTATTGGTTAACTTCATACGTTTTACCGTATTTTTATATTTCCATGTCATATCATCGGAATAACTGTTATTGTATTCATAGTAGAATAAATCTTTGTCAGATATGTCCACGTAGTTATAACTCACATAATCGTATGTACGATTATCAACAACAGAATAACTCCAATATTCAGGTTCCATATTTTACAAATATAATAAAATTATTGTTCAGGTAAGAACAATCTACCAAAAAGTTCTCGATTTGATGGTGGGTTTGGGATATTCATTTCAATCACATTAAATTTAACGAAGTCATGTTCGGGGTAAGTATATTTAAACAAGTCTTGGATTGATTCTGAATAATATTCCATCACTCCTTTAGGTTGAATACCTTGTTTAAATGACACCGAAATATGTAGTCGAAATCTCTCAATAGCACTAAAATCCATTGGATTATACGTTAAGGAAGAATCCACATCTTTAATACTCACACTAATAATCTCAGGATGTGTTTTTTTAATTAACACATCAAGAACTTTTGGCATTACCAACATGGAATTATCAAATACTTCGTACCTGGCACTATTATTTGTTGTAATTGTAGGGGGAATGTCAGAAATTTTAAAATCACTCATACAATAATCATAAGAAAATAAAATCAAATAAAAAACCCATCCTTGTGAGATAGGTTAAATTATTTTATCTTTTTAAACTTTCCAAGTAATCCTTAATCTTCTTTTTAGCTTTTGACAATTGGGACCTTGATGTACCTTCGTCAATTCCCAAAGCGTCAGCAATTTCCTTATGAGATTTGTCTTTATAGAAATATTGGTAGAAAACAAATTGATAACCTTTAGGGAGAGAATCAATGGCGTTTTTAATATCTGCCACGGTATACTTACCCATAAACTCAATATCTTCATATTTTTCTTCAGGTTCATCTGAAACATCGTTTCTTTCAAAATCAAAATCACTTGTTGTGTCGATTTTTCTTTTCTTAGCTCTGAACTCATTGATGATTGTTGTTGTAATCACACGACGAATCCAACCCTCCAAACTACCTTCACCCTTAAATGTGTGGAGTTTATCGTTAACTCTCAAATATCCAAGTTGGCAATATTCAGATGCCAAGTCATAATCTCCGTTTGCATATTTCATACAAACTTGTCTAAACATACTAGGATAAGTGGATTTATATACTTTATCAAAATTAATTGGTTCAGTTGCAACTTGTTCTTGTATGATTCTCTCAATTATTCGAGTTAAATCTGATTCAGTTATTTTAATTGGCCAAATTCGTATAAAATCAAATTCCATACCCAAAACATCTTCACAATATTCTGCAATAAGTTCACTCGCCTCAGATTTATAAACATCAAACATTGAGGTAAGGTGTTTAATAAATGATGATGAAATTGCCAATTGCAATTTACCTGAATCATTTTTGAAAACATTAAGTTGATATTGGTCATCTCCGTCAAACTTATAACCTGAACCAAACTTTGTATCAACTCGAACCATGTTTCCGAATGTCATGTCCAAATACCTATTAACCATTTTGGTTAAGCGGTCATCAGATTCAATTAAATTCTTATACTGTGATTCAGTGATAATGTACTTCATAATAATAAATATAATGACCCGACCATTTGTTTAGATGACACCAACGAGATGACCATATAACAAAGGATTTCGAACCGACCGAAGGTCGGAAACGGCGGTCCAAAAACGAGAAAAAATGAGGGAAAATATCCGACGAAGTCGGTTTTCGTCGGCGCGTTCTGGTTAAAAAGATGAATAAATTCATACTTCAACATTTAAAAATATAAAAGGTTGTCTATTATTTAATCATGAAAACAATACTAATCCTAGATGCATTTATAAATGATGAGGCAGATGAAACACGTTTAAGTAATTTTATAGATTCATCAAGAAATATTGGCGATGACATATTATTAATGTCAAATACCAACATATCAAAAACAATTCAAGATAAGGTTAACTATTTTTTCTACGATAAAAGGAATCAATTATTTAAAGAAAAGTATGACAATTACCAAGATGTTTCATATTATAACCTTTACGAATTTTTTAGAGTATCAAATATATTTCCACATACTCAACCACACGGTCTATCGGTATTAATTAGTTTATTTCGTTCTGTGAAAATTGCAAAAGATTTAGGTTATACACATTTTTATAAAATGGAATATGACGCAATTCTCGGAAATCACACAACAAATAAAATCAAGGAATTAAATCAGGACTGTATATCAAACGGAAAGAAAGGGGTTTTCTTTATGAACGAACCAACCTTTATGAACGTACATTATTTTTTGTGTGAAATAGATTATTTTTTAGATAACTTCTGGAACATAACATGCGAACAGGACTATATTGACTTTCTTCAAACAAACTATAACAATCGGAATTTTCTTCTTATGGAAGAATTTATGTGTGAGAACTTAAAAAAAGTTAACCAAAATGAAATAATTGTTCACCATAATTTTGTACAAGAATTTTCAGACACATTATGGAATTCAAAACACACCAGAGTTTATTACGACCAAAAATATAAAGGGTGTTATACCAAATTTTATTTAAATCAAAAAAATCCTGACGAAATTTTCATCTATAGTTATAATACAAAATCTGAACCAACAACAAGACAAATCATAATAACATTTAATGATGAAACAAAAACGGAACTATTCCAAAGTTTTGATGGTTACGGAATATGGAATTTATACGGTTATCCAAACAACATAAAAAAAATGGAGGTATATAATGAAAATGGATTTTTGTTCGAAGAATATTGTGTGGACGTTAAAAATACAATAGAGTTTTTTTAATTACAAATCCCAATTAAGAATTTCCTCAACAATATAACCATACTTTTCTTCAAACCACTGACCAGCATATTCCAATGCATCGTCATATGAAATACTAAACATACTTTCAACTGAAACAATTATGTCATTTGCAACCAACAATCGTCTATTATCAAAAGTATAATTCCAATCAAAATTACCATAATCATCAAGAAGAAAAATATCATTATCATCTTCGGAAATATCATAATCCTCTGAATTAAAATAATCCCATATAAACCTTTTAATTTGTGATTCTTTAATTAGATATTTCATTCGTCAAGTACTTTATATTCATAAACTTTTAATCCCGTATGGTCTTCAAACCATGAAAGAAATACAGGTCTCCACACATCACCAAAATACCCATCAAGGTCAGGGGATTCACCAACAGTTAATTTTCCTGAAACATACTTATATCGAATATGGTCATCAATGTCAAAATAAACTTCATCCCATTTTTCATATTCTTCTTTATACTGTTCAGGTTCTAACCAACCATAGTCAGGATAATAATTATCATCCAAATATTTTCGGATAACAGATTCTATTTTTGATTCACTAATTAGGTACTTCATATATTGTTTTATAATCCATTCCCGTTTTATCTTTAAACCATTGTTTAAATACTGGCTTCCACGCATCTCCGAAATAACCATTAAGTTTATTCAAGATATCTTTGTCATAAATTTCAACAAGGGGTGATTGTGATGCAAGTCTTTCGAATTCACTTCCTGTTATATAACTAGGGGTTAGTGATTCGTAATACTTTTCTCCAGTCCAAGCAAAAAGATAATCAGAACCAGAGTCACTATAATAGTCATCATTCACAAAATCATAAGCATTATTAATCTCCTCACCGTTTTCATCTAATGCGGGTAATGTATTAATTTCCGTATTCCCATCTTTTGATGCAAACGCTTGGTCTATAAATTCATAGATGGCGGAATTCAATTTAGATTCTGTTATAATATATTTCATAGTTTTTACTAAAAATTAGGTGATTTGAAAGTATCCACATACCCGACCTCAAGGTTAAATTTATTTTCAAACCAATTCTTAATGAATTCTTTAGCTTGTTCTATATCACGAGAAAACATAGACGTAAACATGTTAATTAAGTCCATTCTAATGGACATCTCAGAATCATCATACGTATAATCAATAGAAACTTCTTCCTCATATTCATAATCTTCACCCAAATTATCATAGATAATAAGGACATCACCTCCATCGGATACTTTTTTACTGGCAAGAAAATTGTCCATGTAGTTTGTCATGAGCATGTCCAATTTTGATTCTGTAATTATATATTTCATAAGTGAAAATCAAATTTTGTATCCCAAACCGCATCCAAGTTGTCATCTTCATCTTCATAAGGGAACAAAGAAGTAAATAACGGAACAACAATGTCCGAAACCTCATTTTCAAGTTTAATAACATCATTATATGAAATACTTTTAGGAATACCACTTGTATTAATCTTAAATGTAAAGATGGGGATTGTGGTTAAATAACGACGACCATTTTCGTCTTTATGTGATGTTTGATAGTTAGATATGGTAATATCCAAACCATTAAACCATGGTTTCTCAGATAACATATCTTCTGTATATCTTTTTAAAATTTTGGCCTTCCTACTTAAATCACCTACCGATTCGTTTAAACCATCTTTGCCACCACATCTCTCATTATAAACTTCCACAAGATATTTTCCAAATACGTCAACGGCATAATAATAAAGAGAATCCTTATCTTTAGATGATGCTTGCAAATCTTCAAGATAGATATAAACAAACATATCACAGGCATCCTCAATAAAAGTTCCAGCATTATCAAAATCACAGGGATTCAAAGTATGTTCAATAATGGAATCCATCTCATCTTTCATATTCTCAAAACTCAACCTTCTACGAATCGGAGGAGATACGGTTTCCATCAATAATGTTTGACGCTGAGATTCGGTGATGATATACTTCATATTTTTTTAATGTATTCTCCAAACGCATACTGAAAAGAGTTCTTTTTCAGAAAGTTTTTTATTCTGACAACATCAGATTTATCAAATCCCTGTTCTTCAAAATAACTTGGACTTTCAACATCAACACTAATATAGTTAGGGGTTTTTTTAATTCTAACGCAATCCGAATCAATATACTTTTCCAAATAATCATGAATAATGTTTTGATGTTGTGATTCGGTAATAATATATTTCATGTCAATAAATATTTGTTAGTCGGCACCAAAGTCGGAATTATATGATTCAATTTCAACATCCAATTTATTTCCAACCCATTCAGATATAACCTTCAAAGAATATTCGGGGTCAATGGAAAACAAAGAACATACATCCTCAACAAAAGTGGAACTAACAAAACAATCTTTGTTCTTATTATCGTAGGATATAATCGGGTACTCACCATCATCAATAGATTTACGGGAAGGAAAAAAATGACGTGAATTAACCGTGCTTAACAAATAAAGACTTTTCGATTCAAGATACTTGTATATTAAGTTTTCCAACCTGGATTCGGTGATGAGGTACTTCATGTCAATAAATATACTGACTATTCGTTTGGTACAACTGGTCCACCAATATCAGTGAACGAATCAATATTAACCAACTCACTCTCCAAATACTTAATAACACCACGAAGAGCCTGACCCTGTTTCTCAGGAGTTTTTTCTGATAGGATTGTTAGAGATAATCCACCAGCCAAGACGGAACGTATATTTTCAACATCAAGACCTTCTTGTGCCAAGATTTTAAAATAGTATCTTCCATCTCTAATGGTTAGGTCAACACCCACCTGATATTTAATTTCTTCCATAATCTTACTCTACAATTTTTTCAACATACGTACATGTTTCACCTTCACTAAACCCTTTTTCCAAAAGTAATGGCAATGAACCTGGTTTACACCAAGCATATACAGTATAACCAGCATAACGGTTTTTAACATACTCCCATCTTGTGTCCCACAACTTTCTAAATACACCTTTCAATCTATGTTCCTCATGAACCCAAGCATCCAAAAACTTAATCTTTTCCTTTTCTTCACGTTCCATATAGATGTGTCCCACAATTTCCCCATTCAACATGGCAATCCATGTTTCAAGTTGTTGAGCATTACTTTTGAGGTGAATTACTTTTATATCTTCTATCATACATCAAAGATAAACAAAAAACCCCACCTAAAAAAGATGGGGGTATTTTAATTTTTATATTTTTTCTTCACATTCACATTCATCCAACAACTCCCCACACTTATCACATTTCGCATAAGCCATCGGTGATGGCATGCCACTATAATAACACCATTGGTCATCTTCCTCTTCCATCACCTCATAATTAATTGTACCATCAATATGGAAACAGCCAACATCAAACATATAATGGTTTTCAAAGTTAGGGGTTCACCAAACAACGACCAACTAAAATATGTGAAGACAATTGCCCCAATCGAAAACCCAATTAACCTTGAAGGCCACATTTCCCCACCATAAGCAAGAATCATATTCTTTACAGAGAACATGAATAACATGGAGATTGGAATCCCCATTAAAACAACCAACCAATAATGATTCTTAAACCACTCATATTTTAATTGACCTTGAAGTTGAAAGAATGTCATTGTCTGTGCAATAACTCCAAACAAAACCCCAACCAATAATTTTTCTTTATCCATCTTTATCTTTTAAGTGTATACCTTCTTTACCTCCGAGTAATCTTCTACTCTCCTCAATCTTTTGAAGTCTAATTTGTTCCCTGAGTTTTTCCTTGGCATCCTCAATTACATCACGATACTGACTAAGACCATAATAGTCCAAATAACTATACCCCTTCTTTTTCATAAGTTAAATGTATTCCTTTATTACCCCCCATCTTACTTCTTTGTGCAACCTCCTTTAATTTTACCAATACTATATTCGTATCTAAACCTATACCATCCAAATCCAAACAATCTAATTTGAATTCCCCATTCATATCATAAATGGTATTTATAAATTCAGGTAAGGTAACATGGGTTAATCCATTTTCATCAGGTTCCATAAGACAAAGATAATAAAATTAATTGAAATAAAAAACCCCTCCGTTAATGATATTCCCGTTCGGTAATCTTTAATATAATACACCCCTAATTTATCAGGATATTACCGTTGGGGAAAATCCCACACTTTACATATTATAAGGGTTTTACTTTACAAATTAGTAGAGTTCCATTTTACAGAAAAAATCCCAAAAATTTTTTTTGACATATTAGGACCTTTTTCAAAAGGGGGGTCGTGTTTTGGAAACCCCAAATGTACCCCTATATTTCCATCCCACAAATATAATACAAAAGTTATAATCCTCCAAATCCCACCTTTATAACATACATTTGGAGGATTATAAAAAAACCCCTCTGTTGGGAGGGGGTTTAATTTTTAATAGGTAATTTCATTTCTTCCCATTCTTGCTCATTAACAACTTCATGATAAATCCCACAAATATTTATATCCATATATTTTGCAAGAGTATTAACATATTCTTTAACCTCATCAATTTGTTTTGTACTCCAAGATGTTCCATAATATTCATCAAAAATAATAAGAAATACCTCATAACAAATTCTTTTATTAGGGGTATACTTTCCCGATTCGGAAACATGGACATCCAAATAAATCGGATACTTTTCTAACAACAATTTCCTAAGAAGTTTCTCAAACGCTTTTTCCATAATATATAAATAGTCAAAAAAGGGACATTTTTTTCCCAAAATTTTATTTCAGTATATAGGACTAAATCGAAACAGGGGGTCGTGTTTATAGGAAATAAAAAACCCCTCTTTGTGGGAGGGGTTAAAGTTAATTAAATTTTACACCATCCGAGACAAACTTTCCCGAAAGTAATTTTTTTAATCAATAAACAGATATTCTTTTTCATATATATAAGTTTTACTATAAGATAAATAGTCAAAAAAGGAACATTTTTTTCCCAAAATTTTATTTCCCGTTATACAGGGGATTATCCCCCCTAAACTGACAATATGACAGTATGTAAGGGGGGATACGGGGGGGAGGGGGTACCCATAGGGGGGTATGCCCCCATGCCAAAGGGGGGACATGTTAATAACTTTTATCCCTCCCCTCCCATTGTTAATAACTTTTATTTGTATGACATGATGTCACGTGGTAGAGTATCAGGATTGGCATGGTAAGATGATATCTCAAGTTCCCTATCCAACTTTAGTTCTTGTGGTATGGCAGGTGACTTATGAATACCATCAATCAAATCACCAATGGCTTTCTTAATGGGCCATGTATCATCAACCCCACCTGTAATGAACAGGGAAAGGTATGGTCCCCAATAAGGTTCACCTCGTCTTAGGTATTTGTCTGTTATCCTGTCCACCTTAAGTCCATACATATGTGAGAACTCATAGGGATTAATATCGGCATCTAAGAAGATGAAGGACTTGTATTGGTCAATAGTGGCGGGGTCTTTCACATACACATTCTTAATGAATGGAAACTCTCTCATCAGGGCTCTCTTGGTCACCTTAAATTCATAGTTGTCATATAGTTCTTCTTCTGTCATGGTCATTTAAATATATTAATAAATATTCGTGTTTAGGTTTGGGGTTGTCAAATATAATCCGTACCTTTGTATTGTCTGAAAGATGGAGTAGGAAGGGCTAGGTGGAACATACCTTGGAGCTTAATCAGAGGCAGCTCGTCCTATATTTTTTTATAGGAGGTTAATCTTTTTTCCCCGCCCCTTTGGTGGATTGAAATATTGTTTGAATTTATTTGGAATAGTGTCAACTATTCCATATATTTGTTGAAAATATATATACCATGAAAAAATTCATTAAAGCAGTTGTTATCGGTTACGCAGTTCTTTGGGCTTACAATTCTATTAAGGATATGTTGGGGGACAAAGAGGTCACCACTTTGGATGATATTAAGAAACTTATTAAAGAGAGACTCTAATGAGAAAGATTTTGTTTTACCTATTCATGGGATGGTTAGTCGTGGGGATATATAATATGTTCTTTAAGAAGGACAATTAATACCCCGCCGCTTTAATCAGGTCCTGACATTCCCCCACCATTTGTTTGGGGGTGAACCCTTCATGGAATATACTATCATCTTCTATCTTGGCATCGACACATGCCCATGACCCCATGCTTAATGGTTTATTTGTAAAGTTGAGTTTAGCCTTCTCGAAATAAAGGAGACCTATTTCTTTATCGTCATTAGAGATGGTCACTCTAATCCTGTCATCTATTTCTGTCAGTACATACTTCATGACGTTAATTATAGTTGGGGAACATATAAAAATAAAGTTATTAACAATTAAGTTATCCACATGACACTATGTCAGGGGGGAAAATAAATGTCGATTGTTGATAACTTTAGGGGTAAAAATTTGGAAATGTCAAAATGTCAGGGGACTCGTTGCATTGGGGATAATCCCTTGACGGGTTTTTGGTTCCCCACCTATGTACTAATTCCCCCCACTTTCTACCACCATTTCCTTTATTACGATAGTATTAAGACCACTTTTTTCCCCCTGACACTATCAGGAGGACCATTTTTTTACTATATACGATTTCCAGATAAAAAAGGAACACTAAGTGTAGAGGGCGGGGAAACGACCGTAGGGAGTGTTTCAGAGGGATTTTATCCCCCTTCAACGAGGGAACCGACTTGTTATTAAACCCCCTCGTTAGGTGGACAATCTATGTCCCTTCGTAGTGGAGACAACTCGTAGTGGAGGAAAGTGGGAGAATAATGGACTCTCTAATTATAGACCGTAGGTCTTATCTTACGAGTCCATCCCTGACCCACACTCTATGGATTATATCTTATTACATATAATTCTTACCGAAGGTCTTATCTTATATGTAATCTCATATAATCCACTACATCACATCTCACCTGTCTATTCGTTTAGGTGGGGACCCGACTATTAGGCGGGGGAAATAATACAATACATGAGTGAACGAAAAAGGAGACCCGAATGGAGTCTCCCTTTGTAGTGAGTGAATGGAATGTATTATTTCACAATAAGTTTATTAAGACATTCTTCTTTAATATGTAGTTTAATATTATCATAATAATCAATAGTAATTGGGTCGGCAAACTTATTACTTTTATTTTGATTATATTTAATGGTGGTTAATTGTAAATTACATAATGAATTAATGATACTTGGGTGAGTTCCTAATTTAAAATAACTAATAGGTACTTTGTGGTCAACTTCATATCCACCCTCATAATATAAATCAAAAGTTTTTAAATAATCAAGAAGTTGTTTAGGTGAATACCCTAATAATTTGTTAGTGGTATCATTTTTAGTTAAACCCATTTTAGATAAAGCTCTTTTTAATATAGAACGACATTTACTATCCCACTTACCAATCTCACTGTTTAAGTAATTTTTTTTAGCGGTTTTTCTCCACTTTTTAAAGGTCTCAGGATTTTCTTCTTTCATTCGTTTTGAATATTCCTTTGTAGATTTTAACACTCGTTCAAGATTTTTATCTTTATAATCATTTGATTTCTCACACATACATTTTTTACACTTGGTTACCAATCCATCTCTAGTGTTATTGTTTTTATGAAAGTCATCAAAGACATAAAAAGATTTACATCCATGACACCTTTTTTTACCTTCTTTTTCCATAATAATATCGTAATCTCGTCTGTTTATTTTATTATGGTTGGCATAATTTTTAACAGTGCTAGGTAACACTTCAAAGTGTTTTGCAATATCCTCCACACTTCTACGTTCTTCGCTATAGAGTCTAAAAAATGTATTTATGTCCGTAATAGTTTTTCTACCGTGTTTCTCTGCCTCGGCACACTTTTTACACAAACTACCTTTTTTATTGGCACTATTAAAATTATCCTTATTAGAATATGTGATATTACTATTACATGATGGACACTCGCGAACTAACATAATACAAATATACAAAAAAACCTCACCATTACAGTGAGGTTTTAAATATTTTTTTACTTACCTTGTTCTAAAAGTTCGTAATAGTCAAACAGGTGTTGGGTATCTCCATCCCCGCACAAATAATTCCATAGTGCTATGTCGGATTCTTTAATCTGTTCTCGTTTGGAATTAAAACGTTCCTTGTTCTTAATCGCCTGTTCTTCTGTCATGGAGTGTATTGTAGTCATCATAGTACAAATATAGTATAAATATTGTTAAGACAAAACATTCTTATTTTAATATTATTCTTCCTCTTTAGTTAATTCAATATATCGTAATGCCATATCAATCAATCCGTTCATGTATTGCCATCTTGGTCCTGCGTTTTCATGTCCGAATATCTCAATCAGTTTTTGTTTTTGCCATTCCCTTTCAGTTTTGACCAATGATAACCATTGACCATCAATCGTATCCGCTTTGTGGAATGCACTTGATTCATCAAATGGTGGTAAAGTAATCTCTATACTCATTGTTCTTATTGTTAGTTAATGATACAAATATATTAATATTTTTTATATCTTCAAATATTTTACCGTCAGATTTAGAGTAAACGGTAAAATCATTTAAATTTACCGTATGTAAACTTTCTATACATGAGAACCGTATCATGTAAAACAATTATACATTACTGTTTAGGATATGTCCTAATTATTACCACATATCCTTTATAGAGATGTAATTGTATTATACCGAACGGTATTATACCTGAAAGTATAACTGTAATCTGAAAGAATATTACCGTAAGGGAATATAAGGTTGTTGACCTATATTTATTTTATATGAAAGTAACTATCTCAGAATCTAAACTTACTAAAGTTATTCACAACTACATTGATATTTCTTTTGAGGGATTTGATAATTGTTATTATAATTGGGCTGATTTTAATTGTGGTATGGGTGTATGTTGTGACCCTTATGCCATAGGGTTTGTTCTACCTGATAGGGAATACGATGACTACCTATTTAAATTGGTTAATAGACAGTATTACGATGATAATGGTGATTATCCTCAGGAACTTAAAGATGAGTTACCTGAACCTTGCCAAAATAGTCCTGACGTAAGTGACGAGGAGTTTGACCTCATCGTATTATCTGAGGAAATGTATGAAAGACTTGAAAGTTTATTCGGTGATATCAATATTTGGAGTAAACCTTTATTGAATATTATTAATGGAGTATTCAATACGAATGCTCGTACTGTTTCATACCCTTATTAATCCCCACCCCTCATTTAACTTAATGTGTCTTATAAGGGACAAAGTATATATGTTTTGTTCCTTTTATGACGCATTATTATCGTAATGTGGATTACCGTAATGGCCGTTACGATAAATAATACAATACATGAGTGAACGAAAAAGGAGACCCGAATGGAGTCTCCCTTTGTAGTGAGTGAATGAATTGTATTATTAATTATGATAAATATGATATAACCGTTTAATTGTTTTCTCGAATGCATCCGAAAGTTTAGTCACGTATTCTATTTCTTCTTGTTCAGGTAAATCTTCCCAACCAAGTTCATACTTATTCCACATAATTGCTTCCACAACCCTTAAAGTTAATTCATATTTGAATTGCTCATAACTTTCAGTTTCATGGTATACTTGTTCTGCATTAATTGGAAGCATGTCTTTAGCTAAATCTAAATCAACTCTTCTAATAAAGAATTTCGATTTAAATTCTTCTCTTATTATTCTTCTTATGGATTCTTTTAGATTCATATTAATAAATACTTTAATAATGAAAAACCCCCACCATTATAGTGATGGTCATTTCTTTCTCGGAAAAAACTTATCTAATAATCCTCTCTTTTTAGAAGTATAATATGCGCTCGTACTTCCCCTTGCAAAATGAGTTCTAGTTTTATAATTTTGGGATTCTTCTCTTAAAAGTTCTTCGGTCCAAACTGTAGTTCGTTTCATATGAGAAATAATTTTTTTATAAAAGTCTTCACCTATTTTTTTGGCGGCGACAGTTACTGCGCGTGAATTTTTATAAAATTCAGTTAGTGTATCATACTTAAGTGCTTCTTTTTCTATGTTTTCGGGTGTCCAACGTCTTGTAAATCCACCCAACCCTCCAGTTTTAGTACGATTTAAAATTTTCCATCCTTCATTACGGTATTTGTTCAGTATTTCAGTTTCCATCTCAGATGCATCATCTTTATTTAAAAAATCGGTCATTATTTTTTTTATAGGTACTAACCCTGTTTTTTCCATATAAAGGAAAACCGCAGAATTTTTTTTGCTCATGTGGTCACTATGTCTTTGAGATGGTTTGTAGGTCAATCCTACGTAAACACTATTATCGGAAAATTCATACGTATAAATAATTCTTGAGTATTTGCTACCTATTTTTTCCATGTGTGTACAAATATCATTTAATATCTTTCTTTCTTTTGAAACTTGATATGCATTCCTATTGTTTTTTCGGAAGTCTGACTTTGTGGTATATTTCAAGGCTTCATTTTTTAATTCTTCGTAGGTCCACCTTTTAGGTTGTGGCATATGTGAAGTTATTAAATTAAAGAAATCGATACCTATTTTTTTTGCAGCACTATGAGCACCTTTACTTTTTTGCTTAAAATCAGTTAAAGTATTATGTTTCAAAGCTTCTTGTGTTAATAATTCTTTGGTCCATCTTGTAAAATGACTATTATCCATATGAGATGTTACATCATACCAAAAATTTTTACCTTTAGACATTGCAGCCTGATACGCTTTAAAATTGTTTTTTTTGAATTCAAGTTTCGTTTGGTATTTAAGTACTTCATTTCTTAAAATCTCATCAGTCCAATAATTTAACTTATTTTTCATGTGAGAAGTAATGTCGTTAAAAAATTCACGTCCTCTTCTTAACGCCGAAAGATATGCCGCTTTATCATATTTTTGAAATTCTCCTTTATATTCATATCTCAAAGCAATTTGTTTTAATTCATTTTTAGAAAGATTCGCACATTTTCTTGTTATGTGAGATGTTATGTTATCAAAAAATTCTTTACCCCTTTTTAAAGATTGCCTATACTGTGAACTAGCGTTATTTTTGAAATCCGATAATGTTGAATACTTTAACGCTTCTTTTTTTAAGTCTTCATCAGACCATCTATTGTAATGACGTTTATCCATAAGGTCTTTCTCTCCTTCCTAACCGAGTTTTCTCAAACCTTAAAAATAGGATTTAAAAACTCCATAAGGTCTTCACCGTACTGATAATGCTCAGGGTCAGTAATACTACCATTGATTAGTTCTATTCTTCTCGGATTTTCCAAATACCACTTGGCTAATAATATGGATGAAGTCATTGTATCTAATACATCCCCAAACTCGTGGTTGTCATTATACCATCCTGTTTGAGTTTTGTATTTACGAAACTCTATTGAAAAGTTTAGATTGGTACCATCATTATAATGTTCAGGAATGTAATGAATATACACACCGTTCTCTTCTAACTCCTTATATGTTTCTAAACTAATCATTATCTTGTTCTTTTGTAAATTCTGTCATATATGAATAATCAGTTGAGTGATATGTTTTATTCTCCACCGAATAAATATTCAAATCTATTTCGTATCCAGGATTCTTATCTATCCTATTAAATGTCCAAGCTCTATCAAACCAAATTATCCTGTTGTTAGGATATATAAAATAATTCCCATTATCCATTTTAAATACGTGCCCACATTTGTGTTCAGGTGTTTCAGAAAACCCCAAATCAAGATTGTTTCTATTTTCGTGAGACCAATCAAGCGTGAATAGATATGTCCCCTGTCTTTTAACCCCTGTGATGGATATTAAATCTGCTCTTAACCCCGATAGTCTCTCCCTAACTTTTACGTCAATGTAAGGACTAAAACAATCCCAATAGATGTATTCAGTTAAATCTAATACTTCAGCATCTTCTTTCCATACAAATGCATGTATTGGTCTTCTTGTCCAATTAACTCCGTTTTCCAAGAACGCCTCAAATAAAGGTGTCCTACCTTGAATTGATGCCACCGAATGAACATCACATGGTGTGAACTCACCAATTCCTTTTTTATGGTTAAATAAAAATTCGTTCCTTATTAAACAGTTTATTATTGGTAAGTTTGCGTTTAAAAATGCCATTATGTTTTCTTGTTAAAATCTAATATTGTTGATACTTCCGATACCCACCCTTCAGGTATGTTTCCGTTTTGTAATTTCTTTATTGCTGATATAGCATCCGATTCATTATCAAATGTTATGTTATATGTACTGGAATATTCATGATGAGAATCTGTTCCACTAATAGTTCTCCACCATTTAAACCACAAAACATTTACCTGTTTTTGTATGGTAAAATACTCATATTTCAAATTACACTTTTCATATAATTTATGTCTAACAACTCTATATATTGGTTCCATCTATTTAATTAAGCTAATAAAATCATTTATCTCCATCACCCCATCCATTCCCTCTAATAAGTTTACGGTCTTTGGTTTACCGTTCTCCACTAATGATTTGATTACCATGTAGAACTTACAGTTCACATTCACTTCATTCTTCATCATTAATGCGTTGTATGCTTTTTGTTTCTGTCTGTCACTTCTATATGTTGTTGTGACATCTATATATACTTTGGTACCGTTAATCTCTGTGGCGAAGTCAAAATCAATTAATTGGTGTATTCCGTGAGAGTTAATGAAACTTGGTTTGTCCTTCTTCTTCATCTTGGTAATCCCCGTCCTTTCGGTGAATACCTTCTCGAAATCGTTTCCGTTTCTTGACCGTGATTGATTTGATGACTGATGTTCCATTCCTACAAACTTAAAACTTATTTACCGTAAAATCAATAGGATGTTGGATGTTATATATTTTATCATTATCATTATCCATATGGAAACCGAAACTAAAATGTTGGACAAATATATGAGGAAGATGTTCCCATTTATTATTAACGTATCGGAGGTTGAACCTGTTAGAGTTCGTAGGTATTCTAAAGATAGGGATTTTAATCTTGAGTTACGTATTTCCATATATGTTTCCCCATCACATTTCTGTGAACTCATGGACAATAGAGTTGATGTTAAAATGAATAGTTATATGCTGAGGGAAACCTCATCCATGATTAAATCTATTATTCCTGATGCTGATGAAAGTAGAATTAAATTCTTATTCTACCCCGACATTGATTCCGTTACCATTTTTGACAACTTAACAATTCCCATAAATTAAATTGTAGTATTAAGATATTTTTGTATCTTTGCTTTATTATGACGAAGGAGGAATTTACAATAAAGGAACTTGTTAAAATGCGAGACGAAATTGATTGTCGCATTCACAATTATAAGGATGGGTATTTCTATCTCTGTAATGTTCGCTCTTATGGTCGTAATTGGAAAGAGAATTATATCTACAATACCTACACTCTTCAGGATTTGTGTTACCAATACAATGGTGATGAAGGGATTGTCGATGTGGTTTCTAACAATCCTAATTTGGGCGACATTGATAACTATGGTGATGTTATGTATGTTCCCACCGTTGAGGACCATGAAAAATGGTTGTCTCACAATCGTTTGGTAAGAACAATACCCGAATATGAGGAAGCTTGGAGGGTTTGGGATAACCGTGATAATGTTCCGTTTAACCAACGACCGTACTTCGCACCATTCTATTCTAAAGAAGAAATAGAAGAAATGAAATTGGAGTTGGAGAACTTCGATATGTCATTTGTCGCACCTGTTCGTGTTAAGTATACCGAACCTGTTGAGGAAGAACAGTAAATCTGTCGTTGTGTGGCTGGCATCAAATCCCCCAACCCCCTTTTTTATTTATTATAGTATTTATCATATATGAACCTAAAAGAATCCATCAGAAAAGTATTAAAAGAAGAGACCGAAGACTTTATTACCTGTCTTCCGTTGTTTAAGGATTTCAAACTACCTGATGATAATGTTAAAATTAGAGACGAAAAATGGTACGCAGTTCATATGGACAAATTCTTTTGGCAAGTTATTGATTTTGTGGACTATCCATCAGATAATGATTATCAAAGGATAAGAAATATATTCTTGAATCTAAATCGTTATTGTGGTATAGATTCAGATGTACTTCTCGCACTTAAAACATGCTTCTATTCAAAAATAGAAGCTCTTGAGAAAAAATGGGGTGATGACATTTATAATGTTGGTGATGATAGTTGGGGTGACTTGAGGTCTGAGATTGTATCACGAGGTAAAGATTTCTACAACAGAGCTATGTCTGATTTTGATATGGTTCAGAGAATGGCAAATAATGAAGATTATACAGAATCTTTTCAATATGCATTTCCATATCACAACGAGTTATCTTAGTAAAAACCATTATACGGTTTTAAGAACCACTTCCAACATTTGAATCTTTTCTCGGTCAGCTTTGGTCTTTGTTTCTTTATTCTTGAGGAACTGAATGGCGTCCAAAACTTCTTGTCTTTTGTTGTTCGGTGGTGTCATAACATTTTTAGTCTCACCTTTCATCACAACAACCTTATTGTCTTTGGTTATTGTTGTTGTTTGGTCGTATAGGATATCGATAATCATCTGAGCCTTTCTCTCATTTCTAACGATTGCAAGTATGATTATGTGTTTAAGTAGTTTCTTCATACTACAAATATACAAAAAAACCCCCACTTTATGTGAGGGTTTGGTTAATAAAAAGTTTTCACATTCATGTATTTTGATAAATCGTATTTGTCAATTATCTGTTTGAAGATTTGTTGCCTATATCTTACACCTAATATGTTTTTTTTATTAATAAAACTATAACCAAATCCTGAATCACCACTTGTTCCAACAACTCTATAATAGTTTTGGTTATGAAGTCTTGGAAGTCTTGTTGGAGCTAATGTAGCGTTGAATGCGTATCTCAGACCATTCTTGGAACCATATGCGAATTTACCTAATTCTTTTTCATTACGACCAGCCCACCCTATGTCTTTTAGTCCAAGTTCATCAACTAACGCCTTATGTATATATAAATTCATTCTGTCTGTAGACATATAAGCAAGTGGAGTAGTTGTGTCTTCACTGAACTTAATTATGTCGCCATCATAAGCAATTTTAATTATATTTTCAATACCCATTACTTTAACCATTGTTTCAAATTGGTTAGGGTCTTTTATTAATTGTCTGATGTTTTCAATTTTGGATTCTCTATCTTCACTAATAAATTTAAAATTAGTTTCTATTGGTCGTTTCCCGTGTTTCTTCTCCATCAGTTGTCTGTGAAGTTCCCAATCAATAATCGATTCTGTCATTTCTGTATCGTCTTTTGCCATCGCATATAGTTTACTTATTCTTTTCATTGCTTGGTCTGAAACTCTATGGAATCGGTCTATTTCACTCTTAAAGAATTGTATTGGATTATCTCTATATTTTAAAACGTGATTTTGAAATTTTGTTTTAATCTTGTTAAGTTTAATCTCTTCTTCATCATCGGCAATACCTAGTTGTCCCATCGCTCTAAGAAATTGTGCGAACATATTTTCACTACTACCAACATAATCTTCAAATGTACGCAATTTCATATTGGAAAGATTGACATAAATTATTTTCAAGAACTTTTCCACCTTATCTTTATCAGACATTCCATCAGTATCCACATCAATAGCATCAAAGATTTTATCAACTGTGTCAAGATTATTGTAAATCCCTTTGATTAATTTTTCAAAGGTAAAGTTTTTAATATCGACCAAAGTTTTAAAGGTTTTATTGTTTTGTAAGAATTCTCTAAATTGAGATTTACTAATACCTTCACTTCTCATGTTGGAAGCAACCTCTGTTGTTCTAACTAAATCCTCAGTTCCATCTGTAAAATACAAATAACGAACAAATTGGTCATCAACCTCAGGGACGTGAAACGATGGTAGTTTATCTACCGCACTATATTCAGCGTCTTTACCAATTAAATCAATTCGTTTGGCTTGTTTATCGTATTTGTGTTTTAATTCATGGGCTAAAGAACCAATACTTTTACTTTTCTCTCTAATGAATTCATCATACAAATCTTGAGGTTCCCATTCAGGTGAAGCATAATAAACAATATTGAATCCAGCACTTGTTGATGGTTGTATTTCTTTCATCATGGTGTCACGGTTAAATCTAAATTGTTGTGACATACCCATTGAAGATATTGTTACGTTTCTATCAGGAGTAACTCTTTCGTGGAAATCATCAACTTCTTCAATTTCAACCTCTAAAGTATATCCATCAATTGTAATCTTCTTCTTGTCACCCAATACCACATCAATATCATCTCTAAATTCATAAGATGATTCTTTATCTGTAATGCTCTTTAAGTTATCCGCAAATACATCATATAGTTCTTCCGCAGCATCTAAAATTGAATCAGGAACACCTAACGCCTCCTTAATAATATTATGCTGTTCCTTGGTGACAATAATCTTCATAGTATTAAATACTTTAATCTTCTAAATCAAGATTAGCCTGATTCAAAATCTTTCTCATCTCTTCCCTGATTTTTTCGGCAATTTTGTATTCCTCTTCAGATGCTTCGTAATTACCAAACATACTGACATCGTTCCTTACCACAGAACGTAATACTTGGTCTAAGTCCCACATTGCGAGTCTCCACTTAGTACCGTTGAGTGCATCGTTTGCCTCAACTTTTTCTTCAAATGAATCAAATTCTAATATTATCTTTCCCATAGTGTACAAAGTTAAGTATAATTTTGATAAACAACAAACATTTTTTAAGGTCGATATTTTCGTTCTTAAACATCTTTGTCACCACAACGTTCTTTATAATAACCTTTGAGTTCTTCTTCTTTGAAATTTGTTATGTAATCATAGATATCTAACCATTCAACATCATCTAAACCAAAGTCCTTGTTTTTAACTAACCAACTGAGTTCATAAATAACTCCCTCATAAAACTCTTCCTCATTATCATAATCACATGGATACATTGAATCTTCAATCAAAGTATATATTAGTCGGTCAACAATATGCATTTTTCGTTTGAATAGATTTGATACCTCAATACCCATTACCTCTTGAATTCTTTCTATGTCTTCTCGTAAGTTCATATTAATAAATACTTTACTAAATAAAAACCCCCACATTTCTGTGAGGGTTAAGATTATTTTAAAACATTCAAACTACCTGACAATATCTGTCTATAATCGGTCTTTAACGCCTTGAGTTGTACCGTCCAAACATATGAACCAACAGGAACTATACTATTATTATAAGTTCCATCCCATCCTTCGTTGATGTCTTGAGATTCCCATATAATTTCACCCCATCTATTATATAACGTCATTCGGTATTCTGTGTTATCAAACCCTGAAGTAATTATGGGTCTCCATGTATTATTAAACTCATTACCATCAGGTGTAAATGAATTTGGAATGTATAATAATTCTTGAGGACATTGAGCAATTGTGATTGTTGTTTGTTGTTGTGGTGATGCACATCCATTAACATAACTTACAACTGATAATACAAATGTTCCAAATGCATCCCAAGCAATGTTAAAGTTATCCGACTCAGTTGTGTTACCCAATAATGTCCATTCATTATATCCACCAAGAACGGTTGAAGTTACACTATATATACTTGGTATTGAATCACCGTCACAAACTTCAAAGAACTCGTTGTATGGAGTGATTTGAGATAAGATTGGTTGCTCATATACTATGATGTCCGTAGTGGTATCAAAGATACATCCACTTTGAGTATAGGTGTAGGTGATAATATTGTTTAATGTGTCCGCATTAGACGGATAAAAGTCATTACCCATTACCCCTGTTCCACTGAATACTCCGCCTATTGGTGTTGCATTTAACGTAGTGAACTCATCGTTAGAACAGAATGGTCCAACAGGTGTTATCACAGGAAGTACATTGAATATTGTGATGTCAAACGATACGGGGAAACTTAAACATCCATTTGGACTGACGGCAATCATGTCAACAGCATTTGGTATAAACCCCGCAGGTAATACTGACCAATCAACAACAACCGTATCATTCCCTTGACCTGACACAATATTACCAACAGATGACCATTGATATGTATATCCCACACCTAAATCAGTTGTAGTATATACCATATTGTTTGACTGATAACATACCGTATCTGACGCAATGATTGGATTTGCGATTACAGGTGGTGGATTAACTAAAGTTGCCGTACCTGAAACATTACAACCTGCCGCATCCACAATAGTAAATGAATAAATTCCCGAACATAAGTTGGTTAATGTAAATAATGGTGGTTGTCCATTCCAAGAAATGGTACTTACACCTGTTCCTCCATTTGAAACCACATTGATTGCACCATCACAACTACCCTCACAATTTGGGTTGAATGTCGTAACAATTGGTGGTGGTAAGTTTGGTGGACCTGGCACAACAAAGACCGTATCGGGTCCTAAGTTACCTGTACTTAAATTACAATTTGACCATCCCGCGTTACAAATAGGATAAACAAATTTACAAGTATATTGTGCTCCTGCCGCAGGTGGTGTCACCGTAATTGTTGGTCCCGTTCCTATTGGAGTTGGATTACCTACCTGATACCAAGTTAATGTTGGTGTAACTACAGGACCACTTGGTGTCCATCTGTACGCATCGTTTGTTGCTGTCCACGCAGTTGAGTTTCTACCAGCAACCGCAATACCAATAGTACCTAATGAATTATGAATTCCTTGTGTCGCAGTCCCACCTTGCCACTGCAAACACGCAGGTTTATTTTGAATATAATTCTCAATATAGTTAGACGATTCATATATTACAATATGGAATGTACCTTGATTACCTGTACATGAAAACATCGGCATGTTAATCCAACTAACTACAAGTTTTCTACATGGTGCAACTCCTTGAACTTGGTATTTTATTTGACCTCCAAGACCAGGATGCCAATCTTGCCAAGGACCCATGATACAATTTTTAGGTACCAAACCATTACCTGTTGGGATTGGTTGAGACGTAAAGGTTGTTGGTTGTCCCGCTCCGAATGAAATCCACCCGTTAGAGCCAACATAGAATTGAGTGTATGTCGTACCAAAGAAACAGAAGTTAAATCCAATACTGAACGGCCCTTGTTGGGAGTCATCCGTCATAAACAAATTTGTTCCTGTGTTTGTTTGAGCAACGTAAGGTATATTAGTTACACCGTAGTTTGTTGTTTGATTTGGGTTTGCCCCACCTCCACCACATTGGGATAGGTCAGCGGTTAATGTTGTTGTACCAACACCACATGGAAGTAATTGGTCAGGACCTAATGCAGGGCAATACTGTGTATACCCTATTGACGTTAATAGGGTCAAAAATAAAATAGTTAATAATCTCATAATGATAAGTAGTTTTGTAAATTACACGATAGACGTAAAAACACCATTTTGGTGTGGTCAATGAATAATACTAATAATATTTTTAGTATTCAACAGTTTTCACCGAATAAGTTAAGCATCCCCACCTGAACCACCCGCAGTTGTTAACATTGGTGCAATGTTACCACACTTAACATATAATTTCCATTTTGTTTGACCTATCAATCCAATGATAGTAACTTTGGCAGTATTCACACCAGCAACTTTATTAATAGTTATACTTGATGGACCGTTCCAAGCATCAACTCCCGCCGCCATCGTTCTAATTGAATCGTAGCCTAATTTATATACTTTAAAATTCCCAACATATTCGTCAGGATTTTTAGTCATTGTTTGAAAAAAAGTAGTACTTAATTTAGGAGCCTTTGGATAGATGTGTGATAAATCATCAGGTGTCCAATCACCTGAATATTTTTTTAAAACTTGGTCAGCGTGATATGGTTGTACTCCAACTAATTTAAGGTTTTTGAACCACCACGGTCTTGGGTTACCCCAATTATCGTAACGGTTATAAATTATAGTCCCTAATAAAGTTTGGTATAATTCAGTATCACTACCAACAAATCCCGTAGTTTGTGTAACCCCATTATATTCAACAATCATAATATCAGGTACACTTATAGAATCAATAAAGAATTTAAATGTATTTTCACCTTCACCTAGTTCAATAGTTTTTACCTCGGAGATAAAACCATTACTTGGGTTTCCCTTTCCACCAGAACTTTCTATTTCTTGTGTACAAAATTTAGGGTCTGTTTTAGGCGTACTTGTTGTTGGTTGGGTAGTGTTAAGTTTTGCAAATAATTTAACATATTGTTTTTGAGTATATTTTTCAGCATCCGCATTCACGCCATCCCAAGTAGGTCCTTGAGCACCCTTGTCATTGATAACTATTTGAGCACTTTTAGGTAATTTAGGTTTTAAATATGTTGATAAATTATTTGCCCTAATTTTTGATAGTGCTCCAACCACCATTTTTTTCTCTTTAGTAAAATCAACCTCATTATTCCCAGTTGATGGGAATTTTTCTCTGTCATAATTAGGTACTTTTGATTCCGATGATTCTATTGTAACTACAACAGGTTTACCTGGATTTTTAGTAATAAATGCTTTGATTTGATTAATAGCAGAATTAATTTTAGTACCAATTTCAGGTGTTATAATATATTTACCTGATTTAAATAAGTTACCAAGATTAATTTCAACACCTTGAGGATTTACTTCCGCCTCGGTAATCAATCCCATAACTTCCTTTATTCTAAGTATGTTTTCATCTAATCTCATGATAATAAATATATAGATATTTGTTTAATAATGAATCTTTATTATCTTTAAAGTTATGACAACAATTGAAAAACACATAGTGAAGTTCATTGAAGATAAGTTTAGTTTCCCTTATCTTTATTATGATAAAGTAGAACAGACGTGGGCGAATGAGTTCTTCCTGTTTGATATAAAAACATCGACCATGTATGTTAGTGATGAGGTTAAGTCAACTCTTAACAAAAAGTTTGGTAAAGAATTTATTGATAAAATTATGATTACAGTAATTAATGCGTGGTTCAGTAAAGCGTATAACCTTAAAATCCAAGAAATTGTATAATTGAGTAGTATTTATAACTGATATGAGTCTTATTCCACAAATAGAAACTGTAATTAAAAAATTAATCATACCTCAATACCCTGAATTAACTGAATTTGAGGTTCGAGATTTATTTGCCGATGAAAATATGGAACTATTTTTAGGTTATAGTTATGTTGTTGATTTTTACACATCAGAATGTTTATCAACAAAAAAACAAATGGAGATAGATTCCGAGGTTAAAACTTTGTTTAAAATGTTGTCACCTGACAAACAAATGTACAATAAAGAACCTAAAGTATCTTCTTTCTTTGATTGTGGTGATGGTCAAGGATTTGTTTTTAGCTCAGAATATGGGTACAATCATTAACCCATATTAATTATCGACCATTTACCTTCAAAATCCTCAACCAAACAAGTTGAGTTCTCACAGAAATCACCTGAATTCATATAATCTTCAGTTAACTTTGGTTGGTGTATGTGACCGCAAACCGCAACATCACAGCCCTTACTTTTTGTTAATCCTTTAGCATTTTCTTCAAAGTCAGAAACAAAATTAATCGCACCCTTAACACTTTGCTTAATATCATTCGCCAAAGAATGATAAGGTAGATTAAACTTCCTCCTGATGAAATTATACATCGTATTCAATTTGATTACAAAGTCATAAGATATACCGCCAAGTACCGCTAACCATCTTACTTTCATAATCACAAAGTCAAGAACGTCTCCATGGAAACAGTAGTACTTTCTACCATCAGCTCCGATGTGTGTATATTTTCTTACAATTTGAATGTTATTCATGAAGAACGGAACAAATGGTTTTAAAAAGTCATCGTGATTACCTCTGAGGTAAACCACCTTTGTACCCATTTCACTCCTTTTCATAAATCTTCGGAATATCTTGGAACATTCTTTTTTCCATTTTCCTCCACTTTTAAGTGCCCATCCGTCAATGATGTCACCATTTAAAATTAATGTCTCAGATTCATTTTCTTCCAAGAATTTGATAATCTTATCTGTTTGTGATTGTCGTGCACCAAGATGCAAATCACTCATTATTATTGTTCTCCATGTGTTCATGACCAATAACTCTTACTATCTTTAAAATATTCTTTATTGTTTTTATTTAGGACTGACCCAATCATTAATTTGGTCATATACCACAAACCTTTATTGTGGAATCTTCGTGGCGGTGTATATACAAAAGCATTATGTATTTTAAACATATTACTTTTTATTTGTTTGGAATAAACATAATCCTCAGCAACTTTAACTTCTTCATCAAATCCACCAATCTCTTTAAACTTCGATGATTTGGTTAACATGAATCCACCCAAACAGAATGGTGAAATTAACATTGATAGTTTTTGTAGAATATCAAAAACTTTATAAACGTAATTGTAGTCTCCGTTGTCAGTTCTAAACCTAACACTGACTAAATCTAAATCTTCGTCTTTTATTTTTGAAACAGTATTAACCAAAAGATTACTGTCCAACAGGAATATATCAGCGTCCATAAATAAAACATATGGTGTAGTAACTAAGTTAAATCCATTGTTTCTTGCTTTAGCAGGTAAACCACCTTCAATTACTTCTAATTTAAAATCATACTCATTTGAGTTATATTCTGATTTATTAAATAAAACTAATTTGGTATATAAATCATCAGATGAATCACAAACAATAACTTTAACCCCTTTAATATTTGTTTGATGATTTAATAAATCTAATGTTTTAGATATAATATCCTTCTCGTTTTTACAAGGGATTACAATAGTTAATAAATCATTTAATTTCATATTACTCTCTTATAATTAAATCCTTTATTGAGTCCAATATCACATTCATCCTTGACTTACCATCATACAATTCAACATATAAATTTGGATTGTTTGGCACGTAATATAATTCAGTTATGACCCAATTTGTGTCCATGTAGTTTATCTCTTTACCTTTAATTATAAATGCATCTCTCATGTAATTAAATACCACCGAGACGTTTTCTTAATTCTGTTGAACTATATTTGTGGGTTCTTTTATTGAAGTAGTATTCCATTTCTAAGTTGCAACCCGTGAAAACTTTGTTTCGATATTCATCACCTAATATTCGAATATCAATATTATTATTTTGAAGGATTGTCATAAGTTCTTTTTCCGATTCATATGGTATAATTTCATCCACATATTTCACCGCAGATAATTGAGTCCATCTCTCATAAAAAGATTGAATTGGTTTATTCTTATCAGGTCTATCTAATGTTGGATTTACTTGTAAAGCGACAATCAGGTGGTCACACACCGATTTTGCCTCTTTTAACATTAAAACGTGTCCCGCATGTAATAAATCAAATGCACTTGCAGTTATTCCTATTTTCATATTTAAAATTTTTCTCCGTTTTCAATTACATCATTCACATATTGAGTATGAGGTTTGGTTATATCTTCTTTTCTATAATAATAAATCCCCCAATCTCTGTTGCCATCTTGTGCTGGTAATGGTTGAACTTCTTTAATTCCATTTTTAATCACACCTTCAATTCGGGCAGTATGAGGATAAACATCATCATGAGTTTCTTTGACACCATTCTTAACCGTTTGAACTACTTCTCGTAATCGATGATGTTCTTCCATGTTAGTTTCTTTTATCCCTTCCTCAACCACTCTTTCTACTACAGCATCTATTGAGGGAATCTGAGCACAGGTTTGTTTAACCCCATTCTTAATGATATCATCCAATCTCTCATCACCATCCTCCCAATCACCATACTCAGTATGTTTCACTCCTTCCTTTATAACATCTTCAATAACACAAGAACCATCAATTTGTAGTGATTTTTCGGTGTGTTTCACACCAGTCTCAATAACTTCTTTAACATCAAATTGGTCAGTCCAATCATATTCATGAGGAATTTTATCTGAGTAGGTATTTTTCACCCCATTTTGAATAGCGCTTTCAACTACTGTATCTCTGGTATTTAACCAAAGTTGGGTGTTCTTCACCCCATTTTGAATGGTATCTTCAACTTCCTCAAGTTGAGAGTTAACCAATTCAATGGTTTCTTTAACACCTGTTTCAATCATGTATTCAATAACATCTTCGTCATCCATCTCAAGGTCAATAGTTTCCTTCACCCCATTATGTATGGTGTCTTCAACTCTATACGGACCATAATTTCTACCCCCAGAGGTATGCTTCACCCCATTTTGAATGGTGTCTTCAACCTGTTGGACCAAATGACGCTTCCGCACTTCAGTGTCTTTCACCTCATTTTTGACAGGTTTTTTCTTATTGATGACATTGTTCTCAACCCACTTTGTAATATAATGTTGGTTTTCAATTACATCCATTGAGGTATATGCAAATAAACTATTAAAGAAATTGTAGTTATACCATAACGTACCATCTTTGGTAAGTTCAATAACCCATCTTTTATCATCTGTAAAAATGAGCCAAGTTGAACCATTATTAGTATATGTATCGACTTTCTGTACTGCCTCGTCGATTAATGTGTTGACAATTTTCTCCATAATACAAATGTAGAAAATTAAATAACAAGAAACAATAAATTAAGATTTTTTTCCTTTGGGAATGATTCTAAAAGCAAGAACTCTCTTACCATTAACAGTTGGCATTCCGTATTCATCCTTACCAATACTCTTAACGGTTGTTTTTTTGTTTTTAAATCTACCTGTATAGATTGTGTCCCCAATCTTTAATGGGACATATATTCCGTCAATTCTATTATTGTCTTCCATTTTATTCTATAGTATCTTCTTCCATACAATCTTGAGACGTATTAACTAAAACCATTGGTCTAATACCAATATAATCTTCAATATATTTGGCGATTCTAGTTTCGATACTATTACCAATATATTTGGGAGTTAATACTAAAACAATATAGTCAGATGTTTTTGTGGCAACTACATCACAAATAGGAATTTTGTTTTCAAAAAAACGTAAAACAAGTTCTTCCATAATGACACTTAATTTATCTCGTTCAATATGTTCTCTATTGAATTTTTTAATCGTATTTCGTAATTGTTCTTCTGTTATAATGTATTTCATATACTATTTGTCTCTATAAAGAATATCTGCGTACATCACATCAAGGTCTCTACCACCTTCAAGTTGTCGTATAACATCCTGTCTTTTAAATAAAGTGTGTGCCACAATATAATCAATCATTTCATCATCCGTTAAATCATCAGGTCTGACAAATTTAGGTTTACAAGGACTATCTATATTTGTACTAATCATAATTTCATCGATACTTAATCCTTTTTCATCAACCAACTCCTCAAATTTTGGAACCATTACGTCTTCATACCACTCTTCAATAACATGGAGAGCATATGATTTTTTGATACTGAATATATTTCTAATTTGGTCAACAATCGTCATAGACACAATTAACTTACCAACATTAAACTTACCATCTTCAAAATAATAATTTATCATGAAATGATTTTTACCATCTATACACCAATTTTCTGAAAGACTACCAAGATTGTTGTTTTTAGTACTAAAAGTCCTTTCACCCTCTGAGAATAAAAGATTCAAATATTTAATAATCCCATTCTGTAACGCACCGCTACTTCTATTGAATCGATTGAATTGTTCTTCTGTGATTATTATCTTCATTATTAATTACTTATTACATTGCAATGTTAACTTGTGATTTTAGATAGTTAGCTTGTTTAGCTATCTTGGTTAAAACATTACGGTAAGTTTTTTTATCATTTTTATAATATAATATTAATTGGTCTAATCCATCTTTACCAATCATTTTTAAGCTATTCGCATCAAAAACTTTTTCACCTTTTGTATATCTAAGAATATCATCTAAATAACCCATTAATTGCTCTTTAGGTAAATACTTCATCCAACTTTTAGTTGTGTTAGTTAAAGTTTGAAGTGCTGCCGATGTAACCGCATTTATCTCATATGGGTGTAAGTTATAGTTTTTAACACTACTGGTATTATATGTTTTATTTAATTTACTACTAACCATTGATGGGTCTTTAATATGAGCCAACTCATGTCCTATTAATTCATCTAAATCGGCTTTCCCAACAATGTTTTTATTTACAAAAATACCATCACCTTTAGCAAACGCATCAATATTTTTTAATTCAGGTCTAGTTTTGGCATACATATTTGGGTCAAAAACATTTATTTTAACTTGTTTTACACCATTCTTGGTATTAATTGACACAATTTGGGTTGTTTTACCTGTTTTAATTCCATTTGTCATGGCTTTAATACTCTGTAACTCTTCTTGTGAAAATTTCACTCCAAATTTTGTAGCAAAATTAGATAACTTGGGGGACGCAACTTTACCCTTTTTCAAAGTACCAATAAACTGTTCTTTAGTTATTTTTTTTGATACCAATTTCTTTAATAAATCATCATAAGCACTTTTACCAAATCTTTGAACATAGCTTGGTTTAAATTGACTAACACTACCTTTTAAACTATTTAATATACTACTAGTCGCCTTTAATTCATTCGTCACAAGTGATTTATTGGCGTTGATTGATTTTAAAACTTGTGCTTCAGTTTGTGTAAATTTGGAGGTTTTTCCAACTTTTGATGCCAACGCAGCCATACCCTTCGCACCTAATTGCTTAACTCCTGGTATTTTAGATACTACAGGACCTATAAATGGGAGTAATGAAAATCCTGTGGCAATAGCTGCGCTTTTATTATCACCTTCTTGATAATATTGGAGAGCATCTAACGCTCCAATTCCAGCACTAATAAAAGGTCCTATAACAGGTATAAAGGCGGTTGCCAATCCTAAAATAGCATTTAATTCATGAGTTGGCATTTTAACAATTTTAGACATTTCCATTGCATGATATTGAGGTGTGAACATTGTGCCCATACCTTGCTCAGACAACTGTAAATTAAATCGGTTGAATTGCTCTTCTGTGATTATTATTCTCATTCCCTATAAATACTTTGGTAGTGTAAAGATTTTGAGTATATTTGTAAAATGATTGACAATTTAGAAATAATCAAACCACTTTTGAACTTCGATGATGAAGGTGACTTCTACATGCTCTATGTGTTTAAGAGAAAGAAAGACCAACCTGAAGGTGAAAGAGATAACCACCAATCGGTAAGGACCATTAAAACTTATTGTATTGAAAGTATTGACCACCTTGAACGTAGGTATGATGAGATTAAACAACTTTGTGAGATGTTTAAGGCTCGTGCATATATCCATGTTCAGAAACAAAACCATAAAGATGTTTCTTTGAATATGATGGTTGAATTGGCTCAAAGAATACAGAGTGGTCAAACTAACCAAAAAGGTTTATTCGATTCAGTTGTTGGTCAAATCAAAACCTCAGAGAAAAGATGGATTGTTGATGTGGATATTAAAGATGAAGATGTATTAATGAAAATAATTACCATCATTAATAAGTTTTGTCGTCCATTTGTTACAAAATCAGAAAACCACTTTCATCGGTCGGATGGAACTGTTGAGATTACTTATGACTATGTTCCAAAAGTTATTGAGGTTATTCCAACCAAAAGTGGTTACCATGTAATCACTGAACGATTTGATGTTATGGAATTCAAGAAAACTTTTTTAGGCGGAGATGTTCCTGATATTCAAAAGAAGAACCCAACTTTATTATATTACCCCAACTCTTTAGATTAAAATTATGACAGTAAGTATGGACGGATTGAGGAGACAGTTGTTAAGGAACTACAACTCCCTCACAGAAAAATTAAATAGTAAAATTACTGATTCAGGTAGTGACTCACAAATCACTATTGATGCTGACTATATCCAAAGAGAGTTGGATGGTTTAAGGAGTTGTATCGTAACATTAGCCTTCACTTATATGGATGGTGAAGATGGATGGAAAGAAATGGATGAGAACACACATTTTACCCAATTCAATCCCGAAGAAGATGATGAAGAAAATTAAAAAATAGAACAAATGAATGACGGTACAATAGTATTAGACCACATAGATTATGAGGGTTATAGATATATCTATAAAAAACAACCAGGTAAAAATGGTGATATCTGTTTAGCAACTAAAGACCCAAAAAAATACTGTAACGGGTTTTACTCATTCTCAAGTAAAGACCCTGGTAGTGGGATGTCATTTGTGGTTATAGCACACAATAACCCCAACGAAAATTGGTATGAAAATTAATAGAGAAGAGGTTTATAATAAGTGTGGAGGACATTGTGCTTATTGTGGAAATGAAATCACAATAAAACAAATGCAAATCGACCACATAGAACCTTTATTTAGAAATCATACCGATAGTCAGTTGGAACATTACAAAAGGGAGAGAGGTACAAATGAAATATATAACCTTCTCCCTTCTTGTGGTAGATGTAATAAGTGGAAGAGCACATTCAGATTAGAAGACTTTAGAAAGGTCGTTAAAACCTCAATAAATAGATTAGAAAGAGATACACCCAACTTTAATTTGGCTAGAGATTTTGGATTAATTACCGTAAATGATGTTGAAGTTGTTTTTTATTTTGAAAACAAAAATGGGAGTCAGTGACTCCCATTTCATTATTTAAGTAAGTTGTAATACTCTTTGAAGTGTTTGATTCTATCAGGTAACCCGATAGTTCCACCGTTCACTCTTTTTGTAACCGCAGTTACGGTAGCGTCATCAGCACCTTTATCACAAATAGCCCATAACTTATTTGAATCGAAGAAGAATGCTGCAGAAGCCAATGGGTATTTTGTAGCAACCAAATCAGGATTAGCAACAGTATCTTCACCAATGAACTTAGCGAAGTTTGTGTAGTTTGCCTTACCTGTCAATTGGATGTAACCTCTACCTCTAAATTTGAAACCTTCTTTTGTTGTTTCATCACCATTACCCATTCTACCACCATATACTTTGGAAGCAATTTTCTCAGGGTTTCTTGCGTATGACTCAGCAAGATTACCAGGGAAATATTTAGGGAAGATTTTTTTCAATCCATCAGCAGAATAGTTTAAGTTTTCAGACACAGCTTTAAAACCACCTGACTCGTGACCACATTGTGATAAGAAGTGAGCTAACCTTAAATTGTTTGTAATGTTGAACTTTGCCGCAGTTTCAGGAATCTGAGCAATTACCGCATCAGGAATGTGACCTTTCAACTTGTCTATGTTTAATGGTCCCGCTTTCGCAATTACTACATCTTCTTTAATAACTGATGGAGCAACTCCACCAAACATTTTGGACCAAGTACCGTCACCTACAATACCATCTGCAGTTAAACCATTTGCTGCTTGCCATTCTTTAACTTTAGTTTCAGTACCAGCACCGAAAATACCATCAGCCGCCAATCCTAATTTTTCTTGTAATTTCTTTACGTCATCACTTTTTGAACCTTTTTTTAATAACATTTTTTTTAATTTTTATTTAGTTTATTTTATATATAAATAGTTCAGTAACTAACTACTGAACCATTTGAATATCCTGTATTAATCAAATAATAACTTGAACTAGCACCACTCGTTGGGCTAGTAATTGTGATTGAAGTAGTACCAGGTAATGTACTTCTTAAATCCGAAGTTGAGGTGTTAATTGTATTATATTGGCTTGAAGTAAATAATCTTGTGTTAGGTAAAGACCCTCCCCAAGTTGAGAATCTACCGCTAATTCTCATATAAATTCGGTATACATCCGTTATATTAATATTCCCATCATTATTAACATCATATCGATAATAATCCAATGAGTTAAATGTTCTACTTATTACTTTATTGTTGGCGGAAATCGCATCATTATTACTAATAGTCGTTGTTGGTGTTGGTATGTCAATTTGAATATACCATTCAGTTGATGGATTTGTTGATTGAGAAAAAGAATAATACCCTAATGAATTAGTATAAACTGTTTGGTGTAATACCCATGCAGTGAAACCGACAACATAATCAAACTCTATCACGTATGGTAGTGATGTGTTTGCCAAGTCATTCCATTTACCTCCACTTACAAACTGAGTATAATCTTCAGTCCCCGAATTGTTAGGTTCTCCAGGATTCCAATTAACATATTGGTTAGACCTATATCTATAATTGTATAGATTAAATGTTCTATCAATTTCATCAACAGTAATTGCTCTATTAAAGAATTGGATGTCTCCCAATCTAAACGCACCATAACCACCATGTCCCATGTTAGTAGCATCTTGTAAACCAAAGGCAAAATGTTGTTGTCCTGTACCACTATGTAAAAACGCCGCTTGACGAGTAAAGTTGGTACTACCAAAGTTTACGTTATTTAAATAACCTCTCATTGTTGTACCATCGTATGTGACGCATACTAAATTCCAAGTGTTTAAAGTAATTGAAGTACTTAATTGAGTAATCCCCGCACCGTTCCAAAATCCAACTCTTAATGTGTTTGAACCAGTAATTTCCATAATTGATTCATGCCAACCTGAAGAAGGACTTGCTACACCTAATTCAGATGCAATTACACCATTCCCTGTTGGGTAAATCCAAGCAACTACAGATATTGAAGTACTTGAAAACTTAGAAGCCAAATTATTCGTTATTGCGTATTGGTTAGTCCCATTAAATGTTAGATACTTACCACCTGTACTTGAATAAGTTGGTGTATTATATAGTGTGGAGTTAATTGAAGATTTAATGTCGGTCAAAACCGTTCCTGAAGAATATGAAGAAACGTCATAGTCTGCAGATAATCCATCGGTAACTTGTACCTCAGTCCAACGATAACCACCAGCAGGTTCAGAATATGTGTATCCCGCAACCTTATCTTGATAATACCCAATCCAACCTGATGGCCATGTGTTGAATAAGAAATTATTCTCACTGATATTAGACACTGTTGCCAAGTGACCATTCATGGATTCACAAGTTGTTTTTGCTGAAGTCCAAGTCGCACTACCTGTTGAACGATAATATGAATGTCCGTTATAGTTTGTTTGTGACGTGAACCCAACCAAATTTGGTGTGGTTCTTTTATATAACTTAACGGGAACATTAGGTGCCGCTCCTCCTCCTGCATTATAGATGTAACCAGAATACGTAAATGTTTGACCAAAAAGAATATTGGTAAAAATTAAAAATAATATGGTTACATATTTCCTCATATTTTATTAACACCATCCATTAAAGATTTCTTTAATGCTGCGGAGAATGATGATTTTTCAAATGGTATGTTCTCATCTTGTAGTTCAATAAAAGTTGACTTAACATCAATCTTACTCTCACCTACTCCGACATATTCCTTACCATTAATAATTATTTTGGTAGTTACAATTGTTACCTTTCTTTTCATTTCAAATGGACCAATTGCAATCCCTGTTGTTGGAGCTTCAATACTTTCAACAATAACAGAAACACTATCCCCATCCTCACAGATAGAATACTTCTCTGATATTACTTCTTCAGTAATCTGTTTAACACCAAGTGTGAATCTCTTTGGACTAATACCTTCAATATTAGCACGACTCTCAACATGTTTAACTGAATAACAGTTCTGAGCGTAAGTTAAAGACGCTAAGAACATCACGGGAATTAATAATAGTTTTCTCATTTTATTTTGTATTTGGTATAATCTGTTGTTAATGGTTTCTCGTTCTTGAAGTAATACACTTCAGTAGTTTTACCGTATTTGATTGTCTTGTAGTATGCATCAGGTATTGTTGCACCTGTTGGTAACACAATTGACTTTGGTGAATACACACATCTAATCTCAACAACAACTTTCTGTGTCTTTGATAAATCCCTTTCTCTTACCTCTAACAATCTCCAAGTGGTTCTGTTAAGGTTCTCTTGTTGTAGGGAACAATTAAGGTATGTGAAGGTCTTAAATAACATTTCACTTGTACAGTTAAAATCAGCTGCAGGTGCCAAATGTCCTTTATCATATGGATTGTTTGCATAGTCCTTGTCATCTGAGGTTAGGATTGAATCACAAACGTAAAAGTCCATACCCTTTCTTGGTGCGGTTCCATTTGGACATTGAACCGTGTATCTAATAAATTTAGGTTGTTGTAATTTCTCTGAATACACCAACTCAAACATGTCAGTCTTGACATAAATTGAATCTCTTAATGTTTTTTGCCCGTAAACGAATAATGGTAAAATAAATCCTAATGTTAGTAATAGTTTTTTCATGTTATAATAATGCCTTTGCCCCAAGTAATACTTGGTAATTTATTGTGGTACTTTTTATTTGTTGAACCCCACTGAAGCTCAAGTTAAGTTTAAATTTCTTTGTTAATCTATAATCAAATGCTGTGAATGGAACCATTAACCAACCTGACTTATACCATAAACCTTCGTAGTAATAAACGAAAGGTGAATAAACCACAACCATCATGGTTGTATTGGTTATCTTCTTACTTACTTTGAATGTTCCAACTCCACCACCAAGTGCAGATAAACTTTGGAATCTTGATTCACCCAATTTACCCGTAGTAAAATTAACCCCAAGTGTTGATGTAATTGATTTATACTTGTATGAAGTCATTAAAGAAGTAGTATTGAACAAATCTCTCTCAAAGTTTAACATTGATGAATTAGCAACAATCCCTGTAAAACTTTTAACTTTCCTACCCATGAATAAAGTTAAACTTGAGTTGTTAATACTGGTTGTATAGTTAAGTAACGCACCTTTAACAACTGTGTTGTTGGTATTACTTTTAACAACACTCATATTCATTCTAAATTGTTGTGGTTCTCCTTGTGTCGCACTATTAATTACAACTATATCACCATTCAATACAATCCCTCCTTGTTTTGCATTAGCAACTTTCTCTTTTGCACTTGATGTACTTCTCGCATTATCTGTACTTTGATTTTGTTGTGTTTCGTCAGGAGTTTGTGTATTACTATTCTGACCATTACCCTGAGGATTTGAACCGTTCCCTCCTACAGTCGACCCAGTCTGTTGACCTCCTCCTTGAGTTGTTGTATTCGGATTTCCTGTGTTTCCTCCTGATGTCTGTGACGTTTCTCCACTTCCTTGAGTTTGTCCTCCACCATTTGGATTAGTGTTTCCGCCTGTTTGGTTTGGTTGATTTGTCTGAGTTCCTCCAGAGCTACCATTATTTCCCTCGTTAGTTTGCCCATTTCCTTGTTTTTGATTGTTAATGGTTTGACTACCCTGACCATTAGTGGTAGGATTACTATTTGATGTCGTATTATTATTATTCGATGAGTTGTTGTTCTTTTTTTTGTTGTCCTCTGATGCTGATTTTTCTTTCGCCTCGACAATTCCACCAACACTCGCTCCCCCAATTGAACTTATGTCGGTTAATGCTGACATCACATTAGTCAATACCGCAATATTATTTTGAGTTATTAACACATTCATATTTGTATTTTGGGCTAAACCAACACCACTACATGGTCCGTTGGGATTTTGTGAATTAACTTGATTAACCCACTGTTCCATCGCCCCTGATTGTAATTCAGCTGCGGTAAAACTCTGTATCGAACCATTATAGGTAAGTAACACATTACCCGATGGATTGTCGATATAAATTTGTTTCTGTTTAAAGGTACAGGGGTCCGTAAATGTATACGAGAACCCCTGTCCTAAAACCATTATCGTGTTGAACAGAAAACTTAAAGTAAATAAAATTTTCTTAATATTCATATTAGATTTCTGTCACGTCAGACATAACATTACCGTCTTCTTCGTCAACTTTTTGGATTAACATTTTATCACGGTCTTCTGAATTGAACCAGTAATCAACCACTTTGTTTAAGTTACCAACGAACGCACCTAAAAGGATAAGTAACATCTCTTTCCAATCTTCTTTGATTTCAATTCCAAAGAACACCGCTGAGTTGATACCCAAGATAATGAAGAAAAATAACCCCAATACGATTGCGGTAATTCTCCAACGATTTGATTGCATTTGTTGTAACATGTAGTAGAAACGATTCTTATCGTCTACCTTTGTGTAACCTGTTTCACCCATTAATAATTTTTTTAAATTCATTTGTTTTTAAGATTTAAAGACACCCTTTTTTATTAATTTTGACACAACTCTTGACGATGCCGTTTCGAGAGCCTTTTTGGTCGAAATACCTATTGTTGATTGATTAAACTTAATGTCTTCCACATCAGACAAAATTGAAGATGTCTTAACAGTTGAGGACTCACCTAAACCACTACCTGTGATAATCTCACCTGTTTCAGCATCAACAAATCTAACTTGTAATCCCAAACGAGTTGTCTGTGTCGCCTTAGCTCCGTCAACCGCTTTAACCACTTCGTCTTCAGAAACTGAAAAGTCATATACCTCGATGTAAACAAAATACTTAGCTAAGATAACGTTACCCTTAACTTCAATTTTATTACTCGAAATACCTTTATCAGATGCTTTGTCTTGTGCAATCATCTTTTGTTTAATTTCTTCTCGGTCTTCAGTGAACTTAAATCTATCTGTTGACTCCAAGTACTCTAACACAATGTTTGCAACCCCTAACCCAACTCTTTTATCTTTAAGTTCAGGGTACATTTCATAAAGTTCCTCGTTGATACCAATTTTAAGAACTTGAATAGGAATAACGATTGTGTCGGTGTAATCCGACACGACCGCCATAGATTGTTTCTTTTCGAAATCTGCTTGATACTCTTCAGTTTTTACCGTACCAATTTGTCCACTTACTTTACAAGAGAACAAAAATAATGGTAGTGTAATCAATAACAACTTTCTCATTACCAACTTTCTTCTTCCTTTTTAGGTTGTGCTTGTGCTGGTTGTGAAGCTGCAGGTTTTTCAACTACTCGTTCAATAACATGAGTTCCACCATTCTCAACCTTTTGTTTGTTTTCTTGATTTTGTTGTACATTCAAGTTGATAACAGGTTGTGATGCAGGTGCAGCTTGTTCAGTTTTAGGTTCTTCTTTGTCATCAGAACTTTCACCACCGAAAAGTGTTGTTGTAAACCAAGTACCACCAGCTAAAACCGCTGTTGATATTGTTCCGATTAGGGTCTTTTTAAGGCCAGACCAAGTTCCGTCGTTTGTTTCTTGTGTTTCTTCACTCATTTTTGTTTTGTTTTTGTTTTGGTTTATTATTTTGGCTAAGAGGTCACCGAAGTGACCTCATTATAATTATTGTACAACTATTTTTGTTGCGATGTTTGTGTCAACTCTTCTTAACATTGCCACGTAAACTCCTGGTGATAAGTTACCTAAATCAACCATGTAAGAATATTCTCCTTTTGGAACTGAACCATCCAAAACAACTTCATATTCTCTACCCATTAAATCTTTAACTGAAAGTTTAACAGGACCGTATTCTTTAACTTTAAATGTAATTGTTGTGAAATCATCTGTTGGATTTGGTGAAACTGTAATCTCATCATTACCTGTTAAATCACCACCGAAAGCCATCTTATATACTTGAACGATTCCGTTTGTTGGTGTGATTTCCAAATCTTTACATTGGTTGTTTCCTGCGAATTTGTTTGTTGTCCATAAAGGACTAACTGTCCATTCCGCTTGTGGTTTTTTTGCAACGAATTGTAAAGTCACAACCTCAGCACCATCAACAAGTGGTTTGGTGTGGTTGTTCACATCGAATCCACCCCAATCAATTTGGTTGTCGTTTGTGTTCAAGTATGATACCCAACTTGAAGTTGCTGATTTTGTTTCAACACCTTTGAACTCAAGTAATGTATCGTTGTATTTTAATCCGAACTGTAATGAACCTAACTCAGTACCGTTAGTTAAAACTTTAACAGGTACATTAACCAAGTTACCTTCTTGTACTGATAACCTTGGTACGTTAACTTCGATAGTTGTTGTTGGGAAATCATATTCAACTCTACTATCAATCACATTATAGATTTGATGTTCAACACCTGGTTGAGGTGCGATTAACACTTCGATTGGTGTCATACGTGCCATGTTATAACCTGTTCCATTAGCATCACCTGGTACTAAAACATAGTAAGTAACTGAGTCAGGTTGACCTGCGATGATATCATAAGTGAAGTTGGTTACACCTGCAATTGATGAAGTATAGTTAGTGGATGAACCGTTGATAGTTCCGTATTGTGATACTGTAAAGAACTTAACATCTTTTACGTTGTTAGGCCATACAGAGAATCTACCTGAGATTCTACCAAATGTACCCCAAGCATCCGAGATAGTTAAGTTATTGTCACCATTAACATCAGCAGCATAGTAATCAAAACCTGTTGGTGTTTGTGTACCTAATACATAGTCCTGTACTTTTTGAGCATCTGCTGTGGATATTACGTTACCTACACCCATAGTATCACCTTGTACTTTAATTCTTACAAAATAACCTGTAGTATCTATTGCCACGTTTGCAAAATTAAACTTACCTTGTGTGTTTGTAAGTTGACTGGTAACTTGAACCCACGAACCACTTGGTTTAAGTTTCTTCTCCAAAGCAACTGTAAGGTTTTTAGCCCCTGAACCTGTCACGTTGGTAAAAGTACCTTTGAATGACATTGTTTGAGGAGCAATTACACCACCGTAGTTTTGTAGAGTTAATGTATTATCTGTACCATCTTGTTTAGCTGCAACTGCAGGATATGTAGATACTGTTCCAAATGTCATATTCGCAATTGAAGTAAGTGATGCGAAGTTTGATACATGGTCTAGTTTTAATCTAACAATCGGACCTGACGGTAATTCAAATGTTGATAAACTACCTGTATAAGTGAAAGTGATTGTTGCCGAACCAGATGCCTGAGCAACAGAATATTTCAAGTTTTGAGCGAATGAAGTATTCAGTGAAGTTATGGTATCGATACCTGAAAAAGCCGAGTTATCGTAGAAAACTCTAAATTGGAAAGCGGTAATCTTTGTCGAGGTATTGTTGTAGAAACATAAATCTACATTGGTAAAACCTTGAGCAACGGTACCTGCTAAGTACGAGGTGTCCAAGTTAATGTAAACACCTGCGGTCGATGGTATTGGACAAGTTGTGGTTTGCCCAAAACCAAAAATGGTTAATAACGAGAACGTTAGGGAAAGGAGAATTTTTTTCATTAGCATTTTGTTTTTGGTTTATTTTTATTTTAGTATTGACTATAAATATTATTGGTTTATCATTCGACCTTATTTTTACTATTTATAATTAAATTATGAGACTATTTTTTTTGTTATTATTCGTTGTGTTATTCACCCCAATTTACTCACAAGTTAAGATTGATGATGTCGGAGATGGGTGGAAATTAAGAGTTGATAGTGCCGTCGCACTAATAAGAAATACCGATTCAGATAAGTACGAACTGTTGATAGAAGTTTGTGACCACATATCTTATTGGAATGGTGGGTTTTCAACTATTGAGGACTCCTCCACGATTCTAATTACTCAGAGGGATATGTTGTACGGTTCAATAAATAATATTGCTGCAATCATCATTCATGAATCCAAACATTTATTCTATTTAAGAAATAAAGTAAAACTTCCTCCACATGAAGAAGAGCTAAGGTGTTATAAATATGAATTGGATTTCCTCAATAAGATTCCAAATGTCGAACCTTGGTTAATCGGTAATGCAAAAGATAAGATAAGATTATATTCTTCTTTGGATTAACATATTTTTTTATTTACCTTTGTACAAATTGAATATTATGACAGAAGAAGAATACGAAAATTGGGAAATGGTTAGATACCGAATTGATAATGAAGGTATGGAATACTGTTTTGAACATTACAGCTCATTCGAAGAAATCGAAGATGAGGATTTTCACAAATTAAGAAAAGAACTTTTGGAAAAAATGAGAGAAATGCGTACCTTTGTAACTGAAAAATTAGAAAGTTATGAAGAAGAGTATTAATTTATTATTGGTCTTAGGTTTAATTTCGTCTTGTACTATGAAACCTGATGTCCTTGAAACAAAAATGAAACTTGTTGTAGACTCTGTCGAATATCATGGGATTGGTCAGGACCATTCATTACAGACAACTCCTTATTGGAGAATACATTTAAAAGAAAATAATTTGTGGACGAAGGTTATTAAACCTCAGGAGGTTGGAGATACTGTAGAGTTTACAATTCGTAAATCTACCTACTAATCCTGTTCGTAAATTACACTACTATATTGGGGATTTTCTTTATCGAATTGTTTAACGAAAATTCCCGATAAAGTATTTGCCATGTTTTCTTCAGGACCACCGATGTTCTGTATCTTATCGGTATCTTTAAGTCCCATCTTTTGATGTTGGAATTCATGAACCCACTCGTGTGCAACGGTTCTAAAAATATCAATCAACAATCTTTTGTTCGCCAATACATATATCTTATGTCCTGGCATTCTAACCCCTGTGGTCATCTTAATATCTCTATTACCTGTGAATGTAATGTAGACATCATCTGTAAGAGGTAATTGAGAATGTAAGAACTTTACAAACTCTTTCGTAACTTCGATTTGTTCTGTGGTGAAAAATTTATTAATATCTTTGAAACATGCTTTCATTATTAATAAATACAATAAAAAGGGTTAAGTGAAAAAAGTTAGATAAAATGTCTAAAAGAATTTTAACATTTGAGGGTTTAACAAGTTTGACGCTTTGAAGACTGAGATTTGAATTCTTATCAGTTCATGTATCAAAGTTTCCAGATATGTTTTGTACGTGACGTATTACCTTCCCTCTCTCAACTTAACCCAATATCTTAGATGGATGTGGTAGCGTTATGCTCATCCAATTCTTCTTGGATTCTTTCGATTTCTTCTTCAATAATTGAAACCATTTGGTCTCTTTCCAAGATACCAATTTGTGCGGTTTTGACGATTGGAGAATCTCCACTCATTCTACCATAACGGTCAGAGTATTTACCCTCAACACAATCCAATGATTTTAGATTCGACAATTGAGATTTCAACTCAGACATACGGAAAATTTTACCGTATACAGGTGCATTTGCCAAGTGTAATTTGGTTTTTAATTCAACCAATTCTTCACTCATGGTCAACCAATTTTTCATTGATTCTTTAACATCATAAACTCGTGTTGAACCTTCCTCAACAGAATTATACATTTGAACTTTACCGAACTCTTGGTTCATCTTTGAAGCTAATTTCTTCTTGTACTTTAATGCTTGTTTTACTTTCATAATCTTGTTTTGTTGTTTGTATATTATAAGTGTTTTTATTCAAAAGTCAAATTTAATCATCCCCTGCATCCCATTCAGTCAATATAAATTCCAATTTAATGAATGTTATTTGATTGTAACGGTTCTTAAATACTGTCGCCTTCAAACCACCACTTGATGACCCGTAGGACTCATTTACAGTCATTCTACCCGCTTCTTTAATCCCTTTAATAGCAGATTCAATTCTATCTTTAGCAGCTTCGATTAAATCGTGTTTCGTTGGGATTCTAAACCCGTCATTTCTCAACCATAACCAACCCATATATTCCATCATTAGTTGGCACTTATAGAAGTCGAAGTTTTGGATTACTTCATCAATTAATTCTTGTTCTTTTTTGTTAATGGTCATCATGGTGTTCACCTATTTTTTTAACTCTATATTTGTACCCTGAATCAGAGTTAACTTCAAATCGAAGTCTCATTTCTTCAGCTTCTTCTTTAGTGTTGAATTCTAACACATCATCTTCGCTGTCTAAAATAACGACAGGTAATTCTTTCTCTTTGGTAATGTCTTTCACCATCTTGATTATAATATAGCTCATGATGAAATAATAAGAAAAGAATCCCCAACTTTCAAGGTCAGGGATTTCTTTTTTTTTAGATGGATTGGACCATCATTTCGGTCATACCATTCCATTTTTTGATTTGGGATTTTGGAACCCAAAACTCCATCTCTCCAATTTCCTCAACTCGTTTCAAGTAATCGTTACGGAAACGTTCAACCTCAGACTTGTTCTTGATGTACTCCACCTTCATGTGTTTAGAACATGTCTTACCCATTTTAGTCAACATAGAGAACTCATCGGTCAACTCACGTCCGCAACACATACAGATGTTACCACGTTTTACGGTCATTTTACCTGCGAACTTAACCGCTTTTGGACTAACACCCAACAAACGAGTGATGTCAATCAACACAGGGTTAAACTCTAAACCGTAGGTCTCTTTCAATTGTTGACCGATTTTACGAGCCAAGATGATTGATTCACCTTCGGTTGGCCAGTTCATACTGATAGTCTTCTCTTTGTTCTCCTCTTTTACGATTTGAGCAACCGCTGCTGACACTTGTTTGTCAGTCAACTTACCATACTTCTCAAGTTTAGATTGAATTTCTTTCACAAAGTTGTTCTCACCTTTGTAGGCTTGGATTTTCTTCATGTCTTCAGTCAACTCGACTTGTTTTGCTTCAACAGGAGCGTTGAGGATTTTCTCTACTGCGTTTGATTGTGCCATAGTTAATGAACCGTATTTAGATACTGCGTCCTTCATCTTAAGGATGAAAGAGTTTTGACCTTTGTAATTTTGAACTTTTTGGGTGGTGGAGATAGTTGTCATATGTCTTAGTGTTTTTGTTGATACAAAGATAAGACAATTATTGGAACCTCCAAAACATTTTTTCGGTTATGACAACATTTTTTTTAACCAGGCTTCTAATGTGATGGTTGTAATTGGTCCGAATTTTTCAATGTACTTCTCACAGTGTAATCCGTACATCCTGTCGTGCCCCAATCTATCCGTCACATATTCGTATTTGGGTGTGTTTCCAATCACTTCTCCAACCTTCGCGATAAGTTGGTTGTTTGTAATTCTATAACCACTCCCTATATTAAATACTTCATTTTTGATATCCGACATTAACAAATTGTAAATTGCTAATGAATTATCATCGGCATGAATCCATTCCCTAACTTGTTCTCCATCACCATAAACAGGTATCGTATCTCCGTTATTAACACATTGGATAATTTTAGGTAACATCTTCTCAGGGTGTTGGTTTTCACCGAAGTTATTACAAGTCCTGGTAATGATGTAAGGTAACCCAAATGTTCTTCCCGCCGCTTCAACAATCATGTCTGAACCAATCTTGGATGACGAATAATAAGAACTTCCATGTAGGTTAGATTCTTCTGTTGCCAAAACCAATTTACCATTAATCAAACGGTCACCATAAACCTCATCAGTTGAAACGTGAATGAACTTCTTAAGTTTCTTAAGGTTCTTAGCCAACTCAACCAAGTTGAATGTTCCCTCCACATTTGTTCTCATGAAAGGTCTACCGTCTTTAATTGAATTATCTACGTGGGTCTCAGCTGCGAAGTGAACAATATAATCAGAATCAGGTAGATATTGAATCTCCCAAATATCCTCTTGGATGAACTTAACATCACACTTAATGTTATCTTTATTCGCTGCGTAGGTTAACTTATCAATTATCGTTATCTCACACTCAGGATGTAACTCCTTCAACTTATTCACAAAATGGGAACCTATGAATCCATAGGCTCCCGTAACGACTACCTTCATACTTAATATTTAATCCAATTATTTTTATAATTCTTGTTTGACGCTGCAAACACTGCATATGAGTTTCTAACAGGTGAACCAGTGTTGTACCCACCACAAGCCAACATCCAATCACGAGTCATATCATATCTTGTTCTCAACATCTTCATACTAACCTTAACATTTAAGTCAATGTTATTACGTAACTCTTTTTCACTAACTCTTCTTTCAGCATAACTGTGAGCCCATCTTGTAATGATTTGCATTGGTCCCTGAGCTCCTGCTGAAGACACTTTCCTGTGGTCATAATTCCAATGGAATGGTCCCTGATAACGTGTTTCAAGGTATGCCACGTTGTACGCAATATACTTAGGTACCTTGTACATCTCACTGTATTTCTCAATTGAGGTGTACATCTGTAAACAGAATGGTGAGTTTGGTTTCCCACCTAATTCACTTAAACTATATTCGTCCTGGCGAACATACTTGTTTGTGAGACTCATGGTAGCCATTATGACCGCCATGAGACACAAGACATACAGGAATTTAAGTCCTCTCTTCAACATTATTTCTCAGTTTTAGGAGTTGATGGAGCGGAAGCTTGACCCCAAATGTTCTTGGCATATAGACCAAAGATTGTATATCCAACTGAGTCTTGATAAACCGTATAAGACCCGTCACTCTCTTTGATGATTAACAAGTTGTTGTTCTCGTCAATCGCCAACTTGATATCCGATTTTCTAACCGATGTGAACTTAGGTTCTTTCTTATAACTTTGTTTCACAAAATCATAGTAGTATCCGATTGAGAAACCAACGATAAGGCTGATGGTGATTACTGTGTAGAATGAAACTTGCTTCATTACTTGTCCGATTTTTTCTTTTAGATTTTCCATAGTTTTTTTTTTAAATGGTTCGACTTATATTTTTAAAGGTATAAAAAACCCCTCGTATTATCAAGGGGTTTGGATTGTTTTTTAGTTTTGGGTGAAAGCTTTGTCCGCCCAAGTCTTCGCTCCCATTCGGTCCCAGATGTTCATGTCACACATATCAGGGAATGAACTTCTCATATCACCAACGGTCAATACATCCAAGAAAGCTTTATCGATTCCGTGCCACTTGTTTCCTTTAGTAGTGAAAACATTGTGCCAATATTCAACTCCGTTGTCGTAAGTCACCTTAACTTGGATGTTTACCAAAGTGTTTTTCTTGTAACCTGCGATTACAGAATGAGCAGTTCCTTTCTTGTCGTGGATATTAATGAACCCCGCCTGACATTTTCCTGCGATACGGAATTCATATTCTTTATTAAGGTCTTTGATGTGGTTAGAAACCATTACAGAGGTAGTTTTACCCTTGATTTGGGTATTGAATGAGCCGTAGAATACGTCTCCTGACATTGTTCCTTCTGTTACTTTGATGATTGTGCTGGTGTTGGTGGTTGTGTTTGTCATATCTTTATCGTTTTGTGAATACAAAGATACAACTATAATCGAATATTACAAATCTTTTTTACAATTTTCTTCTTCAGGAGTGCATTTTTTTTCTGCCCCACATATCGGGCATTCTTTGTTTTCCTTTGATTTGATATATTTCATTCTAACAAGTTTACCCAATTCAAAATCATTTGGGTGGTTGTTAATTTCTTCTTCGGTGATGATTAAGTATTGTCCCATATTGTTATTTCTTTACATTATAAATATAATAGTTCATTTTTATAAAATAAACCTATTTATAGTTATGGAGTTAGATAAGGAGAAATTAAAACGTCTTGAAGATAAATTAAAATATCTATACAAGATGGAGCTTGAACAGAAAAAGTTTGTAGTTAGTGCCATAGACATTGATTTTGAGCAAGACCAACTTGAAACTGGTGAGTGGATTCTTGAAAGGGTTGTTATTCAAGTGGATTTTGAATACGACGGGAGACTTGATGGGGATGACGTATATTACTTTACCCGTGACTTAAAAATTATGTGTGATAAGTTTACTTCAGCACTTTCACAATATACCCCAACTCAAGAAGGTAAAATTGTTAGTGGTACTTCAGATAATATTGTTTCAGACCCAATGGTAATCAGAGTTGATTACAAATATGAGGACACCCACAATTTTACATTAGCAACTTATATCACATTCCCAAGATAATGAACGATAAATTAAAAAGATTAGCCAAAAATGTTTCAGAGTTATTACCTGAAGACCTAAGAGACCCTCAAGATGTATATGACGCGTTTTCAGTAGTATATAGTAATCAAGCGGACTACTTCCGTAATTTAGGTCCTGAAAATATCATCAAAATGGTTTTCTACATTTACTCACTTAAAGATACAGGTAGTTTCGCATTAGGAGATAAAATAATTAATAATCTCTCATTCGCATCACTATTCACAACCAGTGGTAATTACGCAGATGAGGAATGCCCTGCATGTGAAGGTTCTGCCACAGTAAGTTGCGATAATTGTGATTTTAACGGTAGAGTAGAATGTCCGACATGTGATGGAACTGGTTATGAATCAGAGGATGAACCATGTAATGACTGTCAAGGTAACGGTGATGTATATTGTGACCAATGTGGCGGTGATGGTGATATAAGATGCGATGAATGTTCTGGTACAGGAGAAGTTGAAACCGATAGATTCCACTTCGAACATTATTATATATGTACTTGGAGTGAAGAGATTAAAAGTGCTTGTGAATTAGAATCAGGTACAAAAGAACCTGCAATGTCTGAATACGATTTTGACCGTTTACGTGGTGACAACTATCTTACATTATTTTATCAGGGAGACGAATCCGAATTAAGAAGTTTTGTTGACATAAATGAAATGTATTGTATCACCTACGAAGATGAACCAAGATTATTGATTGCGAATAATAACCTAATCATTCATTGGGATGATAGTCAATCATTTGATATTTATAGATTATAATATGAACTTTAAATCTTATCTAAAATATCTTAACAAAATTGATTACCCAAATCAAACTGAAAGCTTATTACAAGTTTCAAGATATATTAGCTATAGCCCCGAAGAATTTCAAAATGATTTGTTGTCAAACTTGGGAGTAGTTGGTACCGCAGATTTTGTTCAGAGAACTTTTTCCAAATTAGGTTTAATGTCAAGTCCAGGATTTAAAGTAATGTTGAGTTCCGATAATGGTGATTATGTTCACATTATAATCCATTCAATTGATATTATTCAAACGGATGAAGAAGGTGACTTCCCATTTCATGTATGGGTTAATTATAGTTGGGGAGATAGTCGATTAGTTTGGGGTGAGGATGATGAGCATGTTACTCTTGAAGACGCCTATGAAGAAGTAGGTTTAGGTGAAATTGGTGAATGGGATGAACTAATAGATTCAATTCAAGATGATGTAAAATACGAAGTATACAAACAAACAGAGTTTATGATACACTTCGACGCACAACAATAAAAAAAGAGAGACCGAAGCCTCTCTTTCTGGGACCGACAGGATGTGTCAGACTTCCACCACCTTGTTTTTCTAAACAAGGAAACTATACCTCAATACTCAGGTCTTCTCGTTTAATCACAGAGTTTACAAGGTTTTCAACCTCATCTGAACTCATGTAAGAAATTACATCATCACTAGTTTCAGGATAAAAAAATCGAGTAATAAAGTTCCTCGACTCCATGTCAAAGATTGCAACCTCAAAGGTACTTTCAAAATCACCATACAATCCAATGTCCCCACCAACAATTGAAAACTCAACTTTTCCATTACCAAATCGGGATTGTTTACCATTACCGCTACGGAATACAGTAGCGGGATGTGGTTTAGCCCATTTCTTAATATCTTTAATTGTTATCATTTTGTCTCTACTGCCTCCATTTTTGATTTGGCAACCAAGTGGTCCGCCAAGGTGTATAAATCTACGTTAGTTGTGATGATTGAATTCACCAAGTGTTTGTATGGGATATGAACAAAGAACTCCACACCATTGAAGAATGTTAAATCATTCTTCAATTCAATACAACCGTGAACCATTTTCAAAAATAATTTGAACTGAGTTGGGTTGACGAATGTCTCGTCTAACAATACTCCGAATGTTTCGTGTTGAATCTTGATGTTGTGCGATGCTGTGTTCATATCCCTTCGATTTAGATTACAAAGATAGTGATTAATTCGTAACTACCAAATCAAACTTTGTATTTCTCCAAACTTTTTTCAACCGTACTAACAAAAGCGTTTACAACATTTTTAACATCTTTGAACTCATTCTCACCTCGGTTTTCAAGATATTTTAAATTTGTATAAAGTTCGTCAAGGTCAAGGTTCTTCATAGCGTCAATAAGAGATTCAACTTTACTCTTTGCTCTTTTGACTGCTTCCTTATCTACATGATAAGCACGATATCTTAACATCAACTCAGCTAATTTCTCAGGTTTCCAACCATTATTAACTAAACTCGTCTCACTAGTCTGGTTATCATTTTGAGTGTAGATTTCAATTTCACCTGATAAACTTTTTCCAGTGTTATTATAAAACGCAATTTTTTGATAATTCTTTTTCGTTGATTCTGTCTTATCCACCAGATAAACCAAACATCCGTTTTTGGAATATCTCTTGAACGTATCAGCATTACTCTTAGAAGCAGTACACCATGTGGTACCAGCACCATATTTCAAAGAACCTCTATGAGTCTTAGGTGAAACCATAATGACATTATCATCTTCGTAAAGTACGTCAACATGTTCTGATTTAACAAATGTTTTGTCATCTTTCACAGTTTGAGCCTTCTCGTTCATTTGAATCAATTTACGATAATGATTAAAGTCCTCAGAATAAATGTCTTTATTTGTATGATATGGTAGTAACTCATCAAATTTTTTGACCTCCTCCATAAGTCGATTAAGAGTATAATTCATACCACGTTGAGTGCGTTCGTATGCCCAATTTTTTAACATATACTCCAAATATTTATGAGTACCTGTAAAATCAAACTGAACCATTTTGATGAATGTTCCGTTAGTTACTTGAGGGAATTTTGTTCTTAGTTCGTCTACTTTTGACATAATTTTTATTTTAATGTTCTACTTATTTCTTTTTGAATATCCTTTTCCTTCAAGGTCTGTCTCTTGTCATGTAATTTTTTACCACGAGCAAGAACGATATCAACCTTGAGGGTGTTTTTCTTTTGGTAAATACGGTAAGGGATAATACTCAAACCTTTGTCCAAACTCTTTTGAAGTTTAACCAATTCACGTTTCCTGAGTAACAACTTACGGTCTCTTTTGATATTGTCTGTACCAATACCAGAGATGGATACATTTTTCATAAACAACTCACCATCATGGAACATACAATAAGAATCAACAAAAGATAACTTACCATCACGAATGAATTTAACCTCAACACCAGTCAAGACCATACCCGCTTGATACGTGTCCAAGAACTCGTATTCGTGCTTCGCTCTTCTGTTCACTATGTTGACTCCCTCTTTCATGGGAACAAAGATAATACAAAAAATGATATAAAACAAAAAACCCCAACAATTTCTTGTCGGGGTTCTTGGCTTCAGGTTGAGAATACACCTTCGTATGAGAATCTTTACAGGAGATTATTTTTTCCTCCGATTTCCACTATCTTTTGAATAGTAATTCTCAGTCACGGTCAATTAGATTAACCAATCCTTAAGTCGTAATCTACTCTGTTTTTACTCGTTGCTCTTCAAGGTTGCCACCCTGATTCGGTCTTGCGGACTTAGAGAACTTTCACAACAATCGTATTGGGCTTGGGACCCTTTACGGCCATGAACATCTCATGACTATGTAGTGACCTGTCAATCACGACTGGCGAACGCTTTTCCTTGTATCTTTTAGTTGTTAAACCTTAATTAACAAAGTTTGCGGTTGTGGATGATGAAAGTAGCGGTTCGCCGACCAAGCCATGTCATCTTTTGAACGACACGATACTTAACTACTCCCTAAGATATCCCTATCTTCATACTTCAAGTTTGTTTCATCCTAACTCTCTTGGTAGAGAAATTAAGAAGGAGACAACAGCACCACCTGTACGACCTCTTACCTTTCGGTTTTAAACCCACTCTTGTAATGAATCACACAATTGTACGGTTGGATGACCGTATGTCTTGTAATAATTCTACGAGTTATTCTTATTGATGTTCCCATCTCAACCAAACGACCCACATCGCTTGGTCATCAAACCAGTTTCCCTACAGTGTCACCCTCGGTACTCAAGGTCTAACGATATCTCGCTTGTCTACTCGAGCTCTCTTTCGAAAGCCGCAAACCACTTAACCAAATGATTCACTTTATACCACTTTCATGGTTTATTTTATGGACTATAGACCGCCCAATATCTTTATCAGTTACACTCAAGCTGCGGACTTTCTGCCATTTACTCGGTGGATAATATCACCGACACTTTTGTGTTTCCTGAACGGATAATATCTTTAATTCAAAGAACGTTTTCTTAATTGTTTTACAAAGATAAGTATACTTTTTCGATTTTCCAAATCTTTTGTAAACTTTTTTTTGTTTAGTAGCGAGAGAAGGATTCGAACCTCCGACCTTCAGGTTATGAGCCTGACGAGCTGACCACTGCTACTACCTCGCGATATATTTTATGTTAAAGAACTTTCAAAGTAATGTCCCACAAAGATAAAACTATTTTTTCGAATAATCAAATGCCTGTGGGACATTTTTTTTTGAGACTCTCATCTCAATTGTTTCACAAAGTTAAAACAAAATTCTCATCTTGTCAAATATATATTATGAAACTTTTTGGGGATGTCCGTCATTTCTGACTGAAACTATAAATATCTCCAACACTTACAAAAGTACTACATTACTTAATAAAAGTCAAATTTTTTTATAAAAAAGTTTAAAATAAGTCATATTCCACTATTATTTGTATTTATAGATATGCAAGTTAGAATCAACGACAATATATTTAATGTTAAAACTTTAATAGACCGAAAATCAAAAGCAATCGGAATGATGGGTAAAAGGTTTGATTCTACTTTTGATGGTTTACTATTTTTGATGGGTGGTGATAAACAATCTTTTTGGATGAAAAACTGTATCATCCCATTGGATATCATAATCATTAGAAATAATGTAATTGTAAATATTCATCACGACTGTCCTCCATGTCGTGGAAATGAATGTCCTAGTTACGGTGGAAATGGAAATATAGTATTGGAACTTGAAGGTGGTACCTGTGATTATTTAGGTATCGAAGCTGGTGATACTATTGAGTACTTATTTTGATTCGGCAATCTTTTCTTTAAGTTTCTTTTCAAACTCATTTGCAATCATCTTCGTAAACTTAACTGAAGGTGAGTCATCTTTTTCAGAATCATATCTGTATTGTCCTTGAGGTGGTCTTTTACCTCTACCTAAATAATTTAAACCTGAAATGTTTGTGATACATTTGTGTCCACCTGAATTTGATTGAATTAAATCCCAAGCGTTAATCCCAATTTTATCTAACATCTCTTTGTGTTCTTCAGTTAAATCTTTGAATGGTGTTTCCATCATATCGTGAATGTGGTTCAATACTTTTTCACCACCTTCCATAGTTGTAAACTTATCCCCATACAACGCTTCGAAATCTTTGAATGTGAACCCAATACTTTCAGGACCAACAGAGGTTTCACTTACCCATTTAATAGTTGATAAAGGAATTGTTCTTTGTTTTAATTGGTCTTCCCATTTACCCACAACTTCTTGAGCTATTTCACCCAAGTTAACACCTTTTAACTCTCTTTCTTTTTTGAATGGGTTACAAGATGCTTGAACTAATCCCATTGGCCAAGCCATGATAAGAAAATCGGCATCAGGATTGTTTCTAAATGGTGTATATCTATCATAAGAACCAGGTTTGAACATACTACCACCACCATATTGGAAAATGATACTATCACTGACTCTTGGATAATTCTTCATACTTTCTTTATATCCCTCAGCGTTTTTCTGCATTTCTTCAGGAGTTGCCGCGTTTGTTCTTTTCATCCAATCTTTAATATTATTTAAGATAGACATTAAAGAAGGTTCTGAATCCATCACTAAAGATTCTAAAAACCCTGGTTTGTTTTTAAACGCCAACAATAACTTGTTAATAACCAAACCTAATAACATTTTGTTTTTTTGGAGTGGTTTGTCTTTATCTAAACGATAAATGTAATTAACCACCTCATCAGGTGTAATGTCATGTTTAGCATAATCGGCAGAATCAACAGTATTGATTAATAAGATATCTGAAGATGGGAATAAATCTTTTGGAGAAACTACTTGAGAAATAGTTTCGACATTTGAACGTGCACCTCTAAATTGTTTTGAAGTTCCTTTTTCCACACCAACTTGTTTGTCGTGGTGGTCAGTATGAATTACGAACATTGGCTTACCGTGAGCAAAGTCCACAAGAACTGGCATCACGTCTCCCTGTGCATCGTTCTTTTTAACTGAGAATTCTTTGTCACCGTATTGGATTATGTGAGCACCTACTACATCAATACCATTGTCTTCAAGGTACCTTTTCATCGCGATTGCAGTCGTCACTCCATCCAAATCTTGGTGGAAGTATATTTCCGCCTTTGGGTATCTTTTAGCCAAGGCATTAATATCTCTTAATCCTGTCTCTTTGAGTATTTTTTTCATCCTTAATCGAGTCCAAGCCAGTGAGCACCTTTATCAAAGATATCACCGTAATCAGAAACACATTGTTTGAACATTTCTTTATCCTTATTTGGCATCTTTCTCATTGTATCTTCTCCCCAAACTCCGTCAGCAGGATATACACCAATTTTGGATTGATAACTATGTATTGCCTGAGCACTTTTAGAATTTGGATAATTACCAATACTACCATCAATTTTTAATGATTGACCTGAGTCATCTTTAATCCCTCTTTTATTAAGGAAACATTGAATACCCCTTTTATAATCACCTTCTTCTTGTTCGGCAATAACTCGTTTAACGATTCTTGTTAAATCTGATTCGGTTAATTTTATAATTTTCTTCGCCATTAGTATTTTAGTGTTAATAAGTATTTTAATTTATTTATTAAAAGTAACATTTCATCTCGTAAATTTAATAAATCAGTATCCATAGTGGGATTCAATTGCTCTGTTAGTGAAATTAAAAATTCACAAGTACCATCAATGAAGTTCTGTAATTTCATTGACTCTAAATCTTGGAACATTATTCCGAATTCGCTATCGAACACAGGTCTTCCATATTTACCCATCATAGCCTCAACAAAATCGTCTATTAAGTCTCCCATCTTATCGTAAACTTTACCATACGCCCTATGTTTGGCATCATAAGTAGTTTGCCAATGCACAAATCTAAATTGTGTTTGAATTTGTACTAATTTTATAATAATTTCTTCTTTCATAATAATATAATTATATTGCCAACATAGCTGCATTTTTTAATTGTCCTCCAAATATATCGGACATGAATCCTTGAATCGGGTCTGATTGTGATGATGAACTTGGCATATCCATACTTGAACTACCTGAACTTGATTGTGATGGTGTATCACCTTGATATTGAGCGTTACCAAAATCCGCCTCAGCATTTCTTATACCTTGAGGTGTTCTTGCATATTCCGCCATTTTATTTTGAATATTTGCTTGTCCCATTTTTTTAGATAGTTCTTCAGGTCCCACAAAATTTCCAACATTAATATAATCTAAGAAACCTAACCAAAATTTAGTTCTTCTCATTAGTATTCTCATTTCTCTGTTACCGAATAGTCTTGGTGCTCCACCAAGAAAGATTTTAGCCATTGGTCCTTTTTTAGTTAAACCTGTCATTATCTTTTCATTCTTTAACATAGATTGTAAGGCTTTGATATTTTCTGCAGGTTTTGCTGCAAGTCCAATATATTTTGAGAGGTTCCCAACATTTTTTTGGAACTTAAGACTCTTTGCACCAGCGTTTTCAAGTAATTTCAAATAATCCAATATTGTATTCTTAAAACCTTTCAATAGTCCTCCAGGCATTTTTTCAACATATGAGGCAGCCTTTGGTGCCCATGATTTAGCTCCTTGTAAAAATCTACCAACCATACCAGGTTTTTCTGCCAATTTAGCCAAAGCAACACTAGCTTCGGCAGTTTTACCTGCTTTAGCTAATTTCATAGCCGCAGATAATCCTTTAGTTGCTCCACCACCAATTTTTAAGGAACCCATAATAGTTTTTCCAACCGCATCACCAGCATATGGTATTGCAGATATTAAACTTAATAAACCAAAAAGATGGTCTCCTTGTGAAAAATAAGATATTCCATTAATGATATCAATTGTAGGTGTAGGGTCAACAATACCTAAAATATCTCCAACAGTATTATACCACTCCGCTTCTTGAAGTAATTCAGTTCCTTGTGATTTTTGTTCTTTCACAATCAACTCAAGTTGTTTTTCGGTTATTATTATTGACGCCATTAAAAATGATTTATTAATAAATATCCATAAAACAAAAAAAAGGGTTGTTAAACCCTTTTATTTAAATTCCATTTCCATTTGTTTATTTTGGTCGACAAAATGTTGAACTCGTTCTTTCGCAACTTTACTGTAGTTTTCACTCAATTCAATTCCAATCCATCGTCTTCCACTAATCTCAGCTGCAACCAAACTAGTTCCGCTACCAGCAAAAGGGTCAAGAACGACATCGTTCTTATAGGTAAGAATCTTAATCGCTTTCATTGGGATATCCATTGAAAAGGTTGCCTTAGTTTGTTGTTTGGTGTCCGCAAAGTATTCCCACTGACCATAAACCAAAGACATAAATTCTTTCTTATCTTCATCCTGATATACTGCTTTGGTTTTTACGGTACCATCCTCCTGTTCCATGTCAACCATATCCGCTTTCCATTGAGGTTCACCCTTAATTTTCTTGATACGGTCTTTCTTGTAAGCCAAGATAACACATTCCTTTGGGTTGTAGATGTAAGGACTTGACGGACTCATCCATGAACCCCAAGCCGTGGTCTTACTTCTGTGTGGCGAATTTTCATCAAGGTCAACAAGTCCATAGAACTTAAATCCAACTTGTTTCATGATGGTCCAAAACTCTGACATGAACAATACTCGTCCACCTCTGTCCTGTACGTTTACTTCGTATGGAATGTTTACCGCAATACGACCATCGTCTTTTAATCGATTGTACGCTTCGGTTAACCACTGTCGGGTAAACTCCCAATAATCTTCCATACTCATACGGTCATTATGACTATCATAGTCAATCCCTACGTTGTATGGTGGAGACGTTACAACCAAATCAACACAACCCTCAGGTAATGTCTTCATCACCTCAATACAATCTCCGTTTAATATTTTTCCTGTTTCTATCATCTTAATCGATTACGTCAGTTAGGTACTGACCTGGACCTAATTTAACTTTATATAATGTTTGACCTTTTGGAGCTTCCATTCCATCCATCTCGTCCATCCAAGTATCCCAATTTTTTTCCAATAAGTCAACAAACGCATCGTTGTTCCCTCTATCTTTATATCGTTGGATATATTCATCTTTAATATCTCTATTAGGATATACCAATACGAATGGGATTCCTCTCTTCAATAGGGCATCTCTCACATCTTTATGTGATGATACCAAAATCTTATCAACCTTTGGGTCTTGAATATTTCTTTCAATATGTTGGATGTAATTGTCAGGAAAAAGTTTCTTATCGAACTTTGAACTATCACTATCCAATACGTTTCTATCTGTGGTGTTAAAGTAAGTTGTTTTCCCTACACCAGGGAATGCTGAGTACACTTTTGTTTTCATAATTTAATAATTTTTAGGCCAACCCAATCTTCTACTTTCTTGAGCTTTAAGTTCTCCTGCCATTTGGTCCCATCGACCTTTTGATGTTGGTTTTAATGATTCGGGAATTTGATTCCACTCACGTTCCATTTTGACTTCAATCTCCAAATGACGAAGTCTTTCTTCTAATTGTCTTTCTCTTCTATCCATGTTTAGTTACTTTTAAATTTTGATTTAATTTTCATCCAAACTATTTCAGGATAATTCCACACCCACCAAAAAAACCAATATATTTTTTTCATAGTTTGTTCTTATTGTATATTTTTTCTATTGTCAATGTAAATTAACACTTCAGTATAATATTGAATAAAATGTTCGTTCCACAAATCCCATTTTATATTAACTCCATCGATAGAATAAACTTGTACATTATCAAATTTAGTTAAAATATTATCCCTAAACCATCTGAATTTACATTGATGTAAATTCTCATCATTTGCCATGTGAAATTCAGTCACAATCTTTGGAATTGTCTTTAAAAATTCAACATTATCTAGTTGGAATACTTCATACTCCCCACCTTCACAATCACATTTTAAAAAGTCAATTTTTTCAATACCATTCTCTTCTAAAAATTCCTTAAATGTAAATGTCGGAACACTTTCAATTATATCGTCTGAACTAATTTCAAATTTCTTTTTATCTGTAATGGCTCCTTGAATAATTTTAACATTATCTCTACCAACATTTTTATAAAGAATATCAATATGATATGATAAAGGTTCAACAACATAACATTGTTTTGGATTTTTTGGTAAAATACTATAAGTGAAAGGTCCTAATGATGCACCTAAATCTACAACGACATCATTTTCCTCAACCTCAAAACATCTCTCATAGATATTATCTTCAAATATCTCTTTCTCTAACACTAATTTCATGTTAACTGCGTCATCAATACGCAACTCATTTTTTTTACCCCAATCAAATTGAGTATTATTATTTTCCATTTTTTTCTAAAATTTCAATCTTTCTTTTCAAATACCAAAGAGCCTTGTTAAGGTCTTGGAGTTCTTTATCTGTACCTTTTTTTCCCGCTCTTGATACATACTTAACGGTATTCCCAAGATGGAAATCCAAGTCCCAAGCTTCAATTACTTTAATTGCTTCATATGGATTATCTTGTCCACCGTAATGTTGGGGGTGGTTCACTTGTTCTCTTTCAGGTGGTAGTGGTGGATTTCTATGTCCAGGCATATTGTTTACTTGTTCACTCATAGTCTTCTTGTTTTAATTCTTCGTAAAAACCAATCTTTGGTTGTTGATGAATAACCTCTTTTAAATCTTCGTTTTCTTGATGAAGTGGTCGAATAATCATTAGATACATCATCATTGCACCTAACCACATTCCAACACAACCTGTGAGTATTAACTCTACTACTGTACTTTTCATATTAATTTTGATTTACATTAAATTTTATTTCCTCTGAAGGAATATTCGCCTTTGATTCCATTAAGTCAACCATGTTGTCAAATTCAGTTTCAGCATCTTTGCGATATTGGTCCAATAAATCCTCATTAGACATTGCACCAAATTTCTCACTAAGTTTGGTTGTGTCAACATCATCATCATACATAATATGAAGTGTTTCGTCCAACTCTTCAGCTAAAGATAAAGATTCACAAATCACATTTAAGATTTTATAAGGATTGGCGTTTGATGATGGTCGTCTGTCCTCTAAATAACCTTTCCATGTTTCACCAACACTTCTTGGAACTCTGATTGATGCACCTCTGTCTGAAATACCCCAACTAAATTTGTCAATTGCCTGAGTCTCATGTTTACCAGTCAATCTCAAGTGATTGTCTGAACCATAGTTATCGATATGTTCTTTAGTTCTTGAGCCAAATACTTTGAAAATTGATTTGAAGTATTCTTCTCCGCCCTGTTCTCTCATTCTATTGTTTGAGAAGTTTGTGTGAAGTCCTGAGCCATTCCAATCACCGAATACCATAGGTTTAGGGTGAAATTCAATTTGTAATCCATGTTTCTCAGCAATTTTGTAAAGGAAATAACGAGACATCCATAAATCGTCAGAAGCGGTTAACTTACCTTTAGAAAATACTTGATACTCCCACTGACCTAAAGCAACTTCAGCATTGGTACCTTCAATACCAATATGGTATGCCAAACACATATCCAAATGTTCTTCAGTCAAACTTCTTCCAACCATTTGTCCACCAACACCACAATAATATTTTCCTTGTGGGTCAATCGCACCTCCTCTATTAAATCCAAGGATTTCTTTATTATGAGCTGAGCGAATAAAATATTCTTGTTCAAATCCAACCCAAAAATCATTGTCTTCTTTACCTAATTTAGCTCTGTCATTTGTTTGGTGTGGTTTCCCATTACTACCCATTACCTCACACAGAACATAAATTCTGTCTGAGTTGTTAGAATACAACTTAACAGGTTTAAGGAAACAATCTGATGAGTATCCTTCTGCTTGCATAGTTGATGAGCCATCAAAACCCCATTCAGGAATATCGGTCAATAAAATAAGGTTTTCATATTTGAAATCCAATATTCTAACTTTACTTCTTAAGTTCGGCTCAGGTTTATATCCGTCGAGCCACACGTATTCTACTTTTCTTTTCATACTGAAATTATTTACACTGCTTTGACCACATAATAATCGTTTGCATATTTTGATTCTTCAATAATACCATCTTCCATGAGTTTGTCGAGGATGGTTCTTGCCTCACTTTCGGGAACTCGAAGAATGTGAGATGCGATGTAGTTTATGTGAATGGGTTGTCTCAATTTAGACATCAAGGTTTTAGTTATTTTATCTTCCATTATCTTATTATTAGTTCCAAAATTTCTTTATCAGTTTTACCTTCCTCATGAAGTTTAAATATCTCACGACTTTTTTGGTCCATAAAAAAAAGAGCATCACTCTTACCGTAATACTCTTTCAGTTTATTGTTCTCAAGTGCCGACAAGCTTCTGTCGTAATTAATAAGTCGTTTATTGAATCCCACGACACAAATATAGGAAAATTAAATTTCAGAGTCAAAGTTTTTTATCTTAGCCATATTAACAATTTGAAAAATATATGACATTATTTTTCTTTTCATAATTGGTACCACGGTTTGTTCCATTGGGAAATCTTGGTTGCACGTCATTTCAAAGACAGGTAATGATATATAATTCTTTAATTTATTAAATGTTGAATGGTTTTCGATAATTGTAAGTAGGGTTGTGTCATCAGGTTCACTCTGATAAATCTTGGTAAGAATCGTTTTGTTTGAATCCACACCACCTCTTCTTTTCTTGATTTGGTATTCCCAAACATAGATGTTGTTATTGAATTTTCTATAATAGAAAACATAACCACGCCCTGAAGCCAAGTTCTCTCGGTTCTTTTTAATTGAGATTTCAACACTATCAAACACCATGTTCCAAATTGATTTGGCGGTGTTGAAAGCATCGTACAATTTGTGGTTGGAGTATTTTAAGGTCTTGTCCAATTCACCTTCCTCTTCTTTGGAAAGTTCTCTTGGTTTCTTTGGGTATAAATCTTTTAACAGGATTTCATCGTCACAAGATTGGAATTTCTTGTCTGTCAATAATATTGTATTCTCTTTGAATAAAGATTGGACGTTGGCTAAGTGTAATGATATTTCAACAAAGTCTGGGTAGATTTCAAAGTTCTCTAAGTTTTTCTCGCATTTTTGAATGTAATCCAATAAAGTATATTTGTTATATTCAAAGTCCAAAGGTTCTTTTAACATCCACTCTGGATTTAGCTTAAACGCCATTTTCTTTCTTCTCCCCATATAACAATTATAACCAAATAAAAATCTTAATCAATTCTCATAACATAAAATAACTCATCTTGAATAGTAACTTCATCGGCACTTCCATCATATCCGTTTAATGTGTGACCGTAACCATCTTCATCAATAACCGCTTTAATGAATGCATCTTTATCTACATATTCATTCCATTCCAATCCCCACTCATTCATAAACCCTTCTATATCATTGTTTGCTTCTCGAACTCTATCTGAGATAATTTCTTCAATTAATTCATCAGGGAAGTCACCTTCTGGGTCCTCCTTAATTTCTTCAATCTCTTGTTCCATCTCATCAATCGATTCTTGTAGTTCATCAATTTTTTCTTGGATTTCTTCATCATCTTCACCATCCATGTCACTTTCCAATCTTGAAATGTACTCACTCAATCTTTGGATTTTATCTTCCCTAACTTTAACGTCTTCTTCTTGTTTTCTTGACAATTCCCTTTCCGATTCTTCGATGTAAATCTCAGGATTTTGATAAACATCTTGATTAAATAAATCTTCGGCATATGCAATAACTGCATCATAATCAAGGTGTTGTCTCACGAAATTAGAATTGAATCCCTCATAACCTACATCATCAATCAATTGTTCTACATATTCCTCAGCACTTGATTGCATTTCACGTTCGTTTCCAACTGCATATCTACGGTCTTCCAAGTCAGGAACTCCAATCACTTCAAATTCATCTGTATCATAATAAGAACCTGTTGGGATGATATTGTAAACATCAATCTTTTGGTCCAATTCTTCCAACTCATCTTCAAGTTCACCAATCTCCGCCAACAAATCATTTCTTACTTCATCATCATTATCAAATTCTGCTTGAAGTTGGTCAATCTCAGTTTCGATTCTGGCAATCTCACCTCGGTCCAAGTTGGTTAATATCTCAGCATCTCCATTATCAGATAAAAACTCCAATAAGGCATGAGCCCTTAAACCTTCATCAGGACAATTAGGACCCAAAGCCCATTCATTATCAATACGTCTTTCTTGAGCTTCCTCTTCTCGTTGTCTTAATATTTGAGCTTGTCTTGCTCTTTCCAATCGGTCTCTTTCTTTACGAGCCAACTCTTTATCCTTAAAAATCTTAACTTGTTCAGGATATTCTGAATTAAGATAGTCGTCAACAGAACTTAATATTTCATTCAATTTGTTTGTTCCGATAATCCACCCACTATTAACCGTAGCATCCAATGCATCATAATATGTTTTATCCCCATCAAATTTTTGAAGTAATGCAACTTTATAGAACTTATTGTCAGATGGTGCTTGTCGGTCTAATATATAAAACAACTTACCATCTTCATTATACCTTTTGAACTGATGGTCAGTAGATGCTGCAGTACACCACTTAGTACCCTTACCATAATAACAAGACGTATCATAAGTTAATGGATTAACAACAAAAAATCTACCGTCATCATATACAACATTACCTCCCTCAACTTTCTTAACAATTCGTCTTTGTCTTGTTTGGTAATCGGTTAAGGCTGAAAATAATTGACCGATACTCTTATATTGATATAGGTCAGTGATTGGAAGGTTGCTTGAAATCTTTTGGAACGCATTAAGAGCAGTTTCAATCTTTGAAAGGTTCTCGTCAAAGTTAACCCCATCCATATGTTTACCAACCCAGTCCAAATATTTCTGTGGGACTGACTTTAATATCTTCTTTATATTCTCCTCACCAAACTTTTGTGAGTACTTGGCTTTGAAATCGTCAATTCTACCTTCTTGTATTAATTTTAAAAAATCCATCGTATCTTTAATTGATAAATATTCTTTTAGTCTTATATTTCCACAAAGATAGTATTTATTATCAGGAAACAAATAAACTAACTAAAATACAATACCATGGGATGCGGATGCAAAAATAATGGAAACCAATCACAACAGCCTTCACCTCAACAGGTTCAACAGGCTGCGGCTCAGAGACAACAAACTAACGAAAGTGTCAAAGCAGCTATCAAAAAAACGGTTGAAAAGTACTACAACGTAAACAAAACTAGTAAGTAATTAACTAAGTTTAAAGAAATTAAGGAGGGGACAATGAAAATTGTCCCTTTTTTCGTATTTATATTATATGGAAATTGAAGACCTAATAGATGATTATAATAATGGTAATGAATCCGAATGGATGAAATACTTTAATGATGAACTTAATGTGTTTTTCAAATATGCCCATAGACGAGGATTTTTCGATAAATTAGATATTTTAGATGAACATCAAAATGAATATCTATTATTCTTATATTCAATAGACAAGCCTGAATTTTATAGATTAATTACCGAAGAATATTTACACGATGTTGATATGATTGACGGTAAACCTTATTTGACAACTAACGACAAAGGTGGTAATTTATCCAAATTGTTTTGTGATAATAGACGTAATGATTTATCTCGTGGTACCGTGGAATCCATTCTTAATGGTGATAATGATTTGGACGGATGGAATGGTTATGACCTTACAGATAATGTCTATAGAGATGTAATTCAAGAATTAACCAAAGCCAACTTAACAAGATTAAAAGAATACATTGTAGATACACTTAATGGTTCTCAAATTGAACCTCAAACAGAATTACTTCAATCAATTGCCGAAACTCAAGGAACTGATTACTCAACCATCAATAATGATAATATAGATGAAGTTGTTGATGATGAAGAAACAATGAAGGAAATCATGAATGATGAGTTATCTGATTTGAAAAATGAATTGTATTATATCTACGAGACTTCATATAATAACGCATACGAAGACAAATTATATAAAGAGGTTACAGGTGAATTAGAAAAATATTTTGACATGCCAAATGGGAAATGGTCAAGTAGACCACACCAGTATAAAAAGGAAACCCAAGTTGAAATCTTCCAAGTCCCAATACATAACTTTGAAAGTAATATATTAGATTACTTGAATAGGAGCAAAGGGTGGGGTTATAATAGTACTCTCGAATATTGGGGGAGTTACATAGATGTATTAACCGAGGATGACGAATGTTTGAGTGTTTACCCATCGGATTACGCCGACTCAAGAGAGGTAGATAAAAATATCAATATATACTTTAACGATTACATTTAATATTCTTTTTGTGAATTTAATTGTTTATACTTAAACAAGAATAAATTTCAAAAGAAATACCAATGATATTAAAATCACCAACAAGCAAACTATCAATAGTTAATTTATTTGCAGATTTCATATTAAATCAAATTCCAAAAGACGAGGAAAGTATTATCCAAGTCGCCGACTGTTTAAACTTTTATGTAATCAAAGGTAAAACCACATACAAAGAACCTTTAGACATTGCAAAAATAAAGGACGAATTCATAACAAAATTTGAAGAATTAATGGGTGATTTAAAGTTATCTCATACGATAGATTTGATTGAGTACGATTCAAAGTTAAGACCATCAGAAAGTTTAACCTTCTCTTACCATAACAATTCGACCAATTGTTCATACCATAAAACACAATGTGAAGAATTTTTGTTAGATAATACCAACTCATACGATTATAACTTCCACTTAAAACAAATCTCAGAAGATAATAATTTAATTTTTTGTTCTGAGTTTCCTCATGGTTATTCTTTGAAACAGGGACGGTTGATGTATTATTATGGGAAACATATTTTCTACAACATACCATACAATTACCCATTTTCAACTCTGACATTTACAATGTCAACAACCAAAGATGAATATGGCGATGTATCATTCTCAGTTAAAAACGCAAATCAAAAAGAAGATGAGACTTTAAGGTCTGCCATATTAGATGTATTTGACTTTGACATGTCCTCATTAGATAAAGACATAAAAAAAGTGGATTGGTCTATTGAAGTTACCAACCCACTTGAGGATTATGACTTTCTTAAACAGAAAGTTAAAGATTTTGTAATTTTTTAAATCAGACCAACTTTTTTTCTGTGTTCTTGGATGATTGAGAGAGCCTCTCTCAACTCATCATAATTTCTTTCAGGCGCATATAAGAAAGATTCATGTTTTTCATTATCAGTTTCAATAATTAATAACGCAGGAATCATATCGTTATCGGTGACTTCAGTAAACAACTGATATTCCTCATCGTAATCGTCAATATCTCTATCAAAGAATTCAATTCCTTCATTAGTTAACATTTCTTTGAAGTCTGTACAAAAAGGACATCCCTTCATTGTATACACTATTACATTTAAATCTTTCATATTAATTAGTTAAGTAATCCAAGGACTTCTGCTGGTGACATAACACCCGCTCTTGAATATACTTCAGAACCTTCCTTGAAAATTTTTATTGTCGGTACGCTTCTAATACCCAACTCTCTCATGTAATCCATGTCGCTATCGACATCGAATTTATAAATATTATATTTAGGTCTGTCAGTTGATTCACTAATCAACGATTCGTTTACTTTACCTAAGTTGTTTAACATTACCTTACACGGTCCACACCAAGTGGCATATAAGTCCAATACGAAGTTTTCTCCGTTGCTAATTTTTTTTCTTAATTCATTTGCTGTTAGTTGTTCCATTCTTATATGTTTTTAATAATTGTCCTATAAATAATTTTAATTCGTTTAATTGTTCTTCTCGATAATAAATAGCCAAACTTTTATCATCCATAGCACTTTTAAATAAATATAAATAAAATGATTGTTTGGTTAAATATATTTTACTTCTTGTTTTAAATTCACCTGTCTTGAACTCCATCCAATTATCACTATAAACTGTGGTGAATGTACGACCATCCAAGAACTTTTGAAAATCGTCAGGAACATCAAGTTCCAAAGTTGAAAATGGTTTCCCATCTTCAATACCTATTATATATTCAGGTTTACTTACCATAGATTATAGTCATTAATTTCTTTTGTATCCCAAACCAAGCGGCCAGTAGTGTTCCAATTAGAAGAAGATTCAAGTTCCAAACCAGACTTGAGAACCTTTTTAATCTTAACCGTATCGAATTCTTTTTCATTTATATAATATAACATACGTTCATCCAATTTCAATAGAACCTCATTCCAATTTTCAGGTAATCCCTTATTAAACCTACCCAAAGATTGGACTCTATTAATATGGACATTTTCATTCATTAAACTTTTGGTCATATTATATTCAATCGTTGCCCTTTCTTCTGAGTCAACACCACCTTTACGGAGTGATACAATAATGGAACCAGCCTTGCCAACATATGTTTTAACACAATTGGATTGAACCGCACTCTCCTCGTTATAGTTATTACTATTATCAAGTACGACAGGGTAATACACCCCATCACCAAATGTAATTGGTTTCGATATCACCGTATAGGTATAATCAGGATATTGTCGATAATACGTACCTTGTCGATACGATTGGAGCTTATCCGTCCAATCCAAGTGTTCGTGTCTGAAATCACTTCTATTATCGTCAGACGCCATCCATTTAACGTTAGGTTCATACAATTTTAAATCAGTGTAGAATCTAATGTGGTCAAAGAATGTTGACCCATCCAAAGTACCATTAATAATAACCTGTTTGAATAACTTAAACACACGTTTCAATTCTTCAGTGGTAACAAACTCCAAGAAGGTTTCATGAGGTGGGTAATACAAAATATCAGAATTTAAACATTTCAAGATTAACTCCTCATCTTGGTTCATCCAATCATCCCCAAACATATTACGTCCATATTCATACATACGAAGATTCAAATCATCACAAGTATGTAGTGCCTTTTTAATCTTCTTACCTGAAAATTTATTTAAATCCATAATAGCGTCTACCATTCGATTACCATTTTTCTTCAAAGATTTTTTAATCTCAGGCCCAAACCAAGCACTAGTATATATATGGAAATTATTTGGGAATTTAACTCCCCTCTTGGTCAGATAAAATTTGAATAACCTTTGGTTCCAAGTCAGGTCCCCAAAACCTTCATTTGGGTCAATCGCGTTGATGAACGCAGAAATAGCATCATTAGAAATTTCAACATCCTTATTATGAATCCTGAGCCGATTTCTAATTAATGAAGCCAACACCATTAATGGTTCACCAAAAAAATAATTACGTCTTATTCGTTTTCTCGACTTTGTCTTTAAATGGTAATTATCAATCCCCCCAACATATACATCACCCGTTTTTGTATTCACACTAATAAACTGAACGTTCTTACTTTGTTTAAACCAAACAACACCAGGTCGTCTGTGTTTAAAATTATAAAACAATTTGATAGCAACTTTATCACCATCTCGTTCTACAACAACCGTACTATTAATTATATGAACAGAACACATTTGGTCTGCAAATCGAGCAACAAACTCCTCTTCAGTATCGTTAGTTTTTTTATGAATAAATAATGGGTGTTTTTTAGTAGGAACAGGACCAACCTCAGCATCAAAACCAAGTATCTCGTCTTTAATTTTTTTTCTAAAATAAGGGAAAGGACTATAAGGTTCGTGTTCAACCGTTTCATACTTTGAATACTCCTTTTTAAATAACACCTCTTTCATATTACAAATATAATAAAATAAAAATGGGAGACAAAATGTCCCCCACCTTTTTTATTAAATGAATAAATTTAATTCAGGATAATGTTTCCAAATTTTGTTTCCATAATGAAACTTTCCAATTTTTCCTTCTTGGGACTATTTGGGTCTTTACCATTCAAGACTACACAGATGTCAAGAATTTGTCTTTGAGTTAAAGAAACGTCATCACCTTTATTAATATTATTAAGTGAAGTCTCTCTAATCTTATCATAAAACTCATCTTCTTTCCCTCTCGGTATTAGCGTAAAAAGGTCATCAGGATTATTCTTGAAAAATTTGATAAATCCATTCATGTATATTTCAACATCAACATTCATTAAAGTAAGTTTTAAAAGTTAAACAATTAGTCTTGAAGGTCCCACATGCCTGGTCCCATTTCAGTACCCTTAGCTTTGATTGATTCAGGAACTTGTACGTTGTTACTACCTTTAAGATTCAAGAAGTATAAACTTGGTAAATCCGCAATACAATCAGGAATACTTGTAAGTTTTTCGTTGTTGTTCAATGCCAAGAATCTCAATTTAGGTAAAGTACAGATTGAATCAGGAACACTTGCAATACAGTTGTCCAAGATAATACCAGTCAAATCTTTGAACCTTCCAATTTCTTCAGGGATGTTGATGATTAAACCATTCTTATCTCTGTTTTGAATATGGAATTCTTTCAATGTGTCAGGTAAATTACCAATCAAATCATCCAATCCGTATAATCCAATAAACTTGCCAATCGCACCATGACTGAAACTATCAATAACTAATTTCTCACCGCCAGTTGTTAAACCTTTTGCAAATTCAGGTTTGAAGAAGTTTTTCAACTCTTTCATTGGTCCGTTCAATAACTGAACCAAATCTTGTTGACGGTCATCCTTATCCATGAACTGATTGGATGGGAAGTGGAACTGATATCTATTTACAGGTAATCCTGTTTCAGGTGCAACTTGTGTATCACTTGGATTATATACAACATATAAAGGACCATCTTTAATATAACGATTAAACCATTGGTCTGTACCAGGTGTTGATGTACACCATCTTGTTTCTCTATTGTGCCCTCCGTAGAAACAAGCAGCTTCTTTACCTACAGGTCCTTTGTTTTCAATTTCAATAACTCTCCATGTTGGTCCGTCGAATACCAATTTAGCACCAGGGTGAACAGGAGCTGATTGTCTCTCAGCCTTTGTAGTTGTTGCTAAAGTCAAGTCAAAGTCCTTAACTGCATCGTATAATGCATCGGGAGTTAACTTGTTAATATCTCTCATGTCTTGAGGAAGTTTACCCTTAAACTTTTCAAATTTTGCAAGGTCATCTGTAACCTTATATAAATCCTCCATGAAAGTTTCTTTCACTTGTTGAACTTCACGTTCATATCCCGATTCACCAGGTTGTCTTTCGGTTTTTGGCATTAAGTATTGTTTAATCAACCACTGAACGTATTTACCAGCTTTAACCTTTTCAAGTTCCTTAGAATCCGCAGCGGTTAAATCAACATTATTTAATCTTGTTGTTGGGTCAGCCTGAACTAATTGGTTGAACTCTTCTTTACTCATTTTAGGTTTAACCTTATTACCTTCTTTGTCTTTTGATGGTTTGGTTAATGCGTCAGACAACAATTCAAATCTTGACTGCTCTAAAATGACTCTTTTTAAAATCGACGTGAACTTCATTTTTCTTTTTGGTTTATACTATAAATATATTGACGGTACAAAAATAACTTAATAATTCAATATTAACAACTCTTCACCCATATTTTGTTTTGTTCCTTTCTTCGCAGCCGCTGCTTTAGCAAACTCTTTCATCTCCCAACGGTATCTATCCTCAGGAAACCATTCATGTAATAAATCAAAATCATAATAAGATAAACTGAACTTACCTTTAACTTCATCTAACACATTCGCCAAACGTTCATGGTCATCTCTATCAAAATCATGATTACTATAATAGTTTTCAGTTTTCCAATATGGTGGGTCTAGATAAATGTATGTAGTTGGTGAATCATACTTAGCAATCACATCTGCAAAGTCCATATTCTCAACGTGAGTTATTTTGTTGAAATGTTCAACCCACTCAGGTTTAGATAACTTATCTCTGAATGTAAGGTACTTTGATTTATATTTACCTTTCAAATCAATAAACGAACTAGTTTCAGGTTTACTTCCACTAAACACCTGAGTAAGAACGTAAGCATACTTTGCAGCAACATCATAATCGTAAGGTTGTACGCTGAAACCATCTCCAAATATTTCAGCTTGGAACCTGATAAATTGTTCTTTATATATTGCAGGTGTGATTTCCTCACCAAATTGTTGACACGGAATCGCGTTAATTGATTTCAACAATCTTTCAGGATTTTTAACACATTGGAATAGATTGTAGTTGAGTGGGTTAAAGTCGTTGTACACGACCTTCTTAAGATTTGGGAATTGTTTCAAGTCCATGTTGAAGAAACACCAAAACATCCCTCCGAATGTTTCAACATAAGTCTCAATATCTTTATCATAGAAAGGGACAATCCACTTTCCAATTTTACTTTTACCTCCGATGTATGATAGCATAATTTTTCTTTTTACAATAATAAGAAAAAAATATCAAAAGGCAAATTTACTTGTAACAATTTTTGTATGGTCGACAGGATGCTTTCTGAGTGAATCCCATATCTTTACATGAAGTAGATTCACAATATGATTTACTATACTTACGAGGTTTCTTATATTTCTCTTGTTCTTTCTCGTCAAGATACTGATAAAGAACTCTTTTAATAATTTGTTCAATTAACATACTTATAAATATGGCAGAAGGTTGTAAAACATGTAAACAAAAAGGTCCTGGTAAATTTCAGATTGGAGCGATAGTATTAGGATTCTACGTATTAGGGATGACCGTATACGGTACTTATACTCTAATTAACGACATTATTAGTTATTTTAAATAACCTTATTAAACTTAACGTTCAATTTAACGTACATATCCCCACCGTTAAATCCCTTACCCTTTAATCTTAAAGGTTTAGATGAATCAAAAATAGGTAGTGCATTTATAGTTAATTCTCCATTTGGATGTGGTATTATAAACTTATCATCTTGTATCTCTTGTAAATTCAAGAACAAATTATAAATCAAATCATTATTCATTTTTTCAAACCCATCTTGGTTCACCATTTCTATTTGGATAACCAAATCACCATATTGTCCGTTTCTAAAGTCTCCAAGACCAGCAAGTTTTAAATATTGACCATTATCAACACCAACAGGTAATTTAACATTAACTTCATGGGTTGTTGGTTTAACCCCTTTACCGTCACAACTATAACATCTATGAACTAAAGTGTATCCACGTCCTGCACATGTTTGACATGCGGTTCTAATCTGTTGAACCATGAACCCAGTCCCAAATGTTTTTATTTGGAATCCAGCACCTCCACAAGTATTACAGTTTTGTTGTTCTCCCCCACTACCATTACAAGTATTACAATGGTTGTCTTTAACGTATTGGATATTCTTGTCTATACCGTTATATGATTCGATTGGGTTTATTCGAACTTTAATTATTTTGTCGGGTGCGGTTTTTTGTCTACCTCCAAATGGATTCTGTCCTTGGTTACCAAACATCTGATTAAACAAATCCTCGTACGACATACCTCCATTACCTGCAAACGGATTGTTTAACTTATTATCATACTGAGCTCTTTTAGTTTCATCCCCAACAACATCATACGCAACTGAAATCTCTTTAAATTTTTCACCACCCTCAGGATTTACATCGGGATGGTATTGTTTACTTAGCTTTCTATAAGCCTTCTTGATTTCATCTTGAGTGGCGTCTTTACTTACGCCCAAAGTTTCGTAATAATTATTCATATATGGAGAACTATTTGGTAGTCTTATTCAAAAATAAAAAAAGAAAACGAATAATAAAGAAGTTTGTTACTTTATCTCGTGCCAAATCGTTTTTTAACAAATTAATTGGTGAATCTGATGAGGTAATCTTTGAAACTACCATCGAAAACGCCAAAGAATGTAAACTTGAATTGGGTTTAATTGAGATGAGGACTAACCAATCCGCTCCTGTATATATTACTGATGAGTTTGGTAGAAACATTAAAGTTAAATTGGAAGATGATGGGATGTCTATACTACAAATGAAACCATACAAAGAAGAAGAATTGATATACGATGTACAGAAAAAGATAAAGATAACCACAAAAGACTTAATCAAGTCTTATCTTAAAGGTGATGGATTAAAAATGGTTTCGGTTTTAAATAATAAAATTGTTATACAAAAAGACGAGGACATTAAATTATTTTCATTGAAGAATGAAAAAGAATCTTCAAGATTTATTGATTGTTTATCATCTCACTTCTTTAAAACAAAAAGAGGTGACTGTCTCTTTATTAAAGATTACTCGTCACCTCAAAGGAAGTATTTGTATAGTTTGTTGGAATCTAATGGATTCGATAAGAAAGTTCTTTATAGAAAGTTTACGACTTATCCTTCTCGTCCAAGATAAAATGGAACTCAGTTCCTGATATATCCATTGAAAATTGTTTGTGGTGTCTATCCACTTCTCTGAAGTGATTAATCACACTAGTATATTCACCCTTAGGTAATTCAAATATAATTGTACCCTTACCACTAAATAACGTTTGGACTGATTCAGCAATCAATGCTAACTTTTCTATTGTCCCAAGAGTATTATCTTTATTTTCTTCCATATACTTAATTTTTTTGGTTTAGGGAAAAGGTCGTCTTTAGTAAGACCTTTAATCTCTTTGATTATTTTTTCTTTGCCCTTATCAAGCTCTTTTTGGTCCTTTAGTTTTTCACTGTTGAACCAATTCAGTAGCTGTTGACTCCTGTCCGTCTTGCTCATCGTCTATATCTATTTCGGATTCTAAATCAGTATCTAATTCATCCTCCACATCAAAATCAAAATACAGATTTTGTAATTTATCTAAATCAGTTTTTTCAAAAGTTTGTTTTAACTGTTCAACAGTTTGTTTAAACAATCGTTCCTTCAATTCTCGTTCTTTATTTAATTTAATAATTTTACCAATCTTAACGATTATTGTGGAAACTTCTTTTTCTCCAATTGGGCTAATAAATGTAATACCCTTCATATTAGGGTCTTCAACTTCAAATCCTATAACTTGACCTTCATCCACAATACTTTTAGGTATTGACCACTTTGTTGGGAATTTCATATCAAAACTTAAATATGATTCCAATTTTCTAATTGAATGGATGTATTCAACGAATGGTACTATTTCTTTATAAAAACTCATGTTTGTGATAGATATGTTACTAAATAACTAATTGATACTCCTAAGAGGATAAGTTCCCTGTTACTAAGAACCAAGGGTTTTGGTTCTTTTTGTAACAGGGCTCTTAAAAATTTTAAGACATTCAACAATGTCACTAATATTGTAAAAACAAATATAAAAAGATATATTGTGTCAATATTATGCATTCTTGTCTGACTTATTGTGCTCTAAAATTTCTCCTCTTAATTGTTGAAGTAATGCTTTCAACTCTTGTGCTGATTTTCTTGCTCTAGTTCCTGCACTTTTGTTTCCTCCGAAAAATTTTGTAGTATCTACTGAAAGTAGCTCAGTCAATACCTTGATTTGTTCTAATGTTTCCATTTTGTTTTTGTTTCTAATAGTTTATTTATAATCCAAATTATAAGTTTTTCCCCTCTGGTGTAAATAGAATCAACATTTATTCTGAATTTTTTTCAATTAATTTATATAACTCAGTTAGTAAATCTAAATCAGATTTTGAATACATGTTACCAACATCAAAAATTTCTCTAAGGAATTTTGGGATTGATTGTCTAACACTATCTTCTTTTTGATTGTAGAAAGTGTCCATGTAGAATGATTTAAAATATTCTTTGTGTTCCCCGTCATATTTTATCAATATGTTTTCACGTCTAAAATCATCTATCATTTTTTTCCAACACCATTCAAAATGAGATGTTTTATCTTCATCTGATAAAACTATCTTAGTTACGGATATATCATCCCCAAGATATGTATCAACTATAATTTGATTTAATGATTTGAAGACATCACCATATAGTTCAATTTTTTCATAAGTCATGTTATGAACATTAAACCAAATTATGATTTCGTCTTTAGGTAAGGGCTTTGCCATCCAATTAAAAAAATTCTCCATAGAGTATGAGTCTATGGAGAATATAATAAAAGTTTAATAAATGTGAATTTTTATTGAGTTTTTCTATTGTAAGAAATTAAACCCATCATTTTTTGAAGGTCTTCTTTGATAACCTTTGTTGCTTTATCTTCAGTTGACTCTAATGTGTTAAGTATTTTAGTTGCCTTATTAATCGAACTTGATTTGTCAGCACCTTGTTGTTTAGATTTTAAAGTCCCACTTGATTTACCATTACCCGCAACATCTACTGGTTGTGATTGTCTTTTATATGAAGCCTTTTGTTGTTCCGCGCCATATAAATTCTCATCAAAGTTTTTCTTAAATCTCTCACCAACTTTTTCACTTCTTTTTGAAACATTACCAAGTGCTTTACCATCTTTACCTGTTACTGCATTACCATTCTGTGAATCACCTTTGATTTGTTTTTCAATGTTTTTATCTTCAGGTTTAATCTCATCATAAACAAGATTTGTCATACCAGGATATGCAAACGCTTCAATATATTCTTCAACCGCATCTGATGGATGATATTTCATTTCATTATGTTCTTTTTCCATGTCATAATTACTTTGAGGGAAATCATCAGGATTTTCTTCATAACCATTTCCTCCTGAAAACATATCTTTCATGTAATCTTTCATTTTCTTAACTACCTCTTGAGTGTAGTCATCATTCTCTTTTTTACTTTCACCTTGAGCTTTTTCAGTTTTCTTTAAACCTTGAGGTTTATTAACCGTAAATGTGTTTTTTTCTGCAGAATCTTTAACTTTTTCTTGCTCTTGTAAAACAATCATCTCAATCATATCAATTAACTCATTCTCAGTTAACTTTAAAGAGTTTTTACTTTCTTTTAAACCACCTAAGGTTAATGCCATATTAACTTGTTTTAACAATTTAGAGTCAGCTGCAGACAATTTTTTATCACCTTTAGCTTTAGCCATCAAGTCTTTTTTAATTGAATTTAATTTTGATTTAGGGATTTTTTCTCCTTCAGGAATACCTAATTTTTTGTGTAGTGCTCCTTTTTTCATATCTGTTTTTTGAATCCACTTATCTTCAGATTCATTAACTTTATACTCTTTACCGTCAACCTCAAAACTATCTTTACCTGATTTTCTAGCTTGAGCCAAGGCGCCACTAAAAGCATTACCTTCAGTAGCTTCATCTTCTTCTAATTTCTTAGCAGTTCTAACTCTGAATGGTTTACCACCAAACTTTTCTTTGTATTTATTAAAAAAAGTTTCACCGTCATTTGGTCCAAACCAACTTTGGTTTTTACCATGTTTCGACATTAATGATGGGAAATCTTCAAATTCTTCCTCATCGTAATCAAAATCAAACTCACCTGAATGTTTTCTATCAGTTTTGTCAAACCAACCGTGTTCATCATCAAATGAACCAAACATATCATTTTCTTCTAATTGAGACCAATCAGTTTCATCGTCTAAATCAATTTCTTCCCAATCACTATCATCACTATCGTATTCAGTTTCCATGTCCTCTTCGTCTTCAAAATCCATATCTTCCTCTAATTGAGCCCAATCAGTTTCAATATCCAATTCTTCCTCGTCCTCATCATTATATGAGTGTAAAGCGTTTTTTAACTTAGACATAATTTTATTATCTCTCAATCCTCTACCAACATAAGTTGGTTCATTTTGTGAAAGTTCTTCAGCCTCCTCTTCTTCAGAATCGTCATCATCTAAAAAATACTCCTCAACTTCTTTCTTGTGAGACTTAGCGTCTCTTAATTTTTTAAAATCGGCAGCGGTGATTTTACCTTTAGGACTTGCAACATCAATCTTAGATTGACCACCATGAAGTTCCTCTTCCCACTCACCTTTGTTCTCCATTATTTGTTTAACTTTAGCATCAATTTCCTCATTAAGGATTTTGGATACTAAATTATCGATGCTTTCTTGAAAGTTTTTCATTTTACGTTTTTAATATAAATATCTTATTTTACTCTTTTATTTACGTTTTCGTATTCATGTTCCAAAATTGTCATTACAACCTTAGGACTTATACCCATTTTCTTAGCAACCATTTCAATTGCTTCTTTAACCGATTCGTTTTTACTAATCTTAAGGTTATTGATATCACCCTGATTACAATATGGGAATTTCGTACATTTCTTTTTTACTTTAACAAACCCACCACCAGGAATTTGAGTTTTTCTACTTGGTCCCCAATCTTTCTTCTTAGTAGATTTTGCCCACATTGAAGGGGATTCATAACCACCAACAGAACCTGATGTAGTAGCTTCTTTAGCCTCAACTTTTTCAACATCACTTTCTTTTAACTTAGGTGTTTCAGACCTACTTCTCTCCCAAAACGCATCGTCACCACCAAATACAGGTCCTGAATATGCACCTGAAGAACCCGAACCTGTCGCTTCGGTTGCTTCTTCTTTACCTACTCTACTATATTTTTTCTTTTTAATGAATGGGTCTCTACTAATAGCATGTGGAGTACCATGACTACGAGTTACACCTGATTCATCTTTGAACTCGGCATTCTTTTTAAAATCAATATAATCCTTGTCACCTAAAAGGTCTTTATTGAATTGGTCTTTTGCGGATTTTTTTAATCTTTTGGTTTTTTCCAAGAAAGTTTCATATTCATATTCGTCATCCATAACTTCATTAGTTTCTTTTTTTGTCGATTCTTTGATTCCACAATCTTTCATGAATTTATTGAGGTCTGTCTTAATGTTTTCTTTTTTGAATTTCTTAATCATATCTTTAACAATCAATTTTCTATTATTAATGTCTTTGACTTGTTTGACGATGTCAACAATACCATCAACCATTTCTTTTTGGTTGTCTTTTGACACGTCTTCATTTTTTTCTTCAGTAAAACCTGATTTATATTTTAAAGCATCTCCCATAGTTGCAGCGTTAATTTTTACATTAGGTTGGCCCGTAAAAGCCTTATCAATAGCGTTTTTAAATACGTTAACAGAACTTCCCATATTATGCGTTTCTTAATCTTGGCTCCCAATAGCTACGGTTCATCCACATGAACTGATAAAACTCACGGAACATTCTTAAAGTGAGTTCTTTCACATCACCAGTAAGTTTACCCCTTTTAATCTCTTTTGAAATCCTATCCATCAATTTGTCCTCAAATTGTTTAAGAGTATTATTGTCCATAAAAGACCTAATCTCTTTACGAACCATAGTCTCAATTTCTCTTTTATCTGTAGCTGTAAGTGCCATTATTTTGTAATTAAAAAGAACGTCAAAGTCGCCATAACACCGTATGACAATATTGAAGTGAATTTATGTTTAACTTTCAATTTTTTAAAGTCGGATTCAACTTGTTTGGTGTGAGACTCTAAAATAGAATATTTTTCAGTTTGAGCGGTAATAATTGAATTATAGTTTTCCTCTTTAACTTTCATAATTGAAATTACACTGTCTTTCTTCTCGACAATCTTTTCAGTTTCCGCAAGTTGTTGCTCAGTTAATTTTAATTGAGCTTTGGCAGAATCTCCACTCAACAAATCTTTTGTTATCTGTTTCACCACTGGTATTGGGAAACATTTAACGGGTTCATTATTGGTACCTGTTTGTGAAAAAGCTATCGAGCTCAGGCTCAGTATAGTTATCAACACGCTTAATTTCTTCATGATATTCTTTTGATACTTTAGTTTTATCCTTTTTTATTTTGGTTACTTTTGTTTCGATTTGGTCAATCTCTTTGTTAACTTCAGTTATTTGATTCTCTAACTTATCTTGTTCTTTATTAAGTTCTGTAATAACCTTGTCAAGTTTTTCAATTCTTTTTCGGTCCTCTTTTAACATGGTATTCTTTGGTGTAAGAATAAAAATGAACCAATATAATAAAAACAACGCGAGCAAACCTGCAAGAATTGTTTTGTAATTTTTCATTATAAAAATTTTAACCGTTTCCATATTATTCTGGTGATTCTTTTGTTTTCTTTCTACTTGCAAGTACTTTACCCCATTTGGATTTGAACTTCTGATAGAACTGTTGTAATTTATTAATCATTTCTAAAAAATCTTCGTCAACTTTAACCATTTCACCATTAATGTAGATTCCACTATCTTCACCAATAGTGAATGTAAATTCAATATCTTGGTCGATGATTTTACCAGACCAATCAACATTGTTTTGGTAAACATTTAATGTGTCAAAATCAACCAAATCGGAAACCTCGGAGACGAACTCATCCATACTTTCTTGGAAAGCAATTTTCTCATCACTAGTGATATCCAAATCATTCTTTTCCTTACCATGTAATGCTAAGATTCCACCTGATATTCTATACTTCTGTGTTTTATCTTTTGGAGATTGTTCACCATCTTCAATATCATCACCAGGTTGTCTATTACTAACCGCAGTTTCATAATCTTGGTCTTGGTCAATTCTCTGTTCAATACTCGCAGCAACATTGTCTTGAGTATCTTGCTCAAGCAACATTCTTGATTTCTTTAATAACGACTTAATCTCGTCGTATCGGTCATTGTGTGTATTCGCCATTGTCTATTAATTTAGTAAAGTTTTCGAAATTAAAAGATGGGTTTAAGTCAGTGTACTTTCCGTCGAAATTACTCTTTGAGACAATTCCTTCAAAATGTTCAACACCTTCAAATCTTGTGTTGTGACCTACACATCTTTTTTTAATGTTAAGTATTTCTATTAAGTGGATACACAATTCTGCGGTAGATTTAACTTGTTCATCAGAATATGGTTCCCAAAAAAAGAAATCCCTCCATTTTTTTTCGTAAACTTCTTGATTATAAATACTTCCTTTCCAGTTAATATGATAGTTAGTTAAAGGTTTCTTTTCTAACCAACCCAAATTTTCCAAACACACAATTATTGAATTGCGGTTTATGTTGGATTCCATAAAAAAATTTGAATGTCCTTCATCAGGAAGTAGTTGAAGGATTCTCCCATCTTTGGTGATTATATAGTTGGGAATTTTGTCATACTTGGAATTGTATCTAACTTTAAGGGAGGTCAAGTATTCCTCAACCTCCCTTGATGTATGACATAAAATTATTTGTCTTTTCTTTTTTTGTTTACCCGTTGTTTTGAAATTTCCGTATTTTTCAATATTAAGCATCTCGTCTACTATAACTTAACCTTCTTACTTGGTCTTCATTTATTGGGTCAGAAGTTTCCTCAGTTAAGTTACCAAATTTTTGTTCGTTAACTCGTCTTAATTCGTCCTCAAGTCTTTGTAAATCTTCTTGAGTCGGAGCATACTTTTCTTTTTCAACTTCAGCTTCTTTCTTTCCTGCTTCGGTACTCAATGCTTCGATATCGATATCAGGTTGAGGAGCTTCGGTTTTTCCCTCTTCCTCAAACTTAACTAACATGTGCAAAAAGGACAGAGAAATTATTGGTAACATACCTCCCGCAAATAACGCCAAGAATCTTTTGTGTCCAATAGGGTCTCCTGATTCAACACCAAGATAACTAACAACAGGGTCAACCATTTCAACCCAATCCTTAAACAACTGTCCGTTAATATCAATATATTGATATGCGAAGAAGATATTTCCAATGAATTGAAGTAATGTTACAATACCAAACGGTAGATAAACCTTTTTACCCATCTTTGCTGAAATAGCCGCAACTGCAGACAACGCAGCAATCTCAACACCGATTGAAAGGTAAATCGCCCAAGTGAATGGATTTGATATTCCAAACCAAGTTGTTACGTGTGAAATTGACACACCAGCAACTGCCAAGATTGGAACCAAGAAAGCAACATAGATTATCTTTCTAAAATTTCTTTGAACCCAATTCATATTATTTAGATTTTAATTTTTTGATTTCTTCTTCAATTTGAGTTTGTCTTTGAACATCCAACAATTTTCTGTCGGTTGCCTGAATCATTCTTTTTTCTGATTCCAATCCCATGATTTGAAGTTCAACGTTTAATTCTTGTTTAGTATAAGTCGAATCTTTGATTGCCTCAACTTCTTTTCTAATTTTAGCAAGTTCTCTACCATCACCACATCCCTTAAAAAAGGACAGTAATGCAATTACCAATACGATAATCACAAAGTTTTTCTCTACAAATTTTTTCATATTTTTTTGTTTTTGTTTTAAGTTTAATATAAAAGGTGTATCTTATAAATACACCCTTTATTTAGTTTTACATATAATCAAACAAACTTGACGTTTCGTTTCTTAACTTTCGTAGAGCCTTCTCCTTGATTTGTCGAACCCTTTCTTTGGTTAATGAAAAGTCACCACCAATATCTTCCAATGTCCTGGTATTACCTGTCAATCCAAAATAATCTTCAATGATTACTCGTTCACGATTGTCCAACACGTCCAACATTTCGAGGAGTTTCTTCTTCAAGGTGTCCTCAGTTGATAGATTAGCATCAGCTAATTCCGCATTTGGATTATTCAAGATATCCAATAGGGTGTCACCTTCTTCATTTAATGGATTGTCCAAGTTAATGGTATAAGGTAAGGTTGCAAATTTCTCAGGTAATTCAACTCCCGCTGAGTCCAACTCCTTCTTCGCTCGATGCAATTCTTGAACCACATTAACAGGGAGACGAATGGTTCTTGCATTCTCGTTCAACGATTGCAAGATTGATTGACGAACCCACCATACAGCATAAGAGATGAATCTTAATCCTTTGGTCCAATCAAAGTTTTCGATAGCCTTCATAAGACCATAGTTCCCTTCAGCAATCAAGTCAGATAAATCCAATCCTTGATTCTGGTATTGTTTACTCACCGTGATGACAAAACGAAGGTTACCTTCCAACAACTCCTGTTGAATCTCTTTCTTCTCTCGTTCTGTCACATCAGGAGATAACATCTGTTTTGCCAGTTCTCTCTCCCTATCAGGTGTCATAACTCGGATTCTACGAATGTCCTTGAGATATCCCGCAATCTCTTCTTGGTTAATTGGAATTGATGATTTTTCTTTCATATTATTTCTGGCTATAGTTATCTAATGTTGCTTTTTCATAAGGAGTAAGCGAATCAACTCCGTGTTCCACCACCTTGTCCAATAGTTGGTCCAAAGATGGAGTATTTAAGTTTTTCTTGATTTCATTCAACAACATCAACGCAATGTCATCAGTGTCGTCATCATCATAATACTCAAACTTACCTTTTGGTGTAACTTTAACCATGTCGATGTTCTCAGTCTCTACATCCAAATTGAATAAATGTTCGTCCATACCATCAGTCATGTGAACTGATACGGTGTCATTAAACTCAGACAAGATAAACATGTCAAACGTTTCTTCAACATCATCAGTCATCTTAATGAACTCATGGATATCATCAAGTAAGTACTCAGAACCAAAGTGTAAAATGATTACATTATCACGATACTGAAACTTTAGGTTTTGAGAATCAACAATCGGTTGTAGATTGTTTGCAATTGTTATACAATCTTTCTCCTCAAATTTACCGAAAATGGTCAATAAGTATTTCTTCATATATTTTGTTTTGACAAAGATAAGGTTATTTATTTAAACTCGCTTAGAATACCCAACAATTTGGTAAAAATCTTTTTTACCATCACAGTAGTCCTTCACCAGTTCAAGTAGTGTCTTGAACATAAAAGCACCTGTGGATTGTTTCTCACACTTGGAGAACAACTCAACCAACGAGGTTAATGTCTTTACACTATAATATCCGTGTCCGTTCAATAACCAATACTTATCCTCCATGTCATTCATATGGGTTAACTCATATCTATCACGTTCCTCAACACTATTGAATGGTGTTGTTCCATCATACACGTTAATTAAGTCGCTCACATACGACGACAATAAGTTCTTATTGTATTCAGCCTTAACCAACAAATCAACAATCCAATGAGTATGTGAAGGTGTACGTAGTCTCTTACCCTTCTCTTTGTATTTGACAATAAAATCAAGGTCAGGGTTCTCCCCACGACTACCTTGATAAATAGCAACTTTGGTGTCCTTATCAGTTGTCCAATATTGGAGGGGTGTATAATTCACTCCCTTCTTGTTAAAACATAATTCTTTCATTATACAGGTTTAATCAAGTAAAGGTAGGATAAAAAAATTATGAAGTCAAAAAAAAAGCCCCACATTACTGTGAGACTTTTGAAATATTGTCGGTCTTGGTAATCTTGACCACGTTGTTTGACCAGTTATTCACCAACGGGTTGTGAGTGATGACAAATATCTTCTCAAAATATTCCTTCATCTTGGTAAAGAACTCCCCAACCATTTCTAAGTTATCGTTTGAAATCTTTCCAAAGACCTCATCCCATACAATAATGTTTGGTTTTGGAAGTGAACATACTTTTGATAGTACCGCTCTCAATGCCATAGCCGCGATGGTTCTTTCATAACCCGAACCCGATACCATCAGTTTTTCAATACCAGTTGAGTTATCAATCATCATGAATTCAACTTCATTCTTTTCATTAATACGAATCTCCAAGTTGAAGTAACATGAGTCCTGAAGTAATCGTTGAAGTTCAGAGTTAATCAACGGCATCATGGTTCTCATAATCATTTTGGTGATACCATTCTTACCGAACACATCAACATACATCTTGTAAATCTTTTCACGTTCAAACTCCTCGGCAATTTTCAAGATGAAACCATTGTTCTTTTCAATACGAGCTTGAAGGTTTTCGATTTGAGTGTGGTTTGTGGTTTGAATTCGTTCATAACTACGTTTCTCGTTAATCAATTCATCAATACGTAAACCAGCCTTCACCAACTGAGCATCAATCTCATTGTTCTTCTTAATCTTATCTTGAACCTCTTCGTATCGTTTAAGTTTGTCTTTTGCTTGTTGAAGTTTTAATTCACCTGACTCCAATTGAACTTCATACTTCTCTTTGATAAGTTTGTTTTTTTCATATTCGTCAAAGTCTTTCTTAAGTTGGGTGTACGTTTTCTCTTTGTAATCAAGGTCTTTCCATTTTTTGGATAAGGTGTCAACCTTTTTCTCCCAATCACCCAACTCATCAATCTTTTTCTTTGTGAGTGCCGCTTCCATCAATTTGATTCCACAGTGTTCACATTGAATACCGTCCCCAAACTTTTTAACCAATTGTTCAATCTCTTCGACTTTGTTCTGAGCGAGGATAAGTTCACCGTTTGTGGTTTTCATCCCTTCTTTAATCTCATCATGTTTGTCTTCATGATAAAACTCTTTTGGTTCAACAATCTTAACCTCTTTGATTTGACCTCTAAGTCTTTCGCAAGAACCATCAAAGTCTGTGATGTCTGATTGTAGTTTAAGTGGGTTTAAGACAATAAGTTCTTGGTCGATGTCAGAATATTTTGACTTCAATAAATTGTCTTTGTACTCCTGACCTTTCTGTAATCTCAAGTCAACATCTTTAACTTTTGTTTCAGACTCTTCAATCTGAGTTTTAAGTGTTTGGATTTGTTCCGATGAACTATCATTGTCTTGTTTCAAAGACTCTGTGTTATATACATTTGATAACATCCCCTTTGAGAACTCAGAATAGATTTCTTTACCAGTTTCTTCTTTCTTTTTCAAGAACTCAAGACCCAAGAATCTACTTAATACTTGACCACGGGCTGTTGGTTTTGCTTCCAATAAATCTTCAAGGTTTGACGCAGTTGTTACGATTGTCATCAAGAAGTCATCCATACTACCGATAGATGTTTTCATGAAGTTCTCGGTCTCTCTACGTTGTTCACCTGTAAAGTTTTGAAGTTGTCCGTCAGCAAGTTTCTTGAAGAACTCTAACTCAGTTTTAACATTCCATTCGCCAGCTTTAGATTTCTTTCTTTCAATCTTACGGGCGATGATGTACTCCTCACCGTCAATGATAATGTCACCTTTAACAACTACCGTGTTTTTATCGGTAAATCGATTAAAGATTTCTTCGGCCTTCTGTGTCTTTGTTGTTGTGTTGAAGAACAAGAACAATAATAAGTCTACCGTTAATACGGTCTTACCTCCAAAGTTTGGTGGGTCTGATTCAACCACGGTAATACCATTACATTGGTCGAAGTCAATAACTTGGTTCTCACCATAAGATAAGAAGTTACTGAATTCAATCTTCTTGATGTGCCATTTCTTAAATGCTGTAACTTCAACATCGTTGGCAGTCAATCTATTCTCAACCGCAGAATCAATTCCCATTACTTGTTCGTAATATTGTTCTTGACCTTTGGATTCCAACATTGACTTGATAAGTTCTCTTTGGTAGTTCTTATCCATGATGTTAACTGACACATCAATCGTTTGTTGTGTGTCTTCTGTGGTCTTAACCTTTGAGATGACATTAATGTTGGTTGAGTTATATTTCTTTTGAAAATATTGCTTAACCGATTTAATTCTTTCTTGTGTGAAGTTTTCTGGTGTGTCTTCCCATACCACTTGAATATAAGGATTCTCCAACGATTCTACGTCTAACTTTGTTGACATTGTTTTGTAATTAAATTCTGGTTGTGGATTGAATAAATCCCATTTCATTTTATTGGTTTTGTGTGTCTCCTGACATTTCTGCCTCACGTTGTTTTGTTAATTCCGCAAGTTGTCTTTTCATTGACTCTTGGAATAATTTTTGCATTGCACTGTCAGCCGCTTTTAATTTTTGATTTCTCGCTTGAACTTTCTTACGGTGTTCTTTGTCTTTTTTTCCCATTTGTTTTGTTTTTAATTAATGATTAGGTGATGGTCGATTCACTTCGAACCACTCGATAATTGCGTTGATTGCCCATACTGCTCCTGAAGCTAACATGCCATCAAAGAACCATGAGTAATACTTGTGAACTTCGAGCATTTCGTGTACAGGTGAATATAAGAAAATTCCGAAGAAAAATCCAACCCAAACAGGTGTACACATCATACAAGATAACATTCCTTTAAGGAATTTAAAAAATCCTGTGAAAATTCTAAACCCGTGGTCGGCTTGGTTGAAAATGAAATTTCTTGGTCCGTTGAAGATTGAACCGTAAACTAAGATGTTGCTTAACCCGTAAGCCATTACCATCCATAATAATAGTTGTACCATATCTTATTCGAAAATTATTCCTTCTTTTTCAACATATTGTTTAAAGGCTTCTTCGGCCTCTTCCTTTGTTGGATAATAACCGATTATCTCATCATGAGTAAGTGGGTCGTTAACCCCAAATTTTTCCCCTCCGATTGTATCGAAGATAAATGTGTCTAAAATTTCTTGTGTTATCATATTTCTTTTTATTTGTATAATTTATCGTCCAGGTTTGACCCCTTTAAGTAGACGGCTTGTTTATTGTCTTGGAACTTTTGAATCTCTTGAATCGTTTGTTCCAATTCTTTTATTTTTTTGTCTTTCTCCAAAGTTTCTTGTCTAACTTTAGCTAAAGTGTTTTGTAATGCGTCAAGTTTAGACTTTGATGAATTGTCCGTTGTCTCCTTCTCTACGACCACTTCCACTATCTTTTCGACTGGTGGTTTGGCTAAATGTTCATCTAAAGTTCGTCTAAGTTCATCTAGTTCTTCATCCTTCTTAGACATTTTATAGTGGAAAATATTTTCGTTTTCTGTCGTTATAGTGGAAAATTCTTGTTTAATTGTACCTATTTCGGTAGTTTTAGTGGAAAATTCTTGCTCCAACTGTTGTATTTTTAACAACAGTTCATTCTCACTACTGTTGTCGTAAATTGTTACAATTTTTTCGACAGGAACCTCTTTGATAATTTCCTTAATAACCACTTTATCAACAGGTACCTCTTTGATGACCTCAACCAATTTTTCAACAGTTACTTCCTTGATTACTTCAACAGGGACCTCAACGTATTCTACCTTAACAACTTCTTTGATAACCTCAACAGGTATTTCCACCCGTTTTTCAACAATAACCTCCTTTATTAAGTGTTTTTCACCTTCATTAACCGTTTTTCCCAATAATCCATACTTTTCAATCATAAACCCTTCCAAATAAGATTTCTTCACAATATCTTCAGGAACTAACTTATTTAGTTCACAATATCGTGTCAAATCTTTATACTGACCTGAGTCAAGTTGGAAGGTGATATCCATTAGTAGTTCATTAATTTTTCAGCTCCATTGACAAGGTCGTCAATTGAGTTAATACGGAACGCCAAAAATGGTTTTGGATTTGGTAAATCAACAAAGTCATACTCATCTTTCTCAACATCGTACACACCATAACCGTGTTTGGTAATCTTCTCACCAAAGTTTTGTTGAATAGTTGAACCAATCATGTAGGCTTTCTTTTTACCAGGGATGTCGAACACTTGTCGTTTGTGAATATCTCCACACAATACCAAGTCACACCCATTAAACTTATCTACGTCAAATCCATCTTCAAACTTATATCCAATATCGGTATATAAACCTTGGATAGGTCCGTGGAATAATCCAATGTTTGTCTTATCTGACTTTTGAATGTCAGGTGGAATGTTATGGTCCATTAATGAATATACACACCAGTTAATGTTGTCATCCTCATAAACCCCACGGTTTTTAAGATAAACAATTTGGTCATTCTTCAATGAATCAATAATAGGAGTGAGAGCGTCCAACCTTGTGTTGTTGTTTTCAAGGAAGTCGTGGTTCCCAATGATAACTATAGTTTTGGCAATTTTAGCACATTCAGATAAAACCCAAGCAACGAATTCAACTAATTCGGGTGTCATCTGATTTTTTGAGTGAACCAAATCTCCTGTGAAAACAATACGGTCTGGTCGTAATGTTTCCCACTCCTTTAATGCTGTTTGTAGTATACCACGATATAAATCATGGTCCTTAAATAATCTGACGTGTAGGTCAGAAAAGTGAACTAATCTATTAATCATTCAATGTAATCTTTGGTTGTTCTGCGTCGTCAAAAGGGTTGAATCCTTTATTTACGTGTCCACAAGAATCACATTTATAAATTGGGAAAGGTACGATGGTATCTTCAGCAGAACCTGTCAACAATTTAGATACTTTCTTAATGTAAATCACCTCACGGAAGTAGATGCTTTCACATTTCTCACATTTGATAGTTTCACTATCTCTTAAATTAACTTTTGGTGTTAAATCGCTCATATTTGTTTTTTTATAAGTTTAATCAATTAAGGTTATTTTGTCAAATATTGATTGACATCCATATCCATAACAATATTAATAATGTTTTGAGGAACTTTGTATTCATCATATAATGAATCTTCTTTTAGATGGGAAATCACACAACCATAAAGTTTAATATTACCATACTTACTACCCTCCAACATCTTCAATAATAACTTACCGTAAAGTGGTAGTTGGACATAGTAGTGACCCAAAGCAGTGTCATGATAATCGTCGAATGGATGTAACATTTTCTTAGTGAAATTTGTTACAGTAAAGTTCTTTGGTTTGTTTGTTTTCCAATCGGTAATCACAATACCAAACTCAGTTTTCTCACGGTTCATCATCAACCATACTTTATCGGGTTGACCTGTATAACCAAGTTCAGGATGACCCAAAACCATCTCAGTATCAAGTAATACTGCCCCTCGTTCTTCCATAAGGTTAAGGTATTTTTTACCAGCAACAATCATGTTATCACCCTTCATGATTTGTGTTAAGTCACATTCAAATTCAGGTTGTCTAACCTCTTTATAACTTCCGTGTTTTTTGATAACCTCACTCTCTAAAACAAAGTGAACACGACTACCCATATTGGTAGAGTAATCACCAGCCGCTGCCCATTCAGCTATCAACTCTTGTTGTTTAATTGGGTCACCTTTCGCAACTTTATAAGAAACTTCTTCTGTTGCAAATTCTGTGTAGAATTTTTTCAATACTTTGGACACTGACGGGTAATCAGTTCTCCCGTTCATTGTATATTTGTGGTCTGCCTCTTCAAACGTCAAACCAAGTTCTGATTGTTTTTGTGAAATAATCTCTCTTATTTCTTTAGCAACATCATTTAATCTCATAGTAGTATTCATTTATTTGTCCTCTTAAATCACAGATATCCTTATCCATCGGCAATTTAATGATTTTTATTTTATTATACAACACTCCACCATTTAATTCATGATAAAGTTTTAATCCATCCTTCCACGCATCACCATCCACACATATAATCACATTACCTTTGGCATTGTTGTATAAGGTTTCAAATAATAACTTACTCATCTTCTTACCTAACATCACGATTGAGTTCTCTAGAAAGAATCCGTCAAATGCCCCCTCAACCAAATAAACGTCTTTTGACCAATCAATCAACCCTTCGTTGAATATGATTTCATCTTTTGGTACTGATGGATTTTTATACTTCATCTTCTTTGATACCCAAGCCCTTGCAACAAAGTAATTTAACGTTCCTTCTTTGTTGAATGATGGGACGATGATTCGATAAGCGAAGTCACCACTAACGGTATATCCTATCTTATATTTCTTGATTATTTCATCCGTGATACCTCTTGACTTGAGGTAATTCATAGCTTCGATATGTGGAATGAATCTTGCGTTAGAATCTTCAAAGGTCGTGTAACCTTCAGGTAATTTTAACTTTGGTTTCTTTGCATCTTGTTGTTTTAATTCCTCAGGTTTGATGAGGTTGTATACTTTCTTTTGGGCTTTGGTTGCGTGTTTATCAAATAATCTCCCTAATGGTCCTTGAGTACCGTATGTCTCACCACAAGACCAACACTTGTATACGTGTTTTGAATAGTTGATTTCAAGGTTTCCTTTTCCATCTCCACCGTCAAGTCCTTTCTCGTCAGCACAGACAGGACAGTCAAAAGATATTTGACCTTTTGACTCGTAGTGTTGTTTCTCATGACCCAACACATCTCTTAACAATTCCACTAAAACCTCTACCTCATCTGACATACACTAAATATAGTAAATTTTTTGGTTTTAACTACACACGTGGGTGATTACTATTCCAAAAACCAATAACATTTTTTCTCCACCAATTTTTGAAACGATTACCGTCTTTCAATTTTGAACCTACAATGTATTCAATGATTACAAATACTACCGCTAAGGACATCATTAGTGTCCAAATAATTAAAATTATATCCATGTTATTTTTTTTATATTGTCAATCCATTTAATTTCAATACCAAAATAAACTGCATGACTTCTAACCTCGGTTAAAAGGTGTTTTTTGATTAATTTATTAATTTTTATTTTGGAAATGTTTTTTTGACCATAAATGTCAGATGACTGCCATCTTTTACCTTCAAGAACATTTATCTTACCAAAAAGTTCGCCTTTGAACTCAACATCAATTTCATGATGCATGGGATATTTTCTGAAGTTTGTAATTTTAAATGAACCCCTTAAAGTTCCATTTGTAAATGATATGTCGCCACCCGAAAACTTTTTGATTGCTTTCTTAATTCCTTTGGATTCATCATCATTTATCACATGTCTCATACGACAAAGATAATGATAATATTTTAATTTACCAAATTTCTTTGAGTTTCATCATACCAAGTGCCGCGCAATAGGCATCTGTTTGGTCGAAATTCTCTTTTTTCAAGGTATTGTTCTTGGTGTATTGCCAAGTAATCTGTGGTTCTCGTTTTGCAACCAAATCCCAAATAATA